ATTATATAATATAATTATATTAGATGACCGATTGATGTAATATGTGTGATTTTTGACTGGAGGCTGCTTGTATAATGAATAATGAACAAATCAAACAGAAGACGATTGAATTGTATGACCAATTACCTATGGAACTAGAAGAAAGAAAAGCACGACATGATATAAGAGATCAAATACTAGAACTCAATTATGCATTCTTCGGATATGTTGCATCTCATAAATTTGTGAATAATCAATATGTTTCATATGAAGACAAGCTGAACACAGCTATCTATGCGTGGCTTACAATGTGGTGGAAATACCGTTGGACACCGAAGTATAGGGCTGATTTATCATTTACCGTATTTTTCAAGCCGAGAATAACAGAAGTCATGGAGCGAGAACTTGATGAAGTTAAGTATTCAGTTCGTCGCTCTTTATGTATGGAAGTTGCTAAACAGCTTGACAAGCATTGGGCGAAGGTTACATATGATGATTTATCAGATCCTAGAGTTAAGCTAACTGCAGATAAGATGAATTCGTTGAAAGCGATATTTGGTTCGTTATACTCTGCTGATTTAGAAACTCACGAAATATACATAGAAGCAGCTAAACCAGATGTGTTTCGAAGTATGTCAGATAATTATGACTCCATACATGATTTCTTGATACATGAGATGATTGAGAATGAATCAAAACTAGATGATAAGAAATTGAGGGAAATGTCTGATATGTTCGGACTAGATTTCTACGACTTGAAGAAAGAGCTACCTCAAGCAGAAGCAGATCTCTACAAACAATTGCATGATAGTTTAGATGTTTACGAGAGTATTTGAGCAGGGTGACCGATCAACCCTGCTCATTGTATGCTATGCTACCTGTTTCTCAGCAAGCTTGTTCAAGTATGTGATCGTCTTCTTCATAGATGTGTTTGCTGTGTCTGATCCTTGTCCAGGAAGTAATGACATCCTATAAGACAGATCATATACTTTATCAGAACTCGTCTTGTAGTGCTGGAAGAAGTCCATTGACGCCTGGAACAGCTGATATCCTGTACCTCTATAATTGTTCAGATCAGGACGGTTCATGCATTCCTGTAAGAATGTTTCACGTGCAATCTCTTGCTGTTCGTTCGCTTTGGCATGAGATCCCGTTGGATCTTCCATGATTGGAAACATATCGTCTAAGAAATGTTCTACTTCATCTCGCCCGATTCTCACCTTGCGATACTTGCTCGATTTACCTTCAAGCTGAGATGATGCAATAGCAATCTGATCATTTATGCTGTAGCACATCTGCTGATTGATCTGCACATCTGGACTTACAGCTACTCGTACTTTGAATACGTTATTGTTGAGAGCATATGCGAGAGTATTCTGGCAAACAATGCGGATAGGTGTATAGAGTATTGTGATCTTACCGTCCACTTTCAAGTGTTCATTCAGAACGACTAAGTACTGATCAATGTCATCATCAAACAACTTGAACTGGTCCATGACTTTGAAGCAGCCGAATACTTTTTCAGCTCCGTTGACATGTCCGCATGTCTCAACTTCGATCTTGTTTCCAAGCATACTCTCGATCAGCTTAAACGTATCATCATTCTGAATAAGCTTCGGATAAGCTACATTTACAGCACCGATGACGGATTTAACTTCATCCTCTTTGTAGATGCAATGCCATCTGTCCACTTGCTGATGGAACTGAGTGTACATCTTTGTAGCTCCTACTTTCCAATCGAGATCCGCAGCTCTAATGATCTCTTGAGATGTTCTAGGCTTAGAATCTTCATACAGAGTTCCAAGACGTCCCCAAGGACTCTCACCTACATATATGTAGTCTTTTGCCATTTAGTGTTCCTCCTTTTCATGTATATATTTTTTTGTTTCACTACAATTTAACGATTCAGTACATAATTTCAATACACACTCTACTTTCATGAGTGATTCTAATCATTCATAGAAATAGCACAGATTCAATATCTGTGCTTTCATCATACTTTATTCCAGTAGTTATTGACAGTACCAATACTACAATGAAGTTCTTCTGCGATATCTTTACGCTTCCATCCAGCGTCTTTGAGTGATTTGAATTTTCCTAGATCAATGCGTACACGTTTCTTACGTTCTTTATCATCTGTATCTACATATACATCTCCGTTGTTTGTCATCTGTGATTCTGTTATCTTAATATGAAGATCTTCATTTGATACGCTTGTAGCAATGTTAGGAGATGATTCAAACAGATCATCTATGATATTAGTGAATCCCGGATCACCTACTGATACAATTTCCGAATGCATAGGAACATCTTCTGTTTCTTTGAGAGATTTTTCATTGCAAGAATTAACTAAAAATCTAGATCCTTGAAAAAGTTCATTCAACGACCACATTGCAAGTCTACCACTTTGAGTAGGTCTAAGAACTTGTATATCTTCTCCGTCTAAGTATCGTCTTAAAGCATCTTCTTTTGATATCTCTTGTAATATTGAATCCATATAGAATCACATCCTTTCACATCAACGTTTGTTGTGAGTTTTGCACCATTCGTTCAAATATTTGACTTGATCTTCGTCTGACTGTAGGTCATCATATTCGTTTCTAGATCCTATAATCAGTAAGAACAAACTTGCAATTCCTAATATCATAGCTATTATGAATGCTATTATCATATGAATCATCCTCAATTGATTGCGTTTGGAAGAACTCCCCTCTTATTTCCGTCTAGATGTCTGTATTTATAATTGTTTCTTATATGTACCCAAAAATAATGACCCTTGCTACTCGCAGTCACAAATCCACGATATACCTTTATAGGTACATCATAGTATACATATAATCCTCCACCTTTTCCGCCATCCTTAGACTTGAATTCAATATACATATCGCCTGTATTATCCCCGGCTTTGCGGACATTGATAGCATAACTCCATATATTAGAAGATTTTGCACGGACCATATTCTTTGTTATTTCTTTAGTGCTGATTGCTGCAAATATATTAGATCTATCAGATGCATCTGCAAACATGCATCTTATGATCTCAAAATCTTTCGGAACATTTAAACTCGATCTGAGAACTCTTTTCATTTGACAGAGACCTCCTTCATATAAAATATTGAAGGTTCTACTTTCTGTTAAATAGAAATTCTCCTAGATATACTAAGCAGATGGACCATAATATTCCAATTATCAATACTACCCATATGAAATATTTAAAAGGTACTTGAAATCCTCCTAATATTGCAAGAGCTGCACCTAATACAGATCCTCCTCCGTAGAATATGATTTGAATCAATGTATTTAACCATCTATGTTTCATACTTTTCACTCTTTCAGAATAATTTGTGAGGCTTAGAAACTTTATTGATAATATCTACTTCTAAATAATTTTCATACGAATGATATGATATCTTAGATACATAGTCAATAATTTCTGGTAGATATGTATCAATATTTAATTCTTGTGCTACTCGATCTAGATACTCAAGTTTAGCTAATCGGTTCTTTTTGTTTGCATTGAATTCACGCTCGTTTTCAGGTTCTTTGAATATGATAGGGCATCTAGTTGCCCAATTCCTTCCAAACTGATATATTCCGATTCTACACACATCAGATCTTGAGTTATTCATGAATCTCAGATGAGGCATCTTACAAGTGATTGACGTTACAGGATGAATGTGACAGTAATAAGTTGTGAATTCATCTGTAGGTTCTTGGGGATTTTCTCGATCAGGACTAAACGACCAAGTGCATCTTTCTACTACTTTTCCTTTTTGTGATAGATACAAATGCTGTTTCTCAAGTTTGAATACATACACAGGTACATTCTTGAGATTAATATTATGCATCTCTTGTTTCAATCCTGTACGAAGACGCTCGAGCTGATTCATATTAAGCAACTTGTTATATGAATGATACTCAGGTTCTGTGATATTCATGATACGATCATATTCAAACTGAACATATACATTATCTTCAGGAACATCACAGCATCCACAAGAATTACATCCATCTGTCAAGAAAAATGTATTAGAAAGTTGTATTCTATGTATCTTTAAACACCTGTCATATATCTGATCATCTACAATGATAGGATGTTTTGATACAAGTTGTAGATATTGAAGTATTTTATCAATATTATTCATAGTAAAACCTCCATAAAGAAAGTGTGATACATATCGCATGTATCACACTTAATAACGATTCATACTAACCTGTAAGATTGTAGAACTCTTGTCTGAGTGCATGATCAGTATCAAATTTACCTCTCATAGCTGCTGTTCTTGTATAAGTCCCAGGTTTCTTAACTCCGCGCATTGTCATGCAATAATGCTCTCCTGATATTACTACAATTACATCTTCGCTACCAGTTGCTTTCATCATGATATCCGCAATATCATGTCCAATTCTCTCCTGAAGCTGAGGTCTCCTGCAGACAGCGTCTGCAATTCTAGCCATCTTAGAAAGACCTAAAACTTTACCTTTAGGAAGATAACCGATACTGATATCCAGTTTCATCGGAAGTAAATGATGCTCACACATAGAATAGCATGGAATATGAAGCTCTGTTACAAGATCATTAGATTCAATGTCAAACGATTTAGAATTTTCTTCTGCTATTTTTTCATTTGATTTGTCGATTGAACTGAATATTTCTTGATAGGCTTTTCTCACTCTTTTAGGAGTTTCAACCAATCCAGGTCTATCTGGATTTTCTCCTAATGCGAGTAATATGTTATATACGCATTTTTCTATGACAACATTTGGATCTTCTCCTGGAACCATAGATTTTATCAATTGAGTATCCCAGTACTCCTTATTCAATCCATCTTTCATATCTTACACTCCTCTCATATTTGGATCCCAAATTATCTTGTGCAACTGAAGTTGAATACGAACATTTTCAACATCATTACAGATAAGAAAATCTACAATTTCTTTAGGATCTATCTCTCCAAATACGGGACTAACAAAGATGTTTGCACTAATATCATATCTATTAACCACTGCAAGCATAGTTGATAGATCAAGTTTAGATCCTACTACAAACTTTAGAACATCTTTTGATCTTAATAGAGGAAGATTCAATACATTCATTCTATCTTCCATATTAGATGAAGGACATTTATAATCCATAGTAAGTATCACATTTTTCATATCAACATATGGAAGTATTGAAAGACTTCCATTAGTCTCAATATTTACTTCATATCCTGCATCAGTTAATGCAGTTACTAAATCATAACATTGATCGCATGCAAGCGGTTCTCCCCCTGTTAATGTGATTCTGTGTAAACCAAAGTAATCTACATGTTCTACGATATCTGATATACTCATCAATGTATAATCACCATATGTAGTTGCATACGAAGAATCACAGTAACTACATTTAAGATTACATCCATATAGACGTATGAAGGTTACAGGGTATCCTGTTCGGATACCCTCTCCATCAATGGATCTAAAGATTTCAGAAACTTTGATTAATTCTTTCATTCAATCTACTCCTCATATGCAGCCCAATTATTAGAGCTCTCTTCAACCTCTGCTCGATAGCAGCATGGAATTGAATCAACAATCCATTTTGCAATGTTTTCTGCAGTAGGGTTGAAATCAAATACATCGTTAAGATATTTATGATCCATAACTGCATGAACAGACTTTTTAATCTCCTTGAAGTCAATAACCATACCGTTTTGATTGACTTCATCAGACTTACAAAATACTGTTATTTTCCAATTATGTCCATGCATATTTGTGCACCGAGATTCATAATCAAGTTCCAATTTATGTGCTGCTGAAACTTCCAATTCTTTTCTTACATAATACATACTCAATTATCCTCCTCATATTCAATAGGATCCTCTACACCATTTTCATGGAATGCATTAAGACGATCAATACATGTTCCGCATTTTCCACATGCTTTATCTCCACCTTTGTAGCAACTTGTGGTAAGTTCATATGGAACATTTAAGTCCAATCCCGCTTTAATGACTCCAGCTTTATTCATATTTACAAGCGGTGCAACTACTCTTACTTTTCCGTAAGTTCCTATGATGATTGCAGTATTCATTGCAGACGTAAACTCCTCACTGCAATCAGCATATGCTCTACCAGCAGCATCATCTGCATGAGCTCCGAGTAAGATATCTACATCATCTTCAGGCCAAATGGATTGAGCCAATGCTGCTACAGCTGATAACATGAGCCCATTCCGAAAAGGTACATAAGTGGAAACTTTACCTTCTCCGTTTTCTGCAATCTGCTCTGCATAACTTTTTTCAGGGATCATATCTGTACTATCTTTAAGGAGCGAGCAATTACTGAATCTTAATACAGATGAAAGATCAAGTTCATAATGATTGAGGTGATAGTGATCAGCCACATTTTGAGCACATTTGAGCTCTTTCTGATGCTTCTGTCCATAAAGAACTGAAACTGTAGCTACTTCAGAATACTTCGCGGAATTTACAGCAATTCCTACACATGTTGTAGAATCTGCTCCTCCTGAATTTAATACTACTGCTTTTCTCTGTTTCATAATCTGAAACCTCCTGTTTTTGAATTATATTTATTAAGACTGCACAAGCTAGGGTAACAGCACTGTCTTGTGCAGAATTAACCATTACATATCGTAACGTACAGTTCTGTTTGATGCATCTCTTAATGCATCTAGCTGTCGTTGTTTTGCAAATTCCTGATACTGGTATCTAGGGTCTGCGTAGTTTACAAATGGAAATATTGAAATTCCTCCTCTGGGACTAAATATTCCTTTAACTTCAATATATTTAGGATCCATTAGAGAAATTAAATCACTCATAATGATATTTATGCAATCCTCATGGAAGTCTCCGTGATTCCTAAAACTAAACAGATATAGTTTTAGTGATTTGCTCTCCACCATTTTAGAATTTGGTATATATGATATCACAACCTTTGCAAAATCCGGCTGTCCAGTTTTAGGACATAAGCTACTGAATTCATAAGCATCAAATGAAACTACATAATCACTTTCAGGATGCTTATTGATAAAATATTCAAGTACGCTCGGATCGTAATCTGTAGGGTACTTTGTTTTATTAGATCCCAAAGACGTTACATTACCTAAATCTTCTTTGCTTCTACTCATACTAGAAAATATCCTCCTCGTCTCTCCATACAAATGTATGATTAAATAATTCTCCGTTGTCAACTACAATATCTTGTGCAGTACAGCTCTTGTTCATAACAGTTAAGAAATACACCCATTCGGCGCATTCTTCAGGAGTCATCCACTTTCTCAGTGGTGTCATACACATTATCTCTTGCCAAGCTTCGTCATCATCCATTACAGACTGGTTCAAATCAGTCATAACTCCTCCGAAAGATAAACTATTACATGTAGCTCCATATTTTGCAATTTCCTTTGCAGCCCACTTGGTGTATGACAATACTCCTCCTTTGGATGCAACGTAGTAAGGAAACTCTGCACCGTTATGAGCAGAAACACTTGCCATATTACAGATAGATTTAATATTTGGTTGTAATCCATATTCCTCTGTGGTTCTAATTAATCCTTTGAGATTGACATCAATAGCATCATTATCTTGTGTTCCCGCATTGTTGATCAGTATGTCAACGCATTTGATCTGAGGCAGAGCGCTGACTGACTTCACATTTCTGCAATAATGTGTATAATTACCTGCTTTATCTCCTAAATATGTTTTAGATGCATAGAGATGATTCTCTACATCTATTCCAAATACTTCGTGGCCTTCATCAAGAAATTTTTTAACACATGCACGACCAATTCCTCTAGAAGCTCCAGTTATGACTACTCTCATCTATTACACCTCATCTGAATCTTCAATGATAGACCTGAATTCTCTAATCATATCATCTTCATCTCTTACAAAACACTCAAGCTTATCATTATAATCCTTCATAAGATTATCAATAAAATTCTGAAGTTTCTTTTTCATCTCTGATTTACTCATATGAATCACCTCCTTTATCTGTATGTATATAACGATTCACATATTACGCAGATTTCTGTGAATTCATATAGTCGATATAGTTCTGTCCTACTCCATAAGTTTCCCATCTTCTGTATGCCTTAAATCCTAAAGGAGAAAAAATAATTTCAGCTAACAATTCACAAGCAGCGCCGGTGATAGAGCACATAATTACTTGCGTCATGTTCCATCCAAAGAATGTGACAGATACAATCATAGCAAATACAAAATTATCTAAAAACTGTCCAAAAGCAGTAGATACATAAGATCTGAGTGCATATGCAAAGAAGTTATTTTTACTCATGCGATTTCCGATTGCTTGATTTATGATAGCATTTACAACAGATGCAATAATCATTGCAATAGTAGATCCAAGTAATACATACCAAGTACCTCCAAATGTATCATTAAGTGCATTATTTGCAATAGGATCATTATAGTTATAGAATGCAGACCAGTTATTACCAATCTTTGATTCAATAAAAAATACCAAGCAACAGATAAGATTTATAAATACAGATAAGAGTGATAATTTGATAGCAGCTTTTGCACCAAATCTTTTTGTAAGCATATCCATACATAAGAAGCTCATCCATGATAAAACAAATCCACAGTCAAGAGCAAGATATTCCACACTTATTAGCTCTTTCCCGGCGAACACATTCATGAACACTACACTCAACACAAAGAAAACCATCGTCAATGCAGGAACATTCCTAAGAAGAATTCTGTAATCTTCTATCTCACTGACAATGGTTGATTTCAACTTATTCATATTCAATTTACCTCCTATTATTTTTTGTTTTAGACCAGGACGTCAAGGTTATTACATAACTGGTCTTATGAAAAGTTGATATATAATCAGGTACAATGTTTGTACCTGTTATTTTTGATCTTCTATATTAAAGGTATCAAATCTGGAATCTTTACCTTTTAATATTTTAGATATTAAAGACTTTTTATATTCAATTTCGCTATATAACGATTCAATTTCACTCCTCAGTACTTTCACACCAATTTCAGCTGACATCTTAGTACTTTTCAACACATATGGACGAGATTTACCTGACGAGTCTAATGCTAACCATATGATATCTGCACTATTGTAGTACTTCAAAAAATCAGAAGAATTTACAGATGTTATATCATCTTTAATTGCTACAAGTTTGAAATCATCTATATTATCTTCATCTACTTCAATAGAAAATGAATCAGCGGACCAATAGGTATCAACCATATAGAGTTTACCTCTAAACTCTCTAGGCTTAAATGTCCAATTCATGCAATGAAATTCCATCCCTACTCTACTAGGTCGATATTTTCTGCACGCTTCTTTTATACTCAGCTTATCTGATATTTTATAGATTCCATTCATATTAATGTCCATATACATTCACCTTTCATCTTATAGTTATTCTACATCCTACTTGAATATATTAACGATGCTTAAATCGTTATTACATACAAAATCTGCAGGGATCTTAATAAGACCCGCTGCAGATCAATGAAGAAATTGAATGCCGTCCGTTATAATGAAAGGTTGTTATGAATATGATATATCAGAATATGAAATCATAGTTTTCATATTCTTTGTTCAATCGTTTTAGAACAGTCTTCATGACGAGTTGGTAACCAGATTCAAGATCGTCAAATTTGGTCAATGCAAATGTATTGAATCCTAATGTCTTTTCTCGTGGACTGATTTCAATTATGTTCATTCTCAATTTATCAGAATATGTTGTAAGGCTTATGTTCAATGACATTTCATGCATATCGTGATCAGATTCTGTTCTCAACTCTTCTTTGAGCTGATACAATATGGTGAAATAGATATCATATGTATTAGCTCCTTTTTTGAAGTTGTAAGCACCGTCAATATGTTTAAACAAGTATTTTCCAATGATGTTTACAGCTTGACCACCTTGATATTTAGGTTGTGTTGTATTCTTACCACACAGAATTAATCTTTTTCTAATTTTAACCACGCCTTTCCGTCAAATTTGAAAGCATACAGATCTTTCACCCACTTTGTTCCATCAAATCTCCAAATATATGGTTGCTCTGCAGGTTCCATAGTAGCTTCAAAAAATGGATCTCCACTTTGAACAACTAACATGCTATTGTTTGTAGTAGATCCACTTGGCCAATCAGTAGGTCTAACATGTACGAACATTGAATGTCCGGGAGGAATTCCAGGTGCATCATCAAATGTAAATTCTTGTTTGTATCTGTATCGTCTATGACCTTGTGTATCTAGATCTCGTCCAGTACCAGGTCCAAAATATGCTACAGACCCAAATGATGTCTGGTCGTTGGATGTTGATACGTTTCCCAATCCTCCATATGCACAGTTATATTGATTGATAGTCTCAAGAGTGCAACTAGATACTGCACTTAATGACTCATTTCCATTATTTCCACCGACAACATAAATGTCAACAGCAAAAGTGCATCCATATCCATTTGTCGGTCCTACAAGCCCTCCTGATGGAGACCCTCCAAATCGTTTACCATTAGAATGTCCTGCACATGCTAAGAAATTCATCTGAGTTATTTTAACAGGTATATCATTTACATTAACATATTTTCTAGCCCATCTATCATGTGTCCACCAAGATCTTTGAAACCATGTACCTGATGCGGCTGCATATGAACCATCAGAATATGGATTGTTAGAAGCTATACTATATGATAATAGATCTGACCATCCTGTATTAGGATTATATGCTATGGCCATTTGTATCACCTCCTAACTAGAAAACGGGATCCATGTACTTCCAGTAAATATCCATAACGGTGATGAATCCCAGAGCGCATATATAGTCCTATCACTTGTTATATTAGTATAGTCTCCTAGCCAACCTACAAATCGTTTTCCTGATTTAGTAGGATTATTTGGAGGTGTAGCAGAATGACCGTACTGTATTGTCTGAGTAAGTGCACCTCCTCCTGAAGATGATCCTCCCCTCAAGTCAAATTTGACTGTAAATGTTTGTCTAGAAGCATCCCAGGCCGGGTAGAGTGTTGCCGGTGCATTTGCAGTGTAGTTTCCACCTAAATCATATACAGCTGCTCCTCCAGATGATGTTGCCCACCCTGTATGCGTATGACCGGGATTTTCTGAACTCAGATCTACATCTGATAAAACAAGAGTTTGGTTCTTATGTTTAATCTGATTTTCAAGGGTTATGTAATACAATTGAGAGGTATTGTATATTATTATGTAGTCCCAAATCGCTGTAATAGTTTGTGATGATTGTATATTAGTAAGAGGCTTATCCCATTGTACAAAATTACACTGTGTTCTTGTGCATATCGGAGCAGTAGCTGTACCTCCAATAGCAACGCTTTGAGTTAATTGACCTCCTCCAGTTCTAGTACCTCCGTCTAGATCGAATGTAACAGTTACATTAGCTGCAGGTGCTGACATAGATATTGTTTGCACTACATGAGAATGAGGAGACTCAGAACAGCCAGGATCTCCGTCCAATTGTCCACATACAGATGCAAAATATATCTTAAGAGTGCATGACGTCGAAGAATTTACGCTAGAAACACTAGTACTTCCAGAATAAACTCCTGAATTCCATTGTGATGGGCTATTAGGTTTACTTATCAAACTTTTAGTTACACCATCATCTAGTTGTACTGAAATATCTGCGTTATATCCAAAGTAATCATAGCCCCCTACACCATTAAGCGATGCGTTTACGTTAGCACTAATAGTATTACCAGATCGAGTTACATCAGATACACTTATGTTGATATAGATGTTAGGCTGTCCAGAATATCCAGATATTCCAGCACCATGTACTTGTAAGCTTCCATTGTGATATGACATTACTCATCACCATCCTAATCTTCTGTCCAACCAATTCCGATAGATCCAGCTGGAATGGAAGAACTAGGTGTAGGTTCAGTTGCACTTATATACAAACGCAATCCATTTTTAAATTGAATATACGGGAATGTCTGATTCAATCCAGATTTCAACGCCTTCATATTATCTCCTAAGACATCTATAGCCTTGTTGTTTGCAAGTGCTTCAAGCAACATTGCCCAGTTTATGTTAGAGCTGGACGGTGCAAGTTTAGTCTGTGAACCTTTATCATATGAAGTATTTCCTATAGTAGCATTGCTAGTACCATCAGATCCAATGGTATATTGTGTACCAGAAGTACCTGAAGACATTGATAATGATAATCCTGTCAACTTTCCAGTTTTCGTTACAAGTACTTTTGCCTTAGTTGCATCAGATGTGGGACTAGTGTAATTTGCATCTTGTACAGATACTTCTGCTGCAGGTACAAGTGTTCCGTCAGGTCCTATGATCTCTATAGTACCGTCCTCTGTATTCTTATTGATAGAAAATGTTCCATCAAATAGATTTTCATACTCTTTCAATTCCTCTTCTGTGGCATCTTCAAACATCTTTACAGATCCTGGTGCTACGATATCAAGAGGATTCAGATAATTTGTACCTTTAGAATCTACAAATGTGCCCCATATTGCGGGAGGAAACTTTGAAGATTTTTGATACACTGTGAGTACAGCTGTACCATCTCCGAGTGTAGTGTAATCATCTACGTTTACTTGAACACGAGCAGCTTGATGCTGTGACTCATAATATGTCTCAGGTTTACTCGTTTGCATATCAATTACAGCTGTATCCTTTACTGTTTTTGAAGCAGCAGTAGACGGAAGTTTTCTCTTGTATGCTCCTGCAGCAAAGAATGAAATATATGAACTTGGAACCGAGAAGATAACTTTAGCAGCCCATGGAAATTGTCCAGGACCTAGAAAATCTCCATTCTGTGGAGCAGTTGTATCTGTAGATCCGTCTAGACCTGTCATACCTTTAACAACGGTTCTTATTGTAAACCCTGTAAGCAGTATCTGAAGATCATTGTTGATAGGTCCTCTTATATGAAGACGTATTCTCGGATAATCTCCCATGTTAGGTGCAAAATCTTTCTGAGGTGGTGTCTTAGCACTGGTTGACCAAGTACCTGGATGAATGATAATACCATCTACAATTTTCATATAATCTGCAAGAGCAGCTTTTTCATCTTCGTTCCATTCATCTACCGTTCCTTGTGGTATAGTAGATCCGTGATTCAAATTCCCATTCGGAGAAGATGAAGATGTATTAGAGATAAGATCTCCATAACTTGATACTCGAGTTGCCCAGTTTCCATTATACACACCTTCACCTCTAAAGAATGAAGCAATAATGGTATTTGCAGCGCACAATATTGTATCAGATGGAAACTGTATATCAAGTACCCAGTTATCAGTATCCCCATGAGCTGTGTTAGCTGGAATTTTAAGTAACATTGATGCACCCATTGCTAATGAGGATGCAAGCCATTCACGTTCAGATGCAGGTGGATTCACAGGATCTTCAGAAGCATGTTGTTTCACATATATTTCATATGCGCTAAATCCCGTAACACGTCCCATATTGTATAATTCACGAGCCATATTAAAATTCACCTCCTGATTGATCTATCATATCAAATAAGTTGAGTCCTGTAGGTTCCGATATTTCATCTAAATGTTTCTGAATCTGACGATTTTCATATTCCGTAAGTTCTCTCATCTCACCGAATAATTGTTCAGCTTCTTGTTCAAATTGTATCATATGAACACCTCTTTATATTAAGAAAGGGCGATACATGATATCGCCCTGTTTGTTCTCAATGATTCAAATCTATATGTTTGATATCATCAACAATCTTTGATTTATTCAGCAACTACTACGTATAGTCCAACAAGTTCATCAAGTCCATGCTGTAGCGGAATTCCTGAATCTCTTGTGCACCTGTACAGAACATCACTGTAAGTGTAGTACTTTCCATTGAAGATTTCCATATTTTTCTTATATGGGATAGGATCTTCTTCAGTACCCGCATGTGCTTCGTCGATGTGACTGTATAATGACTCTGTTCCAACTGCACCTGGTTCCCACTGCCCTTGGAATGTAAAATTGGCTTGCATAGTTTTGTAAAGGTCAGTTACACCGTCTTTGGTATGGGCAAATTTGAATCCAGTCTCCTGTGCAACATAAGACTCTTTCACAAGATCTGCCCACTCATCATACAATGATTTGACCTGAAGTGCTTCTTGATCTGTTAATGACTGTGCTTGTTTCTTAGCAACAATAAAAGATGCAGTTGTAAATGCAGATACTTGAGCAACCTGCTTAGTAGCAGCTGTTGCATTCTCGTTAGCTGAAGCAGCAGTCTGTTTTGCTTCGTTTGCTGTACTTGCGATTCCGTTAGCTGTACTCAGTGCATTATTTGCAATAGACTTTGCTTCAGCAGATACACTTTCAGCAGCTGTTATTCTCTGCTCTGTAGCATCTACCGGCTGGATAAGATATACTGTAGCTGTTTTAGCATCTGCATTCTTGAAGATTCCACCGTATTTAGTGAAGTTAGAGAAGTGACCATACTCTTCACCTTCCGGCTGTTCAACTCCGATTCTTGCAATGTTGCTCGCCTGGTTGTCAAAAATAGCTTCAATGTTTTCTACCGATTTCGCAGCAGTTGACATTACGATCTCAAGATGGTCATTTACAATCTCTGTACTCTCAACAGCATATGTAGTACCATCAACAAGACGAATTGTATGTGCCATTGTGATATTCCTCGCTTTCTTGTATGATTATACATAATTATCATTTTCTATCTGTAAACAAGGTTGTGTACTACAGTTTTAGGTTGATAAAAGACCTTCTGAATTCTTTTAAACATTCAGGACATATATTGAATGTGACAACATTTCCTCTACCGTGTTTCCTGTTAATCTGAATTTTCTTAGATGTGCAATTTCTAGATCCGCAGATAAGACATGATCTATCTTCACTATTTGTTACTTTGAGAATATCATAATCATGATTATTCTTTTCCTGAGTTACCTCTTTTATGTATGACATTTTACTCACTCCTTATGCACTTAGGCATTTCTTATGATGATAACGAACAGCTTCCTGATCTGCTGTCCAATATAACAACGTAGTTTCTGTTGATGCATGACCTGCAAAGAGAGCAGCTTCTTGTATTGGCATACCTCTATTGACCGCATTCGTTATAGATGTTCTTCGCATCTTATGAGGATGTGATTTCTTAATACCTGCAGCTTTTCCAACCGTATTCATCATATCTTCAACACCACATTTTGTGATACGAGTATGCGGTGATCTTAGTGATACAAATAATGCAGGATTATCATCTGTTCTTGTAGCAAGATATTCTCTAAGATACATGTTTGCTTTGTCATTGAGATACACTGTTCTCTCCTTATCGCCCTTACCATATACGATAAGATCCTTTGTTCCCCAGTTGATATCTTTGATATCAAGATTCACAAGCTCAGATACACGAACAGCAGTAGAATATAGGAACTCAATGATAGCTTTATCTCTAATGTTCTTAGCTGATCTAAAGAGCTTCTCTCGTTCTTCATCGCTGTAAGGTTCTCTAATGGTCTTAGGCACTTTGATCTTCTCAACTTGCATCATAGGATTTTTGTCGATACGATCATTATCATGACACCATCCGAAAAACGAAGAATAACAAGACCGCATGCCTTGCAATGTAGAATTACTAACTCCTCGTATTCGTTTGTATACTTGCATGTACTTTGATATATCGCTTGGAAGAATGTCATTTGTAGCTTTATTCAAATATTGAAGTAGACGAACCATTTCGTAACGATAACGTTCAAGTGTTTCATCCGTTTTACCTTCAAGTGTTTTAGATGTTAAGAAATCCTGAAGGTCATATTTCCAAGAGTCATTGACAACTGCTAATTCTGTATGTTCTGAGTTATCTACAATCTCACAGTTTTCAAATACTACAAATAATGTATCTTTCAAATTCTGAAGCTGTGTAGTATTCAACGAAGGTGTCATTCTTCTAATGACATCGTAGATTTTAGTTTCAAGTGTCATTTCGTCAACCTCCTCTTGGATTCTTGAAATGTAATGGTTGATAAGTTATCTTCAGTATTGAGGTGATTACACTGTACATAACGATTCATACATAGAAAAAGGTCTACCGACGGTTAAGTCGATAGACCGTCAAAAATACGAATCTAGAAGATACAGATTCAAGCTTAGATGCTACAGCTTTACTAGTAAATAACATGTATCAATTATCGCAAACTGAAACTGTTATAGGTAAATGGATAGATGGTAGAAATATATACAGGAGATATTTTCCATTCGGTCAACTGAATGAAACGTCTCCTATGCGTAAAGCACATGATATACAAAATCTTGATAGGCCTGTTCATATATTTGGATCTGCTAGAGATACATCTCTAGAATCAAGATTTACCGTAGCGCTTCCATTCTCTAGTACAGACGGAAATGATATCAATGTATCTGTAACATCGAGTGATATCATAATCTACTATCATGGAAATATTGACAAGTACTATTCTTGTATGATTATACTAGATTATATTAAACAATCAGATTAAACAATCAGACCATTTCCTAATCAATGGTATACATCCCGCATACTTTGATCCACTTACCGGTAACTACTTTAGATACTACAATATCTATAGTTCCTTCGTGTGTGAAATTGAGTATGATAGGGCACACGCTTGACCAATTGTTATTGCACCAAATTCCAGGTACTGTCCTCGAGTTGGTATTTGGTGTGACCGATGCAGGCAGTACTTCAGTTGCATCATTTAGGGTGAATTGATAGATAATATCTGGCGCCCAACTTGAATTTGGAAGTGTACAATGACAATCTAAGTATACAAATACTTGACCTAAGCATTTGACCATCGTAAATACGGATACTTCATACCAGCTATTTAAAGTGATCGAAGTTGTATCAATTACCTCTATACCTAGATTCGTATTTAATGTACTAACTTCGCTCTTCAAATTGTTAATTGCATCAGCTACAAGTTTAGCGCCTAATACCTTTGTATTACTTGATACACCTGATAATGATGTTAAAATATCACTTGTATCAAGAATACTTGAATTCAATGTCATCGTTCTGTTTGTTGCAGAAGATGTAACATGTCCATATGCATCGTAATATATTTGAGGAACATTAAATGTGCTTCCCGGAGATACTGTAGAGTTTGCAGTAGGCCCCTTGTTGCCAGCAGTTACACTATTACTATGCTTAAATTGCGTTCCTGTTAGTGTAATACCTCCAGTAGCTGTATATGTTGTATTTGTATCAGGCGGCATTGCCCATGTTCCATCAGATCTCAGATATCTGTTAGCTGCTCCTGCTGCTGGAGCTGGAACATAACCTGCACTACCTGCAGCGCTTGAACTTGCACCCTTCATGTTAACAGGGCCAGCGGGTAATGTAATTGTTCTGTTAGATTTTGCAGACACATGTCCCTTAGCATCGACTGTGATGTAAGGAATTGTAATAGTACCACCATGAGTAGCAGTTGAATTACCTGTTGGACCTACAGATCCTGCAGTACCTATATTGTTGTGACTGATCTGTGTACCGCTTACTGTGATAGGTGAAACACCTGTATAAGTCTCTACTTCTGGAATATCTTGAGCAGATGGCAATCTTACAGTCCGCATAGTAATTGCAGTTACATGCCCTTGAGCATTGGTTGTAATCTGGGGAATCTCAAAAGTTCCACCATAACCTGGAGTAACATTACCTGTAGGTCCATATGAACCAGCAGTTCCGTTATTCGCATGACTGATTGCAGTACCACTAATGCTTAAGCCCATTCCTGCAGAATACTGCGGAATTGTAACAGTTCGATTAGTTTTCGAACTAACGTGACCTTGTGCATCGGTAGTTATTTGAGGTACATTGAACGTACCACCCGGTGCTGGTGTTGCATTTGCAGAAGGTCCTACACTTCCTGCAATACCAATATTCTTATGTGAAATTGTTTTCTCGCTATCATCAACAGTTATTGCTGTACCACCAGTATATTTGACCTTCGCTGTTTCAGATTTTACAGATCCTAAATTTGCTGCATCGGAATCCGCTGTAGGTGTAGCTACATTTGTAATCTTATTAGATCCCATATTTAGAGGACCTGACATAGTATCTCCTGACTTAGATACTTTTGTTGTATCTTTTAGTTGCACACGGCTGGTGGCAGTATCATCTACATATGCTTCGCCGGTATCTGTAGCAATGAGAAGCCTTCCAGGTACTTTGGCTTGCGGCATTGTAGCCTTAGTACCTCTGGCGAAACTTACTTCTTCTCTAGGCATTTTTGATAACACCTCCAATTTATGTTTAATGTAAAAAGATCTGCTATCTCGTGGAAATATACAAGGTAGCAGATCTTTAATCGTTAGGTCAACACTACTTCATCAGGATTAGAACTCGCCCCATTTAAGAGCAGCACTCTGAACCTCTACTTTAGTAGCATAAGTTTCTTCAATGTTGTTTCCAGAAGCATCTGATGTTGCTCTAGCAACATCAACTGTGATAGTTGCATTGGCAGATCCATCAAATGATGCAGATCCTGTTGCATCACCTGCAATTGTAATTGTACGAGCAGTTGTCAGCTTACTAGCACTTGCAACAACTTTGTTAGCATCAGCTGTGTTATCTACGTTTCCTAATCCTACATCAGATTTTGTAAGATCAAGAGAATCTCCGGATAATGCATGACCATTCAGCTCGAAAGTTTTATCAACTTTACCAGCAAGCGCTGCACTTGTAGCTAAATCGGATACTTTTGTGCCAGATGGCTTAACTTGCCCAGCACCATTACCAACAACGATATTGTCAGCTGTCAAGTCAGCTGAATGTGTCACTGCACCATCAATGTTAGTCTGCGCGATCGTCCAATCTGCATCAGATCCGTCATCAGTTGCATCTGCAATAGCAATAATCAGATCACCAACTTCGCATTGCTGCCCTGCATAAGTACCGGCTGTGATTACACGATATGTCCAACCTGTTTGATATGTTGTAGGCAATGCTTCAACAGTTCCGTCAGTACCAAGTGTGCCTTTGAATACCATTGCATCGTTAGCACCAAGAATTGAATCAGCGTAGCTTTTAGCAGCTTGCTCTGCTGCAGCAGCTTTCTGATCTACATATCCTTTTGTAGCAGCATGTCCGTCTTCTGTCGGAGTTTGTACAATTACAGCACCTGTAAACGTTCCACCTGACTTCGGCATAGCTGCGTTTGCAGTCTCTTCAACAGCATTTAAATCTGTCTGAGATGCAGCAGTAAATCCCTTTTCAGCAGTAACTGTATGTTCAGATGCTGTGATATTTGTGATTACATTACCAGATCCAGTTACTTCAGCTTCTACCTCTGGAACTTCTGGAATATCTTGTGCAGTAGGCATTGTGAATTCAATGTCTTCACCAGCACTAACATGTCCGTTCTGATCTACCGTTACTTTCGGGATCTTAAATGTTTGACCGTAAGTAAGCTGCCCACCAGCTTGATCACCAAGAACTCTCTGAGTAAATGTTGGATGCGTATAGAAGTTTGACACAGACTGCCAAGATGCTCCATCTTGACTGAAGTACAATACTTTTTCAGTCTCATGATAAAACAGAGAATTCGGAGGAAGATACTCTCCCGGTAACTGTGTTCCATGATTAACAGGACGAGTATATTCTGTTTCCCCTACGAATAATTGCTGTGTATCTGTACAAAAATACACAGTATTTAGATCTTTTTCTTCAATGCTTACATATTTAGCATGAAGTCCTGCTAAAAAGTTAACATTCTGTCCTACCTGTGGCATTATTTTACATCTCCTTTATTAATTGATCCTTCTCCAGAACGACACTACTTCTGAAGGCTGTATATTATTATGCGGTGCGCTAGTGTCGCTATATCCAGTTACATGAGATCCGGATGTGTCGATACCTAATGGTACTGCGTCTTTTGTTAATTCAGGTAATTCTGAAGCAACTAACGAATGGGTCTTAGACCCTATTTTAGCTCCTATAGAATTGAAAGAATCATCGTTTTCATCTATACCTACTGGTACACGACCTATCAAGCACTTCTCCCATGTAAGACCTAAATGATTACTATGATCCTTATTGTCATAGAATATGATCACACTATTTATTGGATAAACTTCGTTCCAATTGACAGGGGGACAGTATTCAATGTCCCCTACAAATATCCTACCACAATCTTCGCAGAAATAAATTGTATCAGTATCTAACTCAAGTGATTGATAGCGTTCATATGAACCACGTTTGACCGTTATCTGACCGTCCAATTTACTTCACCCTAATCTTCTGTCCTGCATAAATGACGTTTGCATTCTTGATGCCGTTCCAAGACTGAAGCTGTGATACAGAAGTTCCATATCTTGCAGCAATTTCAGATAATGTATCACCACTCCGGATTGTGTAGTATTGCTTTGAACTACTTGTAACACCTAGTTTCTTATTCACAAGGTTCTGGATAGTGTTGTAATCGTAACCTGCTGCTTGAAGTTTCGATTTACGAGTATTTCCATCTCCCCATTTACCTGCGATTACTTCATTAGCGATCTCATCATTCGATTTTTTAGATCCGGCATTCACAATATTCTGAACCTCGGTATACCTTGATCCTAAAACTGTTTTGCGAGTATCACCATTTCCATATTTTCCAGCTTTTACTTCATTTGCAAGCGTTGAAGCAGACGCTGTAGCAATATGATTTATCATATTCTGAACTTCATCGTATCTTGTACCAAGTGCAGCCTTACGAGCATTTCCATCACCATATTTGCCCTGCATTACACCTAACACGAGATCTAACGTAGATCCTGAAGGTGTTGTAGGAGGAGTAGATGGATTAGAAGATCCACCCTCTACAGGTTTTGCATTTCCAGGATTTGCATACTTCTTCCAAGCAGTTGCATCTCCGTAGAATTTATCAAGATCAATGTTAGCGTTATAGCCTGTAACACGACCATGTGAAGAGTACTGACGAATTGCACAAGAATATGCTCCTTCGTTCCAAGGAGTTGCCTGATAATCTGTCTGATTATTGTTAGCATACTGAGCGATCCAGAGTCCATAATCTCCAATTCCAGAAATGTTGCCCATATATGCTTTGGAAGTATATACAAGCGGTTTAACATTTGTTTTAGATGCAACATAGTCACACCAATTCTTAACCCATGTACGATCGTTTCCGGAATTGAAAGTTGCATTGTCCGTTCCTTCCCAGTCAAGACAAAGAATAGCCTCTCCTACGCGATCACCGATTGTTTTCAAGAAGTAATCTGCTTCAGCTTTGTAGTCTTTACCTTCTGCATAGTGATAAATACCAAGCAGCTTACCAGCAGCTTTTGCATCAGAATACTGCTTAACAAATGAAGGTGACGTGTACCATGTACCTTGTGTAGCTTTTACAATGACGAAGTCTGTTGTAGTCATTGCAGTAATATTGATACCTGCCTGATAATTAGCAATGTCAACACCGTTTAAACTCATGTTTAATCTCCTTTCTATATGAATACAAACGTCTTGTGATCTTATATAAGGATCAATGATTCATAACCACCCATGAGGGTGGAGGTACAACCTATTCGATTGTACCCCATGTAATGTGAGCGTTAGCCACCGCAGCTTTAACTGCTGCTTCCGTTGCAAGCGTATTTGCATCTGGCGATTCAGAAAGTGTAGCCCCACCTGACTTCTTCCCTGAATCTTTGATTGCACCTTCAGCTGCAAATCCTACAAAGTTATCTACCGTACCTACAACTTTATCAACCTTATTGCTGATATTTGCATTGTTGATAGCAGTTGATATTGCAGCAGCTATCAAATTAGCTGTAGGAACTACAGTAGACTCAGATCCCATTTCACCATCAGCTGTAATTGTATAAGTTGATTCACTTACACCTCCGTTAGCTGTAGTCATTGCGATCTTAGTGCCTGTAGCAGCTGCAATCTTATCCATCTTACCACTGACATCTACTTTAAGACCGTTTTCAGATGTTACAAGCGCATTACCACCTGTAGGATCAATTTTAACGGAAGCTGAGATCTTGTTATCTTCGCTGATAACTAACGTAACATCTTTCCCTGTATTATCTGCTGTGTACACATCTACAAGAGCTTCTGCTGGTATAATTACAGGATCTACTTGCCCATCAACTGTTAGCACAATAACATTATGATGTGTTGGTTCGCCTTCTGCGGGGTAGTCTTCGTAGAATTGACCAGCTGTTACGAATTTATCTTTGGGAATATCTACTACGATATCCGTTCCACCGTAGATTGGAATTGTAATTCTAAGCTGAGATTTATCATATTTAACGTCATGTGCAACACCTGTAAGCACAGCACCTGTACCCTCTGCGCCTACTTTTACAGTACCCGTAGACTTTTCAAAATACGTAGTTGTATCAATTCCATCTACAGCTGCTTGAATCCCTTTCTTGATAAGTCCGATAGTAGCGAGTTTGCTAGAATCAGCAGCTGCCCATTCAACACCATCTGTAAGATATCCTGGAGATGCCTGAATCCAAGATGCTCCGTCCATGGTGATTGCCATAGCAAATGTATTAGAATCGATGTATAATTTACCTTTAACAGCTGCAGATGCGTCTGGGATAGCTCCAACTGTTACACAGCTTGTAACATCTGTTGATCCTTTAAAGATCTTACCTGCATCTGTTATGAAATACAGTGTATTTGCATCTTTCGGGTCAACGCTGTCAAAAGCAGACTGTGCAATAGCACGAAATATAACTCTGTCTTCTGTGCCCTGCCATACAACATCAGAACCAGATCCTGCCTGCACCCAGTTGCTCGGCTCTGAAGCAAGTCCACCCTTAAATACCCAAATTTCTCCAGTACCTTCAACAAGTACCTGCTGACCAATTTCAAGACCCTCAAGAGTATATAAATCATCTTCAGAATCTACAAACATCATAGGTGTGTTTTCACCGATCTCTTTCAGAGATTTATCTCCCTGAATGAGATAAGTTCTCGCTGTTGTTCCGTCAAATACGTACAACTGCATACCGTAATAATATTTAGAATCTGTAGATCCTACCTCTACGGCTGTTTGCGCAGCTGCTTGCGCATCTTCATATGATCCGAACCAGGCTGCAAACTCAAGCGGGAAAGCTGCATTTCTATCAAATGAGTTTGACCAACCAAGTTTTGATTTTACCTGAGCTGGACTATATGCATTTGGCATAACTTATTCAACCTCCTTACTCTTAAATAGTTACAGAATATGTTGTAGCATTAGCCTGCGGAGCAGCTAAATCTTTAACATATACGTTGTATGAAATTGCTGAGTATGCATTTGCACCTTCTACGTTTACATTAGATTTTACAAATGAATCTTTGATTTCAGATCCAAATTCTTCTGCAGATGTAATAGATGCAACATCACCAATAGATGCATCATAAGCTAAGATAACTCTAGATACACCCGCTGGAACAGAAATAGTGTACTTCTGACCTTTAGCAACTTTCTTATTTGATTTACCGGAAAGTGATCTAATGAGTGCAGAATCAACAGAACCTGTCTTATCTGTAAGAGCTCCATAGAATCCCATTCTGTAACCTGTTACAGAAGAAGAATTTGCAGATTTTGTACCTTCTTGAATCTGACCTGCTGGATAAGGCTCTCCTAAGAACGTTGTAGGAATATTACCTGCTGTATGTGTAACTGTTACAGATACATGATAATTTGTAGCATCCTCAACAGTGAATGCATCAAATGCACCTGTCTGAGTAGCAGCTGAATTATCGTCTGTATCTGTTACACTCCAAGCTGTTGCTGTAACACCTGTAGGCTGTGCACCTTCGGCATTATTTGAATATGCACCAACATTCAGATTTGCTGAATAATTCGGTGTAAATTCTGTACCAACTTCTTTAGCACCTGCACCTGTAAGTGTAATAGATGCGCTAGGCTGAGTAGTTGTAGGATTGCTGTCCTGCGATAACATTCCAACCAGAAACTTCTGCAGATTTTCTGTTGTTGAAATATCGATTGTATCACCTTTCTTGTAGTTGCCTACATCAACAGTACATACAATATTAGCAGCCATTGCTACATCTGTAGTAGATACTGCTTGAGGTATAAGTTCTCCAAGATCTACTTGTACAGGAGAATCAGAACCTGTAACTGTAAGTGAAAGAATATGACTCTCTGATTCATAGTTTGCAGCAGATAAGAATAAATCTGCAATAGTTACCTTTTTTGTCTCACCCTCTTTAGGTGTAAATGTGATAACTGTTCCGGTGTTGTCCTCGGATCTATCAGCAGATACATCTACAATAGCTGCATTATACCCAGATAATGCATCTTGAATTGCTTCAACAACTGCACCAGATGTTGGAATCTTTGTATCATCTTCTGTTAAGGATGTACCATCTTTATCTAAGATGGAATCAAGATCTTCGATTGATACAGCAGTACTTCCACCTGCAGGTATCATCGAGTCTTCGCCTTTCACATAAAATGTTACTTTTCCAGTATCGTCTGTTACAACATAAAGTTTGTTATCTTGTGCAGTACCAAATTCTGGAACAGCTGTAGTAAATTCAATAGCATTTCCAGAATACAGACTCTCACCTTGATAAATTTCACGTGTATCTGTCACAAAATATATAGCATTTGCATCTTTTGGAGACAATGCTGTATACTGTGCAGAAGTACACCGTACAAATGATACATTCAGTTTAGTATCAATTACTGGCATATTTATTTACCTCCTATTCTTCTGATACTTCTTTCCATGTTGTATCTGATTCAGCGACTTCTTTTATTGTCTGATGAACCTCGTCATTGTCTTTGATGACATTTACAACTGTTTGCGAAAAATCTGCATTATCAAGCTGATCTTTGACTTCTTGGACTAGATCATCTTTGGATACAAAATTTGTTGTATCTACTCCGAAATATTCCTCTGTCCAGATCGATTTTGCTTGATCGTACCGATAGTACTTAGCAGTGCCATCACCGGTATCATTGACCCTTACGATTTTACCATCCGGAACTAAACGCCTATTGAGTCTAGATAGCTGTTCTATTGTATCAACAGTTATCCAAGCTCGGTTGAGTTCCCAGGCCATCTCAGGTTTCATACCACCTCCACCAGGAATAGGAGGATTAGGTGATGGGAATGGATGATCAGGATACGGACATTCTCCACCAACAACTTTGATACCAATGAGATCGGAATCTACAAGAGGCATTGTTGTCTGCGAAGGAATAGATGAAAGATACCATCCGTTATACTGATTACCTTGATAAGCATACCATCCTTTATGGACGATCCACTTAGTTCCAGGAAATCTAGCGAGTATAACAATGCTACCATCAACAATCTGTATTCCTGAATCTAATGTGATTCTATCTGCCATGTTAGTCAATTCACCACCTTTTCTTACAGGATTTCGATCACTCTATCATATAGATATCGTCAAGATCTGTTTTCAGCAAAGGTTTCACTTGTCCAGACTGCAAATTTGTAAGATACATACCATAGAATGGTCTATTCTCGTCAAAACTAAACCACCCGAAACCTACTTGCCATCGAGTAGTTTCAAATCTACCTAATTTTACAGTATCACCAGGACGTATACATTGGCAACTTCCCGGTATTGGAATGGATATATCTGGACGATACAAGGTCTGACCTCCTAATCTATGTGATAAAAGTATATTGTATGAAATGTTTTCACTTGTATCTCTATAAAAGGTGTAGTTTTGTACGATCGTACAGTATGAAACCTCCACAAGAGTGGAGGTTAAGAAATTTCTCATTAAAATAAAGAAGAAGTTGTATTGTTAGAATACATGAGCTGTTTATTAGTGTAATATCCAGATGTAGTACTGGACATGTGTGTAACTTGCTTGGTATTGTCGTATCCACAGGCATTACACTTGATATGATTCATAGCAGACCCTGCGCAATAGATGAGTCGTTGTGTAATATGTATAGACCCACAACATGGACATGTAAACATTATACTTCAACTCCTTTGAATTTTTTATAATCATTATATTCAATCCGGAAATGACGAACTACATCTCTTACTGTTGTATCTTTGATACCTCTATTCAGAACAATTGAAACTTTTAATCCATCAAGTTCTTCAATGTCAGATGTGCAGTAGAATATTACCTCAGATGCAACCATCTTTCCAGATCTGTTTTCTCTAGGATTGATCTCAATGATATCTACGGAATTGAGTTCTGGAAACTGCTGTTTGATCTGATTACACATGTTGTTAAGACGTATCTGAGTCCTTGTAGGATACTGCTGTATTAAGTTTGCACGTACTTCTGATACGCATCTTACTTCTCGTTCTCTGATAACCATGGTTTCTGTACTCGCCTCCAGATCTAATGATCCTGATCCCAATATTGTATCGCATTCTTCACGAGTATATCCATCCCTTGCAAGATCATAATAATTAGGGTCATATCCTAATTCATTTGAATCAAATATAGGCCTTGTATCATGTTCCTCAGCTAAGAATTCCATGATCGGCATATTTCGGTATACGGAACCATCTCTTGCAGTATAGAAGTATTCTGAATGTCCTTCTTCATCTCCATAATCAGATTCATAATCTCTGCAAATAGTTATCGTCTGAACACCTAGGCCTTTATAATGATCAGCTGTCCAGATGTAAATATCATTGACCCAATTGTATCCTGTAGAAGATATTCGAAACCAAAGTTCTCTGTTCCCTCTAGATGTATTATACTGGCCACCAAATCTAGATCTGCAAAACTGTTGATTCAATGAATCTTTGATCCTTTTAGAAAGATTAGATCTTTCATTCCTAACATCGTCTACAAAATCATATAATGATTCTACATCGTCATACTGATTATTCTCTCTATGAATATTTATGATCTCAGCTACAGATAATGGATACTGAAATGTATAGGGAAGATTATTTACTGCTGATTTAATTGCATCTTCTATTTCAGCTTCCTCTCCATCATAAGTAACTTCATTCTCAATGAGCATTGCAACCCAAGCATCAATCACATATTTTGCAAGATCCTGATCTTTCGATCTAGTTGATATCAAGAAAGCAGCTACTTCTGCTTCCGATGATAGATCTTCATCATCCATAACATAGAAGTGATGCATTACACCGAATGCATCCCCTCCTTGTCTCAACATCCAAGCTGTGTGCTTCATATTAACCTCTCCTCAAAAGCAATTCATCAGATGTAAATCCTGCAGCATGCTTATGTCCTCCACCGCCGTGATTTTCTGCAATTTTCTGACAATCTGCACCATTATCTGAACTGAATATTGAATATTTCCATTTCGATCCATTGAATACAAAAACAACAACTGCAGGATACGAATTGATCAGATCTCCGAAAATCCATGAATTGCTTGATTTATTTACTGCGTATACAGTTACACCATCCAACTCTGATTCAAATCCATATGAATCAAGATAAGATCCGTTATCTCTATCTATATAAGATTTGATAATGTAACCAGCAGCTACAACCGACTGCAAAAAGTGTCTACCGTCAAATATTTCTGATGTAGAATCTAGTCTGGTCCAAACATCATCGAATACATCATTTTTGTAACTGTCAATTCCAAGTTTAAATGCATCGGAATCAGTCATCTTATGCGCCCATGTATCATAATCTGATACCAACTTCACGTATTCGGGAATCTTATCAAATGGGCATTTCATGAACCACATACATGTGAGAGCAGCTCCGCTTGCTTCTGAGGATCTAATACCTCTAATATCTTTTAATTCTGGATACTTCTCTACAAGATCAAGGCTGGATGAATGATGATCAATCCAAATAACATCACACCCATAATTGATGAGCCATAGTAACTGATGCATTGTTGCTTCTGTAAAGCTATAATCTACGATGTAGACGCGTTCGCCGATTTCTACTGTCGATAGATCAAGTCCTGAATAATCACTCTCGAAGTAATCTTCCGGATTGTTATTTTCTGTGAATTTTCTTACCAGATATCCTGCACAATGTCCGTCCATATCGTTATGATAAAAACATTTCATAATGTGTACCTCCTATCTATTTATCTTATGTATATTAACGATTCATTTCCAGTATTTTCGATTGATACAAAGATGTTTACTATTCCATTGCAATTTTCTACGTATCTGATCATATTCAGTAGGATATCTGTCTTTAATTTGAGTGTGTATATACTTGTGTACATTTGATTTAGACATACACATATTTTCAGCGCACAACCTTATGGTCATGCGCTGATCCAAAAACAATCTTATGATTTCTTCACATCTGCTCATTATCATCTCATCTTTTTGAAGTTGCCGATAGTATGATTGTAGATTCGCCATATAAATCTACCTCCGATCTAACATTGATAAATCTATACAAGGAATCAATAACCTCTCTTTGCACGTTTAATAGCGCGCTGTCTCTCTTTTTCTCGTTTCTCTAATATCTTAGTCTGCTTATGATTCTGGTATGCGTTGTAAGCGCCTAAAGCTACTGCTTCTCTTCTATGCCTTTCGGCTATATCGTTAGCACGTTCTTGAAGCTCTGACTGATATTCAAGCTCCCTATTTCTCTGTGCCTGAAGATCTGCCTGCCTATTCAATACATCGATTCTTTCAGATTCTAACTGACGCTGACGTTCACGATCATACATTTCAATAGCTGTAGATATATTTACATCTGAAGAGGACAATACCTCGTGGACATATGCTACGCATGATTCAAATCTGTACTGTTTCGGAAACTTTCCGAAGTCATCAAACATCTGGCGAAGTACGTCTCTTTCATGTATCCTTTCAGCTCTTGCTGTCTCGTATCGTTTCTGACGATCTGCTTCCCACGCTTTCTTATGTTCTTTCCAAGTGTTCCAATCAATGTCAAATTGAGAAAGAGCATTTTCATATTCTTTATCAAATTCACCTTGGCGATTTTTCTGATCGTCTAACCGTCTCTGATACTCATCTTTGTATTCCTTAGAAGCTTTTATTCTTTCTACGTCCTGCTGCCTGAGTGTATAAAATTGTCTAGTTCTTACACCTCTAAGTACTGCTGCAACGATAACAGCACCTGGAAGAAGGAAAATCCAAATAGCAAACATGATAACATTCATGATACCTGTCACAATAGTTAATACTGCATATGCGATCATGAAGTTTCTTGCAAGTTCCCAATACCAACTCTTTGGCTTTGTAAGCTGAGATTCAACGTTGATCTCTTCAAATTCAGCTACTTTATGTGTAGGCAGTCCAGGTTCTACTTCTGGAAATGATTCATTCTGAATATCATTCTCAATCTGTGATTTCTGATTGAATCTTTTGAACTGTTGATAGATCTTATCTACTGGTTCATAATACTTATTCATACTAATACCTCCTCTATGGATATTTGATTCTGTATTTGTTTACACAGATAATAACGATTCTGTGATACAAATAATAAAAAATCAGGTGTGATCAAATTCACACCTGATAATCTGATATACAATCAGTCATTCAAATGTTCAAGGTAGATATCTGATATCTTTTCAAGATATGAATGTAATATATCATGATATGCAATTAAAGCAACATCCTTCATATCTGGATGAGGTGCACCTGTTGTTCCTCTGTATCTCAGATCTATAAAATGTTCCCACTGATAAAGATTCATTGTAAGAACAACCTCAGTTGCAAGTGCATTCGGAAGAACTGCACGAGCCTGCTGCGGAGACATTCCGTTACTTGTCATGTAATTGTAAGTATCTTCACATTCCTGTAAATTCTTCTCAAATAGTGCTTTTACGCTATTGTCCCAATTATCATAATCATGAGGATACACAAATGCAATATCACCATTTCCAAATTTTTCTTTGCTGTAATTGCAATACCTCGTAGATGACTGTGCTACTGCAACTCTATGACGTACAAGTTCGTGCGACACTCCTCGATCACAATCAAATTTTACAGATACAAATTCCATGTTACCTGTATCATAACTAATAGAATGATAAACATCGTTAAGTTTTTCTTCTGAAACATATTCAATATCGCTGAGGTTTAATTCATATGCATCCCAGATGTCAGAAATATCAAACTCATCTTCATCTTTAAAGAAATATTCATGTTCAACAAGAAATCTGAATGCATCAAGAAGACTTGCAGCATTTTCTGAACAGAATTCTGCGTTTCTCCACTTAGGATTATATGCATGCGACATTGAGATGCTGATTCCGAGCTTGATAGTATCTTCATATCTTACCCAATTCGTGTATATTGCAGGAATATTTGAAAAATCGGCTATGATTCGTCTGCATTTGTCAAGACTTGACTCTTCTTCTCTGTCAGTCAGTGTAATTTCAAAAAATAGACGAGCATGCTCAAGCATAGCATAATGTTTTCGATTGATCAAATTTGATACAAATTTCCTGTAGCTATCTGATGTGATCTTATCTTCGGATTTGTAACAGATCCTTCCGATTCTTTCTACTTTCTTATATGGATTAACTTCTACGATTTCCTCTGCATTTGATTTTATGAAATGCATATACACACCTCCTATAATTTACTGCTGCAGAATGGACAATAAGCCCACTCGTCTTCTACTTTGTTTCCACACACGTTACAGATTCTAGGTCCATATGCAGGATCGTCAGACCACTTACCGTTTGCTAACATATCTACAATATATGGATCATCTATTGTAAGATATCTCTGAGCCTTAGCTGTGATAATACTTTTCTGATACTCACTAAGATATCTAGACTGAGGACACATGAGCTCTCCATTTTCTGCATCAACGTTGTTACGACCTAGCATGTGCTGCCGTACAACATCTTCTACAAGTTTATCATTCTTACAACCTACTACATGCCGAATTGGACTATATCCTAGTCCACAATCAACATACAGTATGATGATATCACGAGCTTTCTGTTGCTTTTCTAGATCATCTTTGTAATTGACTACTCTTGGTTTCTTGCACTTCATCTGACTAGGTGTCAGAAGTTTCTGTTTCTTGGACGGCATTTCTTTCTCCTTTCCTCAATTATCATATTCGTCTAAAGCAAGACGACAGTTACCTAAAAGCTTCTTGCTAAAATCTACTTTGCTCAACGGATCTGAGATTAGTGATCTTAATCTACTGATTGTCTTGATTCTCATAGATTCTAACAGCTTAAAATCTTTATAGGTGATATCTAGATTAACGATGCTATCCGGATTATTCTGTAGATTACAGAGTCTATCATATTCGGATATTCTAGTCCAATATACTCTAGTTCGAGCGTATGGAACTCCTAACACTTCAGATGCGTCTCTCATAGATCCACCCTTCTGAAGCATGTGCAATATATCAAAGAACTTCATTTCATTACAATAATCACGATAATGATCTACTAGTGTTTTTCAAATATGTCACCTCTTTAGAAGTATTTTGATCTGAATTCCGACTCTGTAATCTTAATAATACCTAATTGATCAGCTTTCTTATTCTTGGAAGATGAACTGTTAGGGTTATCTGTGATGAGATAATCTGTATCTTTTGTGATTTCTCCCACCATCCATCCATGTGATTTCAATTCTTTCTCAAATTCCGATCGTTTAACACTGAGTTTTCCTGTGATTGCTACTTTACCTTTTACCTCTGCACTATTTGATGCTGAATTCCAAACAATTCGATTGTATACAAATCGTAATCTGTAGAATTTTTTAATATTATCGATAATGGACTGACCGTTTGCAACTCCGATGCATCTAATGAGTTCATCTAAGAAATTGTCTGGAATAACATAGGTATCATCAGAATTGATTGCTTGAGATAGATGGAAAATTTCTTTGACAAGATGTGGATAACTTGCAAGCTTTTCAGATGTAATATCTCCAAACCTCGGAATATTCAATGCTTTAATAGCATCTGAAGCAAGCACCGGTTTGTTAAACAATGCATTACACATTCTTGAAAATAGAATAAGCTGCTTGCTAAACAGCAGACTTGGATGCTCATCCATGCACAAAACGGCGATGCTCACAAGCTCTTCGCAATCCATTATAGATTCAACGGATATCTCGCCTGAAATATATTTTTGAAGAAACTTTATTCTAAGTTTATCTCCAAAGTTATCTACCGGAGCGATATTATTGATCCAAATAAGTGCATCTTGTAGAATTGCATTGCCACATATCGGATTCATGCATTTTAAATGTACACCTTCCCACTGAAGTTCCTCGCCGCAATCAGGACAATGAGTAATAAGTAAGTTATCCTCATGTATAGGATTGATTACTTTATTGATATATGGTATAACCTGTCCATGTCGTTCAATTTCTACGATGGCACCTTTTTCAATTCCGTTATGCTTAATGTATTTAGCATTAAGTCCTGTGCATTTAGTGATTGTAGCACCATCAAGTTCAACAGGTTTGACATAAACAACTGGAATCGCAAAATGTGTTTTAGACATCTGCCATTCTACCTTTTCAACAGTTGTTATTGCAGTCTCTGATTTGAATTTTACTGCGATTTCATCATAAATGAACTCTCCATCACGATTTATTTGAATAGACTCAGTTGAAATCACAATGCCATCTACTTCATATGGATAATATGAACATAATTCAGAAAATTTATGTGCCATAGAATCCATAAATGTATCTTCGTTCAAACCTGTAAATACAAAATACGGTGCAACGTTTTCAAAATTCTTATCAAGTATATCATATGCTTCGCTATAATCAATGCTGTAGGAATGCCATCCTTCATCATGGACTGAGTCGATTTTCTGAGATTCATCTGCAAGTACTGTGTAGACTACAATATCAAGATACTTGATATCTTCTGTGATCTCTTTAGAATTAATGATACCTGCAACTGAATTACGAGCATTCTTGATATTATCATGACAAGATTCATATTTTCTATATGAATCTTTTGACATTATGATTTCCCCACGGAACCCGCCTGTAATATGAGGTGTAGGTAAAGTATTCCCGATGATTAGTTTGACTTTATCTGTTACATCAATCCCTTGCTTGTAATCTCCTCGAGTTAATGCTTGAACCAATACACTGTCTTCATAATATAATGCAATTGACATTCCATCAAGTTTTGGGGATCCTATGATGCAATGAACTTTAAACTGATTGGGAATCTCTTTGTATGTGTACGCCTTACCTAATCCTGTTACTAATCCATATCTATGAGGACAACGTTCTCCAATTGTTGAATCAGTATTAATATTGTATCCCCAAGAAGGTTCCGTGAATATAGAATTATTCGGATCAATAAATTTTAATTGATCACATTTCTTTTCAAATTCATCATCAGATAAAAAGCTGGTTCCATCTTGATAATAAAGATGAGCTGCAAGTCTAAGTTCTCGTTCTAATGAATTCATATATCTCCTTTCTACTCTGAAGTATTTCCAGACATCAATTCAAAATACTTTATCTCCTTCTCTGAAAGTTTGTGATAACCTACAAATTTCGCAATACCTACACTTCCGTCTGGGCAAAAGTGCAGGATAGAGTTCGGAGTCTGCATTGTATTCTCAATTCCTGGTACAAAATCATACACTTGGCCTTGCACCATTTTCTCTATTCCTTTCTGTAAATCTTCGTCTGACTCAAATTCAACAGGCATACCTTGTGTCATTGCACTATTGCAGCATCCACATCTATAAAATGGAATAAATTTCATTATGTTCACCTCCTTCTTATATAAATATATAACGATTCATAATAATAGACAGACCATAAGGTCTGCCTATCTAAATAAAGATTAATCTTCTAACACGGGATTGAATCCTAGATTTCGTATAAGCTTTACATAATTATCTAGAAGATTAATGTACTTCGCAGAAGCGATGTCATCAGATGCATACAATGACGGAATTATTGAATCTTCGATACTCATGCACATCGGAAGGCATCCATCTTTGTATATACACGATTCACAAGGGTTTACATAAAATTCTTTCAAATCTACATTGATCATATATTCACCTACTTTCTAATATATTTAGAATGCTTGAAATTGTAGATAGGTTTAATTTGATATAAAACATCTACAGAATCAACTACATCTTCTAGTATAGATGAAATGTCTTTATATGCTTCAGGAGCTTCATCAATAGTAGAATCATCGATGGTTGTAGAATATATTCCTTTCATCTCTTTCTTGAAAGCAGATACTGTAAGTGATTTACGTGCTTGCGATCTAGACATCACTCTTCCTGCTCCGTGAGGTCCGGAATAGTTCCAATCTGCATTTCCGTTTCCTACACATATTAACGATCCGTCACGCATATTCATAGGAATAATACATACCTTTCCTCTAGACGCATCAATAGCTCCTTTACGAAGAATCATCTTATCTGTGTCTATGTAATTATGAATTGTTGTGAATCTAGATACTTCATGGAGATGCATCTTGTCAATTATGACATCAGCGATTGCAACTCTGTTCAGATCAGAATAGTCTTCAAGAATCCTCATCGCTTCTATGTACTCATCGAACATTTCCCTCTCTACGAAAGCTAATTCGTAAGGAATATTTTTGATTTCAGGATCATCATATGACTGCGTTATTTCATATGCTTTCTTCTGATAATACTCAGCTGTAAGTTTGCCAATATTTCTAGATCCTGTATGAATTATGAGATAATTTGTACCATCATTTTCTTGCTCGATAGCGATAAAATGGTTGCCACCTCCTAAGGAGCCAATAGCTCTCTGTGCCTTAACATATTCAAACGGAAACTTAAGTTCGTCAATTCTAGAATCTCTAGCAAATTTGTGTGTCTTTTCACGAATAGAGAATCCTGAAGGAATATTGTTCTTGATTATAGAATCTAATTTTGGTAAATCAATTCGTTTATCTTCAAGCTGTACAACTAGCATTCCACAAGCGACATCCACACCAACGAGATTAGGACATATCTTGTCTTTTACTTGCATTGTAGTGCCTATCGTACAACCGGCGCCTGCATGGATATCAGGCATCATACGAATATGTGAATCTTTTGCATATGGCATATCACACAATGTTTTAACCTGTGCAATAGATGCATCATCTACATTGTCTGTAAATATTTTTGCAGTTGAATACTTTCCTTCTACTCTTTTCACTTAAAATCACCTCTCCTTTCTAATGCATCAAATAAATCTTTATCATCAAAGCTATCTGTAAGATCTAATTGATGCTTGTAAAATAAATCTAAATTACGTCGGATATAGGTTCTACATGTTTCTATCATCTCATATTCATGAAATGTGATATGTCTTGATCTATTGATGATGCATAACTCTAAACCCATTGCTAGCTCAACATAAAGGCCATTTGCACTGAGCTCTAAGCATAATCTATCATGCGTAATTTCTGTTCTATGAATAGACCGAATGTTCATCGGAAGACCTGATCGTCTAGAAGTTATCTCCGCAGCTCCAAAATACTTATCTACATCATAAGTATCTATAGGATCTTCCCATAATACAGTATCATCACACATCAATCAGTACCTCTCATTTTCTCGTATTTTCTCAAGCTTTTGCTTCTTCTGATTAGCATGTTTCTTGCGTACACGAGGAACATACTTAGAACATTTCTGGCAGTAACTTTTATGACTTGCAGATCTATTCTTTGTACACTGACCTTCACAAATATAAAATTTACATGGTTCAATTCTATCTTTTGCCATTTACCTACCCCTTATAAGATCTAAACCAAATTCTGAGTTCATCAGGAATCAAACTTAAGAATCTATCCCTATACTCATCAAGATGTTTACATACATCATCATCTGCATATGTAAAACAACTAGGAAGATCAAAAGTACCCTTCTCGGCATCTTTACATGCTCTGCTTTCTACAAACTGAAGAGGCTTTATCCAGGTAATATTATGGTATGTACCAATATTGAATACACATTCTTCTGAACCTCCACGACTTACGAACCGTGCTTTCATATTATCAAATACACTTGTTCCGTAACAGTAGCAGTCTATGGTATTGAATGCACATTCATCATACAACGAAAATGTTTCTGCAATGATAACAATATTCAATCTAGAATTGTATGCAACCAACTGATACTCCACTACTGGTAAGTTATTAGAATGAGGATTATTGAATGGACGTTCATAAGCGATTTTGTATCCTCTGATCTTAAGAAGATTCTTGAACTGATCGTATCTCATCCCTTCGTAGTAATCAACTAGCACTTCTTTTGATACATCTACTACATAACACTTTTTAAGATCCTTGATAATGTTATTGATCATATAGTATCCAGGTTTAATGCAATTTTCTGCAATAATTACCTTGCCATAATCATCATAAGAAACAAATCTTCCATTCTTTCCCTTCTTGAAAAGATATGCAGAATCCATACTTATTGAAACAGAATTGTTTGTCATCGTAATAATTACCTCACATTCTCTTGAATCATTGATATTATCTTGCACACTATATAACGATGCACAGTGAAAGAGCTGATATCAGCAGTGTTTAAGACTACCAATATCAGCTCTTCACCATAGAAACGTAGAGTTCTCTATTAAGACCCTCAGAACTTAATAGCATTTGTAAGTGATTTGAGTTTCCGCTACTAAGTGATACCTTTATTCGAGCTCCGTTGGTCTGTGTCGACTGTGAGAAGATAGCACTGTTCACTTTGTGTCCTCGTCTGCTTACGGTTTACGTCAATTTAAGCCGGTTTCAATCCACTGGTCTATATGTTGGCCAGACAATGCTGTTAACCTAGGAGAAAAACGAAAGATGGCCGGAACCTAAACTCCTGTGCTAACAGCTAATGGGCCATCTCCGATTCGAACGGAGGACCTGCCGGTTATGAGCCGGCTGCTCTCGACCAGCTGAGCTAATGGCCCTTTCGTGATAGGTTTGTCTTCATCTATGTTAGCGCACCGGACAGTATAGGAATTTAACCTATCCACCTAAAGGTGTTCACACCACCGCCCTAATGCATACAGCATAGATGGGAGCGAGGATAGTGAGGACTCGAACCTCAATATTATCCGTCCCTACATCAACTGCTTTCAATGCTAGCTTCACACATACTAACAATTGACGTCCCCGGAGTTGAACCGGACTATCCTTACCAACAGAATTCTGTTACATCTCTACCTAGCTTAGATAGAGGAGATCTCTAATGTATCCATCTGTTTCCAGATGAAACGACTCTGATCAGATTCGAACTGACGACCTCTTGCGTGACAGGCAAGCGTTCTAACCAACTGAACTACAGAGCCAATTATTATAGAATTTCAGCTGCATATCCTCTATATGAGAACAGCTACATAAATTTCATTCTATGCAGTTTTGATATGCAGCCTATTCATTTGAGATTCGTATGCATAAATGTTGATCAGACATTTCAATTATGTTTTATGAAGTACTATATTCGCATTCGCGTAATTAAGCTATTTTTCACTTATATATTACGTTTCAATACATGTTTACACTTCAAAGGTTCTACCATTAGCTTTAATTAATATGCATACTTGTCTAGTTTTGCAAACCTTGTTACATGTTGTAGTCACATGTTCTATACATTTTGTCTAGACCTTCAACGCATCACTTTGTTACCCTAATGCGTCATATGAGAAATTATCTCAATGAGAGAGGCAGGAGTCGAACCTGCAACGTTTCTAATGTAACAGATTTACAGTCTGCCGTGATTCCGCCATCATCACCGCTCTCCCTTAATTATGAGAATATCTATACTTTGTACGGTCGATCACATTATAGACCGCTGTTTGTTGGAGCTCCCTTAGATCCCTATTTTATCACGTTTATGCATCACATATGATACAATAATGTCCAGTTTGACTTCATCTGGAATAGATATTCTCAATACATGCAAGCCGATTCGAACAACTCCTACATATCTCTATGTGTGCTAACCACTACACTATACATGTACGCAATAGTATTGATCATATTTCAGCTCCTAGGTCGCTTACTCAATGATTTAGGCATACTATCACTTGCTCCGCTTATAAGCTGACGCCTTTGCCTTCACCACTTAGCGTGCCTCCACATAAGTTGCAAGACCTATGCTTCAAGTTTACGTTTGACACTTGCATATCTAACGTTGTCCGCAGCATAAAATCATCAGATCACATGACTTTATGCTAACGATTACAACTGGAATCGAACCAGCTCATTTCGCTTCCTCTTGAAACGATTGTGCTCCGTACACCAGTAACCTATCTACTATGTCGAATATATCCTACCTATTCTTGCGCTAGACTAGTAGATGCATATCAGTAGGATTGATATGACTAACTAGCTTTACAGATAAGCATAGATTTTTGAACGATGAAAGGAGCTACACCTATCTGTAAAGAGCCTCTAAGGGACGATTTGAACGTCCATCTCTTATGCGCGCCATAAGTATTTTGCCAGACTTAAACTACTTAAGAATGATGTGGCAGAGGAAACGCAAAGACCTCTGCCACGATATCTATGGCTGAAATATAGCTTGACGTACTACGCATGAGTAGATAAACTACAACGCTTCGTTTTCAGATCCTTTTACATCTCTAGTAGGCATTGAAGACTAGCCTAAGCCTCTAGCTAGATTTGAAGTTTTTAATATCATGGCATGCCATCTTGAGATATCGAGGTTAACTTCCAACCTCTAACTCAAATTGTTAATTCTCCTGCGCGCCACCATCTCCATTTCATCCACTTACCCTCGATGCACCTCAATCCAACAACTGATACATCTACACCGCTGATGGCTATATCGAATTAACTCGCTGAGTTGTATCAGCGAATGACGGATGCCGGAATTGAACCGAGCGTCTGAAGCGTGAAAGGCTCCCGTCGTTACCACTTGACTAATCCGCCAAATTCTGTTCAACTTTTAGTATTGAACATGAGCGGCATTTTAGTGATAGTTCACCGCAACTACCTAGTCATCATCAGAAATAATTAAGCAAACTAGGAGAACTTAATTATTATTGCACGTACCCTTTATGTCTTCGGAATCCTGGCACAACAACAAGATTTCAACCCGACTAGACACCTATCTTTGCACCTACTAATCTCTTCGGCTACTATAGCTTTAGATAGGCAAAACCTAAATTGCTTAATAATTTAATATCAAGCAAACTGCTCCAGCAGGACTCGAACCTGCGACACATCGGTTAACAGCCGATCGCTACTACCAACTGAGCTATGCGGCATTAATAGTAGAACTTCAATAAGCAACCGGATGTTATTTTCATAACGCTTATCTATAAACTACTTTGTATTCTCAGAAGTATGCTTCTTCGCAAACTCCGTAATGAGTATAAAATGCTCCACATATCATTCGCTATTGAATACAATTCTAAAGTTTTTATATTTTATTTACACATCTTATAACGATTCAGGAAGTAGAATTATCATAAGATGTGAATGCCGATGACAGGATTCGAACCTGCACACCTAAGTACTAGATCCTAAGTCTAGCGTGTCTTCCAATTCCACCACATCGGCTTAGTGACCTCATATAAGAGGTCACATATGAAAGAAGCGAATAATTGAGAGTTTAACCATGTCATCTATTTCATATGACTCGGAGGCTGTTTCGTCTTCCCATGTATGCCTCAACCGCTATCATGGGCTCTATCTAGTTTACACACTAACTAGAACAAAATTCCTCTAATCCTACTCACAAGTTTCACCCAAACTGGTTACCTATACACCATGAGGTAGATGCAACGTTCCGGTGCAATAGTCATATTCTTTCACTGTGGCTCTCTTACTTGCAAGAGCGTGTTATGAATCAGGCTAATGCCCAGACCGCTGCATTTATAAGACGCTTCACGGACATCTCTTGAGCAGGCATGATGACTACTTATTTTGTTGCTTTTATAATCACCGAAACTGCACCGGTTGCTTTATGCTATTATGTTAGCACTTCGAGGCTAAAACACATTTTTGCAAAGATTATCTTATATTATTATTAGTTTCTGCGGCAAAACTTATTATTTACGGTTTCTTCAGCAACGTTTTCACCCGGCACATCAAATTACCTCTTTCTACCATAAGAGTCCTATAGATCCTGCGGTAAGATTAACTCTTATAGATTCTTAGTATTCCGCATCTAGATTAATAATTGATATAGCCAGTCTTTCCTGGCTGTCATCTGCTATACCCGTTATTGTGACTGCTTGACATGTCGCAGATTGTGCCACTGTACTCGGTGTCACCTTCGACTACATTCTTGACATGACCTGCATCGGATGTAGGAACTTCCTCATGTACTTGTAGTTTACACAAGCGGGTCATTAGTTCTGACAGCTGATGAAGAGACTCGAACTCTTAACCTGCTAATTACAAATCAGCTGCTCTGCCAATTGAGCTACACCAGCGAGCTCCATCGTCTTTCCGATGTGTCATCAAGTTTTGTTAGGTAAGCTACGAGAAAACTTACGGTTGTTTGTATACACGATCTAACAACTCTAAACGGAGCACCCACTTATCGTTCTCTAGTGCAGAGTTTACGTACTCGGGCTTAGATTCTAACTCATGATTTAGAAACCATCTAAGCTGAAGTAATGCAGATAAAGAGATTTGAACTCTTACGACTCGAGGTCAGCAGATTTTGAGTCTACCGTGTCTACCAATTCCACCATATCTGCTCGATCGCCGGTCTAACCTTTGCTACCGGCAGGGTTCTCTTCACATGAAGCATTCAATCTCATGTCAATAGTTTTGCGCAATAGTACTAACACGAGATTGAACTGGAGTAGTCAGATTCGAACTGACGAATGACGGCGTCAAAGGCCGTTGCCTTTCCGCTTGGCGATACCCCATCGAAGATGCTTTCCTAGCTTTATAGCATCTTTGAGTCCCTGATAGACGCATTTTTCCATATCTGTGTCTTTAATTATTTTTGTCTGACAGGGACTGCTACATTTATTTCGTCGTTAGCTGACAAGTCGAGGTGACAGGAGTCGAACCTGCTATCACGTGATCCCAAATCACGCATCCTACCGGTGGACCACACCTCGTTGTTTTGAAGCACAAGAAAGTGTTTCTGGAACTTGTGATTAAGTGTAAGTGTTCTGATTTATACAATTTTAGGAGATATTGTACAGTTATGAGCCAAAATGAGTGCGTTCTTGTGCTTCAACCTATTCCTCGGGGAGAAGGAATGTGTAGTAGCTGCTGAGATCTCTCTCAGCAGCTAACGCCGAAGAAGGGAGTCGAACCCCTGAGCCCGATTAAGGACTTGACGGTTTTCAAGACCGCTGACGTATCCGGTTGTCTACTTCGGCTTTTATATTACCTACATATACTATAACGATGCAAGTAATATTTTAATACAATACAACTACGATGTCAAGTGTTATCTTGACACAATTTCAATGATGCTAGACGTGAAATTGTTCAAACTGTAATATTCTCTGTCAGCATCAGGATGTGCTTTCAGATACGCTTCATTAGACGCGTTGATCCCTAGATCATGACCAAAATCATTGACACAAGAATACACAAGTTCCGGATCATCATCTCCGATTCTAATCATGTATCCTGCTTTAATCTCTTCACCGTGTTTGTCTACATAATGATAATCTGACATGTTTAAGTACCTCCTCTATATTATCTTCTGTATATTATAACGATTCGTCATCTCTTTTTATTTCTCTTTTTCTGACCCCTCATCTTTTCATTATAAGATGCTTGTGCATCTGCAATCATATCATCGAGAGATTTATGATGATCCTTTGATTCACTTTGATATCTGGTTGATCTCACAGTTTTACTCTTCGGATAAGGTTTCTTACGTGTAGGTTTAAAATCCTTATCAAATTCAGGTTCTGTAAAGCATGATTGTAGACCTAAATGTTTCACAGATAACTGAACCGGTCGATCTCCTACTCCTTGCACACCTTTTGCTACATATTCTTGTCCAATAGATAAATATTCTGATGGATCTTTGACATAATTTTCTGATATCTGCGACACATGTAACAAAGAAGTGGAACCGTCTTGCAGCTCCACTATTGCTCCATAGGTGTCGAATCTAATTGGTGTTACAATATACGCTTCCCCTAATTCTAGATTCATGACTCCTCCTAATTTTTGATTTCTGTGATAGTTACTCCTTTGATTTTCTTCAGCTTCTTGACCCCTGCTAATATGTACTGACAATCTGAGTAAGACTCTAATGATGTCATTACAAAATCTGCATTTGAATCATCCAAATGATCAATCATATCATCTACAATGACTGTCTTGATATCTGAAGAGCTGTGTTCTACAATGCAGGTCATGAATGCAAGTATGTACATGCATTTCTCTCCAGATGATAAGTTACTGTATGGAATATATTTATCATTCCGATTGAGTCCGAAGCTGAAAGAGTTTGCTTTTCCGGAAACGTTGAATGCACATTTCAAATCCGGCTCTTTGAACATTTTCTGGATATAGGTATTGAAGGTTGTTTCAAAATTTCCTAATGGATTAGACATCAATTCACTCTGAAGACCGTTAGGTCCTGTTGTAGCGATCCAAATCTTCAAAACCTGACGTTCGAGTTCAAGTTTGTATTTATCTTTGGTGAAATTGTCGATAAGCTCATTGTATCGCTTATTTGCAAGAGCCTTTGTCTGCTCCTCCATGAGCTTATCAATCTGAGCTTCTTTTGTGTTGATCAACCCTATTATATCTGCTGGAACGTCTTCAGGTAATTCATGAAGCTGTGCCTTCAGTAGTTCAATCTGACTATAAGCCGATTTCTTTGTAGAAATCTTATCCTCTAGTGCGTAAATTTCTAGCAGCATCTTCGATCTAGAATGATTAATTGTTTTGACCTCAGCTTCTAGATCAGAAAGTTTCTTCTTTGCATCATCAACCTCTTTCTGAAGCTTATCTACCATCTGTTTGATACTATCACATTCTACATGTGTATACGGACAAACTCCTTTACCACTAATGATCTTGGATTTTGTCTGGATCTCTGTATGAAGTACAGTGACTTCCGTACTTTTCTGAGTTACATAAGTAGCAGATGATTCATACTTAGCTCTTAAATCAGCTAATTCTGATTCAAGTTTATTGACCTCTTTGTCATCTTCAATCCTTGCAGCAGATGCGGTGAATCTCAGCTTTTCAATACTTGATACAATCTGAAAATTGTGACCGATAGATGCCTGAAGGTTCCGCAATGCAGCTACATGATTTTTAAGATCTGCGATTACAGCAGCTCTACTTTCTTCTGTCATTGTATCTTCAAAATCATCATAAAAGATCAACTTTGATACAGCAGCCTGATTATCTGCAATCTGCTGCTTTTTTAAGCTGTCGATATCTTTGAGATACTTGTTGAGGGCCGATACTTTGGCAGCAGCATCTCCTGATTTCTGCTTGCTGATCCATTTCTGAACATCAAGCTTGAGTTCAGAATAGTTTCCCTGAATGTCTTTAACATCTTCTTCTAATCTTCCGTAGATATCAACTTCTCCGGATTCAGATGGAAGAAATTCCTGGAACCATTTCTTGAGAGTATTCGGAGTGCTGCTCAAGAACTCTGTGAAGTTGAAAACAGGTAACTCAATGTTACCGAGGAACATTCCAGGATCAACTTCTTCAAGTAACTGGCCGTTTTTAGTTACTTCACAATTTGATATCACGCTTGAACGAACCTTTGCAAATGTTCTTTCTACTACATAGGTGTCAGAACCGTTTTCCAACGTCACTTGGACATCTATTGCAGAGCTGCTGGCATGGGTGAATGCAGACTGATTTGTCTTGTTATGTCCCGGAATGTATCCAAGCAATGCTAACTGAATAGCTTCAAGAACAGTTGACTTTCCTGCACCGTTATCTCCGAAAAGATAATTCACATGGTCAAATGAATATCTTACACCATGTGCATTGTGCATTCCATCAATGTAAACAGATGATATTTTCATATACATGTACCTCCAATTATTTTATTATACAGTAAATAACGATGCACATTAGCTAATCGAAAATTGATTCTACTCTTGCCCATCGTCTCCGCTTGCCTGAAATAGATCTCTGATACTGATACATTCCAGGTACTACATCTTTCATAAATATACTCCGATTGTCATCAATATGATCAATAAGATGTGGTAGATGATATTTCAGAACATGGTAGTCAATGATGTCTTGATCAGCTTGCTTTCTCGAATGTTGATCACGGAAACATTTCACATGAGGATTTACTACGCTGACGTAGAATAGATCCTCTGGAGGTGCAGGCATTATAAGCACTTTGTACTCTACATCTTTCATCTCAGATCTGTTTGACGCATGTTTTGCGATTTCATTTAAAAATTCTACTGTATTCTTAGATACCGTAGAGTCTTCTTGAGAAAATAACTTCAAGTGTATTCACCGTCCTCCCACTTTTTTTGTATCTTATTTTTCAACTGTTTTATTAGCCTGGAAGCATATGATTGGCTGGCACCTATCAATTCTCCTATTTCTTTCTGCGTATATTCCTTATCCAACCAGTAGATGATGCTGCGTTCTCTCAAAGAAAGTGAATTATAGATTTCATTCCATCTCTGTTTATGATCAGATATCACGGATTCAAAGGAATTATCATCTACTATGATTAGATCTCGCAATTCGCATGTACCACCTTTACCATCATCAATGACTCTATCAAGTCTATCACAGCTATCATAGAACTTATTCTTTGGATAGCGTCTACGACGAAGTTCCATGAATATCTCATTGGTGACACATTTTGTCATGTATGTTGCCCAAGCTGACTTGTTAGGATCATACGATTTCCATGCTTTGAATATGCCGAACCTTGCCATCTGAACTACATCTTCATCATATACTAGATCATCTCTATTCATTTTCTTTCTCAATATGTAGTATATCAATGGTTCATTTTCTTTGATTGTTCTATCAGGATCATCTTCATAATATGCATACTTCTTATCAGATTGATTCATATACTTTTAACCAGTCCTTAGCTCTTGTTATTCCTACGTAAAACAGATTGTTGTTATCTTCATTCATCAATGGAAATGTTTTGCCATCAACTCCTACAAGAATGACACTGTCGTATTCTAGACCCTTTACAGAATGGATAGTACCAACATATAGATCTGATTTTGTCTCTTGATTGACAAGTTGTACTAGATACTCATACAGCTCTGTCACGGAGTAGTCGTTGATAGCGAAGTCATGATCAATTTCAGATAATCCGATAAGCTTGAGAATTTCGTTTGCTTTAAGAACATTCGTCAGAGAAGGATCTCTGAATTTCACTCGAATCATTGAAACTGTATCCATGATGTACTTCACTCTAAGTACACTTGAAAACTTAGTGTAGAAATCTCTGATTTCATTATCTGGATTTTCAATTGTTTTTAATCGAACATATCTAGCATACTGTTCTGAGTTGAGCTGAGTTGTTATCCAATCCATGAAATACTCATTATCTCCTGAGGCTTTAAGAAATCGGATAGCATCCTCATTTCGATTATGATTAACAAACTCAATGTTCCTGCTTTTGAGGTAAGCTTTCAACTCAGAAACTTCTTTGTTACTTCTTGCAAGAAGAGCTACATTTCCGAATTTCTGACGTTCTTCAATATCGATTGAAATATCCTCCAATGTATCTTCTGGAAACAACTCGTAGTCCTTCTGCTCAAAATGATCAATATGTACCTCACCCTCATCTGATTTATTTGGATCTAACTCAATGCGATACTGCTGAGATGCATATTTCGTATTTCTGTTAGCATACGAGCATACTTCTTTGCAAGATCTATAGTTTTTATACAGTTTGATTACTGTCCAATTAGGATCATCTATCAGATCTTTCATAATTGAACTATCCGCGCCTCGAAAGGAATAGATTCCTTGAAGCACATCGCCGACCACGTAGACGTAATGATCTTTGAACGAATCTACAAACCTAAACTGAACTGGATCCGTATCCTGAAACTCATCTACAATGATGTGCTTCAGATGATTCTTATACGGAAGTATACACGTATCGTTGTTTGAAAATAGATCGCATACACCTTTGCAGAGCATATCAAATGTAATGATATTTTCAGCTTTCATTAACCTCATGAGAGCTTTCTGATATGTCTTATATTCATATACCTCTTTCGGCGTCATCAATGATGGATCATCTAGCTTTTTCTGAGATAGCTTACAGTTTACCTGAAGCTTAGCCTGTGAAACTACCTTCTTTGCATCAGATGACTCAGCTACTGCTGGAATATTCGTATATCCAAGAGCTTTCCTTACATTGATATCTGTTGATATCAGATGATAGCAATAACTATGAAATGTTCGGAAATCTGGAACAACTCTTCCAGGATGCTTTGCAATATACCGTTCCCTCATCTCTAAAGCAGCTGCTCTCGTGAATGTAAGAGCTAATATCTCGTCAGGTCTGACACCTTCTTCTACTAACCTGCTTACCCTCTCGATAAGACAAAATGTTTTACCGGATCCTGCACCTGCCATGCATACAATTCTCTTATCATTGCACATGACAGCTTTTTCCTGTTGAGGATTAAGCCCCATAACTTGTACCTCCCTGTTTAGTCTTTTCTATATACAATAGTATCGATAGGATGAGAATCATATATAACATTGTAAGCTGAACAGTATACATGATCTAAATTCTTATGATACTTTCTGTATAATCTATAACATTTTCTTGCTGTGTTTGTATGAATACTGAATACTTTATACAGAATGTAATTGAATGCAATGAGAATAGCTGCAAATTTAGCTGCAAATGCAATAGGATCATTTGTGATGACTGTGAATACAGATCCAAGCATAAATGCGATGAATCCAACAAGGAACATCACCGACCAATTAGATGTTTCTAAACCGATTCCCACCATTATGAAAAATCCAGCTACACCTGTTGCAATAGAAATCATCCAAAAGATTCTTCTGATTAAAGATGTTGATTCGTTTACCATAACTAGTATCCTCCCGTACTCTTGTACTTTTGATTGTGATATGTTTTATCTACACATAACATAACGATTCACACAATATTTTAGGCAGCCGAATGAATCGACTGCCTAATAATGAAAGAGATAAGGCTACAAATGAGCTATCTGCGAACCGGCGTGATTTTCAGATTCCGCACTTCTGATTTACGGAAGTTGAATGATACAACTGCATGATCAATATCAATGTCAGAATCATAATCATCTGGACCATATTCCGTTCTGTATTCCTGAATTCCTGATACATCATAAATGAGTTCAGCTAATCCTGTAACACGATATTTACCTGTACGAGTCGGAACATTAGGAATAATAAGATCATCAATATGCTCAACTACCCCTACTTTATCATCTACATATACTCCATCCTCGGATCTCCATTCTTCATTAGATTCATCAGGACTTGCCCATACATATGTGTCATCGTCCCATTCATAATCTCCGTCTACACCCACAGTGATCACTTGATTGATCTCTACTTCTATTAGCTCTTCCGAATCTTCATGCTCTATTGGATCATCGTACTCAGGAGGAGTTAACCACTCATCCTCAAGTGAACGAAGATTTCTATCGTTGTGATCAGCTTGAACAGAAGTGTAACTCAAAACTTCATCTTCTGATACTGGAACACCTTTCACATCTACAGAACCTCCTCTGTACACTAGATCACCTGACATATATGGTTCGCCTTGATACCAAACATAATCAGAAGCAGGATCCATGATATTATCATAGTGTACATAATAGATATTTTCAGGATCATTTTCCGAATACTGCTTAGCAAGCAACTCCGCTTCTTCATTTGACATCTTCTTCCAGTCGCCATGTAAAACATGACCATTATCGAATGCACCATAATGATCAATTCTACATGTACGCTTACCTTCATAAGAAGCTTTGATTGTACAAGATGTTACATCATTTTTATCTGAAAATGTGCTCATCTCTATATCGTCATCTGGATATTGTTCTATTCCAATTGCCTCTGCAGTTTCTTGTAGTGCTTGAAGTATTTCACCGGAATCCCAATTTATATCAATGTAAACAATTCCAGGCGTCTGTTGATACAGTGAACCTGTCTCTTTTACATATGCTTTATAAAGTGTATCATAATCTTCATCTACTTCATCAGTTAATTCCACTGTTGCAGGATAAGATTCATAGAAGAAATCAATTGCTTCTTCAAAATTATTACGGAATTCTGGATTAGCGTCAAGAATAGTAGAAGATGTTATATCATCTTCTTCAAACCCGTTGTAATCATTCCACCACTCAACTGCTTCATCCCAATTAGAGCATTCGTAATCTGCATATTGTGGATCAGGTCCGTATATATCTTCATCTCCGAACATGAAAATATATGATGTTCCGTCATCACTTATATACATTGTATAATCTGTGTAAAATCCGTCAGAATCTGGAACTTGTTTCTGTGCAAGTTTTATCCAAGTAGTATCATATTCATCAGAACATGTTATCTTAGCGCCAATGTTAGCTGTATTAGTTGCAGCAGATACTCCTGAATTATGTGCAGTAATCAACTTACCTTTACGGGTTGCATCTGGAAATACTTCTTGAATTTCTTCAAGATAATCTGCGGTCTTTCTGTTAAGCTGATATCCAGACTTCGTAGGACCTTCCTGGCCATCTCCTTTGCCTTCATATACGGTAATGTAAATCGGTGCACCTGGCTTAGTGATACGAGCGATATTCTCAAGAACATTCTTGCGAGCTTCAGGCTCTTTAATAACGTTTAATACGTTAGAATTTACAGCTGCATCTGCGCCACCATTCTCACGAAGGATTCTGAGAACTTCTCTGTTATGCTCTGCAGATCTGTTGTATGGATCATATACAACTAGAGTAGCACCTTTGTCTTTGATATACTCTACCGCGTTGTCCCAGCGACCTCCGCCGAAGTCAACGTAGAGCCCACCAGGTTCAAGATTGATCATCTTATAGATGGCCGGAAGTTTACTAGAGTTGATAGATGTTGCAGCAGAATCATATTCTTGATCTACCATCGGAAGATCTTCTTCATCTTCTTCTGCACCTAATACGCTTGAATCATCCATGTGATTCAAAATCAATTTGGCGTAATATCTAGCATCTTCGCGATCCATACCTAAGTCTGCACCTAAGCCCATAAGCAAATCAGCTTCATCTGTAACATCAAATCCATCTGCTGTAAGCTCATCTATTATATCTTGTAGATCTTCTTTATCTTCTTCGGTAGCCGAATAAATTCCAGGAGTGTAATCTTTATCTACCCAATCATTTGGATCAATGAATCTACCAGCTACCAGATCATGAATTATGATGTCAGCATCTTTACCTTTGTATCCAAATAACTCTAAAAGGCCTCGTCTAATAGAGCGTATTCGACTTAAATCATATCCATTATCTTCTAAGCTATCAATGATGTCTTCAATAAAAATTCCTGAATCACTTTCATAATCAGATGATTCTACAGATGTTGAAGTATCAATATCATAATGTCCTTTACGAATTCCGACATCTTCAGCTGTGTTTTCTAATGCTTGATAAATAGTATCAGAATCTAAGCTATCATTGATATAAATGTGTCGAGCACATTTCTTACCATATGGATTGAACCCAGATACATATACAGAAATCTGACCCTCCTCTGCATATGGATCATCAGGATCTATTTGAACATTTACATGTGCGTTTTTATAATCATTCATGAAATCATTCTTTGCAAGTGTGTATGCATGCTGAAAATCTTCCGGCAGATCGGTTACTTCTGATGCTTCTACAGATGTAGAATTGTAAACCATCCGATCCGGAACATCTTTGTTATATGCAATAAGTCTATCGCATATATCCTGAAGTATAATCTCCATGTACTCCCAAGCTTGTTCAAAATCATCTTCATCTCTAAGATTGTAGTTAGACGTAGCTACATATTTGCCTTTTTTATAATATTCTACAACTCCTCGACCTCTTATGAATGCATACACGTAATCTTCATCTGCATCATTATATGCACCAGCTTGCTGTGATATGCTAGCCTTCCAGAGATAGTATACATCTTCTATAACATCATCTCTTAACTCTGATGAATTGTCATGTACAGAAAATCGTTTTCCATGATAATCATAGAACATATGATCGGGAGAAGCTGTAGCACCGTATATGCTCATATCTACTTGATCTACACTCACGTATGCTTCAATGATACCAGGTTCTACGGGTTCAAAGTATGCATAGCTGTCGTAAGACTCAATGATCGGATTGAGAGCATCCATGAGCTCTTCTAGTCCTTCATAAGATACTTCCGCTCTGACCTCTACACGAACTGCTTCATGATGATCTTCTCCAATTTCTGTAGGAGTTACGTCTACGAAGAAGTAGTCGTTTACTTCAGATTCGTCAAATCCAAAAGAATATGATGTAGCTACATTAGACACTTTTGTCCAGATAACATCTTTAAGATCTTCTACAAGATCTTGAATCTTTGCTTCACTATGAGCAGCATTAATATCTTCTTGAGTCTGAATAGGCTCTCTTTTGTTCTTGATATTTACCTGCGGTTTGAATGTACAGGTACGTACTTTCTTCTTACCTGCACAGCTAGATTTTACAACTTTCATCAGAATTCTGCACCTCCTGATTGAGATTCATTATTTGTAGGTTCTGAAAATTGAGGTTTCATTGAATACTCACCTGTAGGATCGTCTTCAACTTCTAGCGGATTCTTTCTACTCACTTTCTTGATGACCCACTTAAGGTATTGGTTTGTCTCTCGTTCGCAAAGAGGGCAAATACCTGTGATATGATCAATTTCTTGATCAGATTGCAACATAGCTGAAATAAATATTCCACCACAAGATTCACATTCTGCGATGAAATGGTTCTCTATGTTGTTCTCTATTTCAATATTGGGATCATCTTCTCTGATTTCTTCCATATCATCTTGAAGATCATCTACGCTATCTGAGAGATCATCAAGTGAATCTGCTACTGCATCTTCGTCTGCTGCGACAATTCTAGTAGACGCTGTTACTTTTGCAGATCTACAGTATGCTGAGTAGACCTTCTTATTTAGATCATCACATAATGTAACATTTTCACCATCTACATCATATGAATACTCACATGAAAATACATCTCCGGCATTTGACATATCAGCAAAGAACTTTACTTTATATTTTTCATCTTTTTCGGTGTTTGCATCACATTCATGTTTTACATCAACTAATCCGATAGGTGGATGAAGTCGTTTACTTTTATTGAGATTATCAATAGTTGCTTGAATGTCATCTAATGCAAATTCCTCAATCTGAGAAAATACGCTCAAAATAAATAACCTCCTATCTATATAGAATATAACGATTGATTTTTATATAATCAATACATTGTAATACTACATAGATAGAAGGTTGTTGTTACTGATTGAGGTAATTGTTGTAAAAATGTATGGTTGTATTGTTATTAATAGTTATGTACACAGGCTCGCCATCATCTATAACAAATTGAAATTGATCACCTACAACCTCAATATTTTTAATGTTACGGAATACACTTCTATGTCGTTTGCCTACAACAGGGTTTTGTAAATATACTACAGCATCCATATCAATACCTCACAATTGAAAGTGCATCTGCAAACTGTATCATAAGTACTAAGGGATAAGTTTCATTAGATGTCTGAAGATCAGTCTCTTCATTACTTGCTACGTTCCAATGTCCCATGTGCCAACGTATTGCAGCAGCTTCCTCTCCGGAAAGATTAACAAATCTTGATACTAAAAACATCGATGAAACGCCATGTCCAAATGCAAATGCTGGTCCATCTTCCCGCCATCTATATGATTTAACCTGATTCCACTGACCTGTCTTCTCGTCTTTCACATTTCGCATATACGATTCATACAACCCGATCTTGCACCAATCATGTGTAAGTGCTACAAGTGTGAATGACTGAGGTAACACATTATTGAATTTCTGGACCTTCCATACTTCACACATCTGATTGTATACATTGATTGTATGAGATATCAGTCCACCTTCATATGCATCATGAAATCTACCAGACGCAGGAGCACTATAGAAATCAGTAGTCGCAAGCCAATCGAGAATTCTCATACCATGTCGAATTCCTACATCATCTCCCTTATCCTTGAATCTACTGAGCATGCAAGCAACGATCAGCACGTCATGATATCGGATTACATCTTGTAAGTTATCCGGATAGAATCTTGCGCCTAACCACCACTCTGGTCTGAATTTAAACTTGTTGTAGTCTAGCATGATTTCTACAGATACTTCGCCTACAGCAGATGATACATTTTCATTAGAATCAAGTGTCCAAGTATCAATTTGATCACCAGTAGCATTTTCAATGACCTGAAACGAATTAAATCCAGGATCTGCAGGAATTCTCTTGAAAGAATATTTAGAATCGTCCATACTCTCCATATCCTTGATCATTGTTCTAATATCTTTCATACTAGTTAATCCTCCTTATTGTCATCAATTACTATATTACCTTCTTCGTTGTATCTAATAACGATGCTAGAATCTTTGATCAGTTTATTTAGACCTCTTTTAGAGAATCCAATACAGCACTCTAAGTTGTGATTCATATGGTAAGGTTCTCCTAATTTTTCCCTGACCTCTTGCATTTCATCGCTACTCCACATACGATCTTCAATAGGTGCACCAACTACAGCTAACTCATCATGTGAAGATAACAGGTTATTTGTATGATAATCTCTATCGGATTTGAACAACCGTAAAAGTTCTGGTATGCAATCATCTGTTCCTAAAAGTTCCCTCAAATCGTTTGCACTCCGAATTTTAAATTTGATCCATACATTTGCAGTGTTTCCTGTTATAGGACAAATATACTTGTAACCATTTCCTCGGTATTCACGATTGCAGAGGTAAATATAAGATGTAGGACCCAAGTATGTATCATCAAAATCTACTCGAATGGAATACATGAAATCCGAATCTACTACTTGTGAGCAGCAGTCAAATCCATTCCTAGTACCAGATACATATTTACGCACAGCAGCATTTTTGACATCATTCACATGAACTCTTACAGCAACATTGAACCAATCTCTAAAGAATTTCATACCTCCGACTTCTAAATATTTAGAAGCTATCTGCTTTCTGCAGTATGCAGCAAATTCCTTTCTAGCATCCATGTATGCCTGCTCACGCATCTTAGAATATGTTCCAATAAACTCAGCCTGATTTTCATCTCTGATAGCTAATATGTTAGATTCATTAAATTTAAATTCAGGAAATAGATCTTTCACAGATTCACTCGACTCTTTTGAATATTTGAAATCAGAATACTTATCCTTCAATACAATTGGATCATCGTCATCTAATCCGCACATCACGTCTTCTCTAGAAATATTGAAATCTACAGAATCATGATACTGTACAACTTCATTCTTGTTCAACATCATGATTTCTGTATCATTAGACTGAAACAATGCTGGTCTATTTGCAGGTAACATAACATCCGAATACGATAGTTCATAATCATCAAAATCCATCTTATACTTGACAAAGTTCTCAATCATCATCATTGTTATGATTATCTTAGCTGCATCTACTCCCTGAGCAGTTAAAGATAATTCAGCATCCTCGGATATCTTCATAGATGTTGCATAACCTTTATAATCTCGACCATCACCATATTCTATGATATCATATGGAAAGAGATTGTAGCATTTATATTCCATCCAACGATTATTACGAGACTTATTGTGCTGGCCTCTGAATGACTCGTTTACTCGATCATTGATAGATACTAGAGTGTTCTCGCATTTGTATATGTATGTAAAATACCCATCGGGTTTGTTGTTTAATGAAATGTAGCAGAGATAGATACCGTTTGAAGATGATGATAGATCAAGTATGCATTCTGCCATTGTGTTAAATGATCGTATTGTAGTACCATAGATAAATGGTTCATTGTTTTTACTTTTAGCACCTTTTCCAAATACATCGATGTTACATCTTGTAACATCCTTTGTAATGCATTCAACAGCATCATATAGAACAGATGTATCAAACTCATCTGCGATAAGATAGATACCTAATTTCTTAAGTATTCTGTATACTGCTATGAACCATTTCTGTTCAATAGATTCTACTTCGACCCCGTTCATTGTACGATAGAGATTACGGAAGATCTTAAGATCGTCAGAATCATCTTGAAAAAGATCGAACAGTTTAATGGAAACATGCTTGAGATAATCCATGTAGAACTGCTTAGCATACAGAACGCTGATTTCTCCGGAATCATCAAACTGATTAATCAATTTTTTCATTGTCTCCCCAGCTATGTGAATATCTAAACTGAAATTTCCTAGATCGAATGATCTCTGGTCAGGGTTGAACTCTAATACACTTGCCCACTCGTTTAGAATTCTTGCTGTGTCTTCTCTCATCATATCTATTTCCTCACTTAATTTACATCTATGTGTACACATGTTATAACGATGCATATACACAGAAACGACGAAGGTTGAAACTACGTCGAACCCTCGCCGCTTCTATAATCTATATCTCAGGAAGAATTAGAGGATGACAGACCTCTTTATCTTAAGAAGCTGATTTATTAGATATTGACTTAGCAGCCTGATTGATACCGGTAGCACTAAGACCACTTACAACACCAACTGCTGCGGCAGTTAGATAATCCGTTGCTGGGAAATCCGGTACATTTAACAGTAAAGCTACAATTCCAAGAACAAGCCCGACAACTCCGACGATAAACGGAATAAGGTCATTTTTGATTCCCGGAATACATTTAACACCAAGTCCTACAAGATAGCAGATCGCTACGATAGCTGCTACACTGGCAATTCCAAAATCCAAATCCATAGTCGATAACTCCTTTCACATTGATATGGTAGTAGTTATCATTAACTAAGGTTATTCTTCATCAATATAATCATCAGGTGACCATTGCTGCAAGTATGTTACAAATTTAGCAGCTTCTAGCCAATGCCCTACATAGAATTCCATTGAATCATAATACTGTTCATCTGACGTATCGAGCTCCTGGAATTTCATGTGAGCTTCATAAGTTGTGCGTTCACCATCAATCTTACGAACTGTAATTTCAGGCAGCTTGTAATCTGCATCTCTAGCTTCCAACGTGATGTTTCCGCCAGCATCTGCCTGAAGATCATATCCTGCATGATGAGCTCTATTTTCAATATCTGCAAAGAAGTCTAGATCATAAGCAGCTTTAACTGGAGCTTTTGAAGCTCTAATCACTCTCTTCATAACTTTTTATCCTCCTTTCAAAATACAATCTTTTCTAATGTCATCGGAACAACATGAATATCGTTATCTGCAAGATACTGCTGCAGCTTCACTCTATCATTAAGTACACTTAAGAATTCTGATGCGTCTCCGTCAACTACTACATCTTCGTATTTCTTAAGGCTACCGTCGTCATCTGCATCATAAACGATAACAGTGTGCTTATCTGCTGGGTCATACATAAGAGCAATGCTCGGATTTGATGTAAACTTAAATCCTAGATACTGAAGCAATGTATCAATTCCAGGTTTTGTATATGTTCCAATAGGATCACGGTTTTCGCTAAACTTGAACGAATTACTCGTTTCATTGAAATCATCTCCTAAATATCCATATTCAATATTTGTTCATCAACTGCAGGATTTCCGGTCAATGGGAGCTTCTTGTAATGGTTAAGAACTTCAACTTCACATCGGTTACCAGATAATGAAAATGCATCTTTGATATCAGACAAGGCTTCTTTGTTAGATGCTATAGCTTCACTGCATGTTATTATGAATACTTGTGTCATTGTGTCGTAAATTACACGACCTCGTTCAAGACCTCTATATCCTAGCTCATATATCTTTTCAGCTGATTCTTTATCAAACTCGTGATAAACAACATACTTCCAAAGATTCATATGATTTTTGAATTGAGAATATTGAACGAACCTACCATCAAGATAGCCGTTGTAGGCATCGCACATAGCTCCAATTACACGACCCTCATCTGTGTACCACCAAATTCCTACAAATGCTTGAAATCTTGATGATTTGACGTATCTTTTCTCCATGATAAATCTCCTTAGTTTATGTTATCTGTGCATGATGTTTACACATATCATAACGATTCATCATACACAAACATGAAGTTATCTTCAGGAATATGAAACAGATTTCGTATACCTTTCTGATATATGAAATTTCGTCGGAGAAGTTTACATGATGTTATCTCAAACTGTTGTGTCTGTAGATTGTACTGAACATCTCCTTCAAATATGTAAAAATCTGTATGTATATCTACTTTACAAGTATTCAATTTTCTGACGTATATTCCGTCAATTGTTTGACCTTCTTCTACAGGACATTTATCTACGATAAACTCACCATTGAGTAAGAAATAATAATGACCTACATACCCACTTATCAAAGCTAATCACACCTTTATACAGCTATTTACATCTACAAGTTTTTGATGTGATCTTCTAGTTCTCCTGTGTAATCAAGTAGCTTTTTTCGATTATTAGGAATAGTTTGTATTTCACTATATCTAAAAGACCAATGATCAATCTTCTTGATATTGAACGATTTCTTACCAGTTTCGCTTCTGTAACGATCAATTTCTCGAATGTCTATGATGAATGCTCTCTGATAAGAAGCAAACAATACAATTACAACAGCATGGACACCAGGTATGTCAGACATCTCCATAAGACCTTTGTACTGTGTTTCTGAAATCATACTGAAGTCAAATCTGTCTTCCCATGTGGCCTTGCTCTCTAGAAACCATTGGTAAGGATACTTGTAACATATAAAATCTGATATGTTGTATTGACCATAGAATCCAGTCATAATATCGTATAGACGATAGAATGCGTATCCATCATCTTTACGATCTAGCCACTGTTTAATTTTCTCTTCTGCTTCTTTTCCTAATTTATCATTCATTGTCTCTGTGTCCTAAAGTTTCTTCGATGGACTCGATGATAGAATTTGCAATGTAATCTGCATCAAGATCAACATTGTCGAATTTCAAATCATCATATGGAATCTCAAAGTTGGTGATATGTCGGCTGTATGATACAGTACAATATAACGCATCATCAGCTTCTTGAAATACAATATCGTCAGCTTCGCTTTCTACTCGGTCAAGCACTGCTTGTTCAACTTCTGAAATGTACTCAAGATCAATGTCAGAAGCAGCAGCAATTGTTGATTGCTCTACAGTCTGATCCCTTAATGCGTCTTTCATTGCAGCTAACATGTCGTTTACAGATCCTCTAGATCTTTTTGAAATCATAGCCATGTGTTACGACCTCCTTATTCTTGAGGAGCTGGAGCAGATACAGCACCTGCAATCTGGTCAATTGTTGACTGAATGCTATTGCTGAGTGTCTCTGCAATAGCAAGTGCGTCATTGCTTGAATTTGCTCCGTCTCTCCCTAATTTTTCTAATCCAGATAATGCATAATCGAAATCATCTTTAAGATCAGACAATGCGTCATCTAATCTTGTATCTACATTCTCATCTGCAGCTTTTATAGGTTTTGAATTTAACGATGATCTGATAACTCTTTTCATATAGTTATACCTCCACAGTTTGTAATGGTGTTGAGATCAATTGCATGAAAGTTTCTTTCGGAATACGATAAGACATTGGCCATCTAGATTCATCAGATACATCATCTTCGTTAATCTCTTCCACAGTATACTGCTTAGGAGTTTCTTTAAGAACATGATAAAATACAGTAGCTCTAGAATTGTAATATTTATATCCATGCCCCTTGATTAGTTTACCTTCTGCAATAGCATCTTTAACATCTTCCTCTAAAAGTTGCTGATCAAAATCCTCATTTTCAGGAAGTTGTGTTTTAACATAATCGTCATACTGAGGAAGTTCTACGTTTAAAATATTGGCCCAATCTATATTATTCAATATCTCAAGAACACGTACGCTCTCTTTGAGGTTCTCTAGATGTTGAGGTGTAATGGCAGATAACCCCGACCATGATCCTGAATCTCTCTTTATTTCTCCTTCAGGTGTAAGGGAAACAGACCAATTCCAATTGAGCGCTTGCTCATCATGTGGATTATTGCCATTGTTTACTGTTACTGTTATCTGACCCCCAAAATCCTGATCACTGGATACATTAAGATTCAAAGAAGTATCTCCTATCTTTGACTTAACTAATTCAGTGAGTTTATTTAGCACAGAATATCTCATTTTAGTGTATCCAGTATGTTCAGATCTCCTACGACTGTATGCATCTTCGTATGCCTGCTTGCGTTTCAATATATCGTCTCTACGACTCATTGTTATCTTCAAGAATTTTCACCTACCTATTCAATATATTTGTATACAAATAATAACGATCACACAGATGATCTACTTTTAAATAAGGTGCGTGATCGTCAATTTACTTAGTTTTGATTGTATCTGATAACAAGAGATCAAAAAGTTCTGGATTAGAGTGTATATCAATATTATCTACAATGTAATTTGATATGCCCTCTTTACGATACACAATATTATGCACTCTCTCCTCTACTGTTCCTTTAGCAAGCAGTGTGTAGATATTCACATTCTTTGTTGTAGAGATTCTATGACATCTATCTTCTGCTTGTTCTTTATCAGCAGCTGTCCAAGGCTCCCCATAAAAGATGACATTGTTAGCTGTTGTAAGTGTATGCATCGTACCTAATGCTCCAATGGTACCGAGTATAATTGTGTACTTCGGGTTCTTCATAAATACTTCTTTATTGTGATTGCGATCTTCATCTGACATTGTACCTGTATATACGCATACATTGTATTTCTTTGAAAGATGATAGTAAAGCATGTGAAGAGGTTGCACCCAGTTGTCAAATATGACAACCTTTTCACCTCGTTCATGTATTTCTTCTACAAGTTCTAGCAATCTCTGAAGTTTAGAATTCTTCTTACAGTAATCTGAATCTTCATAAGATACATTGTCATCATAGAGTTCAGGGCTTTCACAGATCTGTCTCAAATGCATGAATTGCGATAGCGGATTCAAAGATTTTACAATCTCAGATCTATTAGCGACCATATTATTGACTTCCATGCTGTACAACTTGTTCTGATAAGGTGTTACCTCTACATATTCTGTATAGTATATCTTCTCCGGAAGATCTAGAATATCTTTCTTCAACCTCCGGATCATATTAGGCTCTAATAAAGATTTCAAGTAAGGGATATTTCGATACCCAATGATCTCATGACCACCAAATCCTCCATATATGCAGAATTTCTGACACCATTTCCAAAAAGAAGTATACATGTGACCCTTAACAAGTTTCAATGGTAAGTATACGTCTGTAGGTCTAGATGTAATTGGAGTTCCTGTTATAGGTATCCACATCACTCTACCATTGGTCTGCTTATCAATCCTATCAAGCTGCTTACCTTGAGTAGATGAAGGAGAACATCCTTTATGAATTTCATCTACAGCTATCATTGATATTTCGTTGCGATTGCACCAATCAATTATCTGATCAGCTATGACGAACTTCTTTCCTTGCTTAGCTCTAACACCTTCAACATTCATGATTATGAAGAATGGAAGTTCTGGAGCAGATGTATCTCCATACATATGACCAGTTTCAAGATCTTCTAACTTCTCTTTTGTACCTGTATCAGATCTATAAGATCCATTTCGTTTCTTACGAGTTCCTAGTATGTAAGGGATAAACTTTCCTTGCGAGTGTTCCTTGATATCGTCATACCAATGGTACTTAGCTGTATTCACACAACATATGATTAAGCATCGTTTGAATCCGATAGCAAATTTATTATAGATTGCTAAGTTCATTGCTTCTAGGCTCTTGCCGGCTCCCATTTGGTCAGCCAAGATGAATCCATGGAAGTTTTGCTGAAAAGCTTCTCTGTAAATTGCCCACCTCATGAAATCAATCTGATGATCATACAGCTTTCCACCCTTCTTGACATAAAGAGGTACTTGAGATACATCTAATCTAGGAATAGGTGTAGAGTGTTCTATTTCTTGATTCTCTCCGAGATGTTCATCTGATTCAATCTTAACTTGATCTTTGTACATGGTACCTTTGAGCTGATTTAAAAATAGCCCAAGGTGTGCAACAGGTATTGTCCAATGTTTAGATTCTGATACCCATTGTTTCTGTGGAACTTGTTTGATCAACTGTACAATCGTAGGATCATATCGAAATGATATTTCATAGACTTGTCCATTTTGTTTAATAAGTATCATATTACACCTCAAATTTTATCTAAAATAGAAAATATTTAAACGATTTGGTCATCAATGTATGTGAGCACAAGTTCGAACACGCACGTTCCATTGAATCGTTTAAATATTTTCTAAATTTATCCTGTTACACTGGTTTCAACACCTTGCGGAATGAATATCCCTTATGCTGCTTACCTGTCTTAATAGAATCACTTACGTACGATGGATCAATTCCAAGATCTCTTGCAGCATGTGACTGTTTTGCGTATAGCTTACCAGTTTCTATGCACTCAATCATCTGTTTCATAGGTGGATTACCTGTATCTTCTGAAATATCTTCAGATTCCGGAAGATTATCGGAAGATAAGAATTTCTTGGCAATATTACTGTAAGCTCTTTCTACCAATTCCGGATTTTCTTCTTCAAATTTATCCATAGCAGTCTTACATATCTCTTCAAGCTCTTCTACCGATTGAATATCCTTGAATCGCTTTGTCTCTGGTTGAGATTCACAATTTAAAGGTGGTTCTATATTATCACCAATCTTGATCCATTTGCCGTCAAGCTTAAATGAGTATCCAGATGCGGACATCTCATTTATGCGATCCCAGCTCCATGTAGACATTTCATACTCAGCAGTTTGAATCTTTTCAAATTTTTTGTTATATACTTCAAGCGTCACAGTCGATCACCTTACAACTAGAATACTGATGGGTAGTTGCAATCACACACACAATGCTTGAGTTCAGAATTAACATCTGACCCACCTTCAGAAACATGCTCCGCAGGTACAAATTTAGCAATTAGTTCAGCCAGCTTGACGATATCCTGATCACGTCCCTCTTCTTTCAAAGTGTTCAACATATTTTCTACTGTGCCGAACAGGCCCTCGTCCGGAATCTCCTGAAAATCAAATGGTGTAAAGATTACAACATATTCAGGACCTACAAGTTCTTTGATGTCAGCAGTAATCTGATTCAAATCATCTGCGTCTATGCTATGAATAGCATCCGGATGATACTTTACATTGATAATTTTCTTTGCCATTTCCAATGACCTCCTATTTCATTATTATTCATAGATATTAACGATTCATACATAGAAAAAGGTGCTTGTTCAGCACCTCTTACCTACTAGTTCAGAATTCCGATATCTCTTGTTTCTGCAACACATAAAAGAGCCTGAATAGAACTTGCAAGATTGTCGATATCCTGTCGATCTTCATCTGTGAATGGATCGTTCTTATAGAAAGCAATGTATCCAATAGGTAATCCTTTTACTGTCTTCATCATAGCACAGATACATTTATGCTCACCCATCTCAGTCATGAGATCATACATTGCACCACCTACAAGTTTATTATGATTGCTGATATCAAATTCACAGAATTTCTCATCCTGCATATTATCAAAAAATTGTGTGAATAATGACGTTGACAACTTATCGACCATCTTGGCTCTACCTGTAAGATCAAATGTATTTACTTCATATGTGCATGTCATGTATCGGAACGGCAAGTAAGCAATAGACATGACTGAATTGGAAAATTCAATGACCTGAAGACGGTGCCCGTCGTGTTCAGATAGAAATTGATTTATCAAATATTGTATCTTTGACCCTACTTTACTCCTTATTTCGATATTTTCATCATGTGTGTTAATACGAAGTCTGTTTTCTGCCCAGTTCAGACCCATATTTATAAGACGAACTACAACATAGATAAACAGACCTGATATAACTATGGTTATACCATAATCTGTTAACAGTTTGACGATTGAATCATTACCAAAACCCATAATAATATGTACACCTACTTTCCACTTAATAATTTTCAATGAAAGTATAGCATACACAAGTTTTGTATGAGTCTTTCATTGCGAGTTTCACGTCAACTTATTTGATAATGGCCTGTGATCTCATAATGTAGCCAGTTACAGCACCCTTTTCAGCTACTCCCATCGTAACTTTGACCCAAGGTCCTTCAAATGCATGAATTCTACACTTACCTGATGACATTCCGAGTACCGGAGATGCTATGCTCTTTGCAAGATAGATAGGTACAGGTCTCACAATCTGATAAAACCGATCTTCTACCGTTTCCTTTGATTCAGATTTAACAGGAGATTTTTTCTCAGCAGGTTTCTCAGACTTCTTTGATTCTGATGACTTGTTCTCGTCTGATTTCTTTGACTCGTCTGACTTCTTCGGCTCTTCAGCTGATTTATCTTCAACCTCTACTGCTACAGATTTACTTGTCGATTGTACCTCTTTAGTCTCACCTTCAACAGTTACATTATTTTCTGAAGCAGCTTCTGCTTCTTGTGTTTTCTTAACCCCTCTTGGCATGAAAGTTTCAACCTCCTCGTATTTATGATATGTGATATTTATGTAAGGTCCTAATGGTCTAAAATCATGTTCACAAGGACTTGAACACGAGATTCATCACATTTTTCTAGATTATCTGTGTATACATATTGAATATGTTCTGTTGTAGAATACTTTAATGATAATTTAACCGACCTCACGACGTCTTGATTAGATACTCTAGATAGTAATTCATCTTCATAGCTGCATTCAGTAGAAATAGAATTCTTATGTATTGGAGAAGGTTCTTCATCATACAGTGCACATGTAATAAGGTGTGAATCACTCACACCTCTATATTTTTTACCAAGTTTCCTTGATTTCTCTGTTATTTTTTGAATCGCAAGATAAGGATTTCCACATTTCTTCTCGATTTCTTGAAATCTATTGATGTCATCCAATCTAGAATGCATAAGCAAGAAAGCTTCCTCTCAAGCATTTAGGGCCTGCTCCCTCTTCTACAGACTTTTCCGAAGTGAGAGGTCTTCCGCATCTGCAACAGATGCCCTCATGATACAGATTCATCTTAGACCGTTCTGCAAGTCCTTCATATGATGCCATTTTCACGATATATTGAGCACCTCTTACAATCTCAGTATCTTCAAGAAATCGAGAATTATGTGTTAATCGGAAGTTGAGACCTTCCATCATACCGATGTAGAAGAGTTTCTCTTTATCATGTACAGCGTAAACAAATATCACATCATCTGGAAATTCAGATGCATTGACAGGTCGTTTGAATGCATAAGTATGTGACTTTCCAGATGGTGCTTCAAGTGTAACAATGCCTCTGCCACCTATGATGTATCTATGAATGATATCTCTGTCGATCATCCTATGACGATACTGCTCATTTAACTTAATCATATGTGTAACCCTCCTAACTAAGTTAGAATTGTTTTAATTACACATACATTAACGATTTGTAAGTTAAGATTTTCGTTATGATCTTTAATCGCACTGACGAGCAAGTACATTGTTCACATAACTTCTGAGATCTCGTGTCCAAGTATCGAACAGATACTGAATATCCGATGGTAGATTGCAATAGAACATTTCCAAGCTGTTGATGATATCGTTGATGTCAGATTTAACTGTGTCCATTGCGCACCCTTTGCAGATACCATTTGTTGTATCAACATATTGGTCTGTGCAGCACAGGGATTTAGCATCAGGAGCGTACCCATATGCTTCTACAGATAATCCAGCCAACTCCTCGATCATAGATTCCAGTATCCATTTACGGTCACTTAAGAGACATATGAGATCTTTATCTACGGGTCGTAGATTCCATTTGATTGTGCACATATCATCAATCGTTTTCTTGCACAGCGCCATAAGTATTTCATAACAGTTACATGTGCAATCACAATCGTCTTCCTCTGGATTAAGTTCTGTAAGTTCAAATGTATCATCCAAAGGAGCTAATTCATAAACAGTTTCCTCTTCTGGAATCGATTCAACAAACTCATCATCAGCTAATAGCGTTTCAACAGCTTCAGCTGCTTGTTGTGCTGTTTGGATAGAACACATAACCCCTGTAAGCATGACTTCATTAGAGTTTGACCCTTTCACAGATTTGAATGCTAGACGAATTTTAGATGATGCTTCAGCTTTATGCGTTTCAACATCATCTTGTTTATCTGAATCCCCTTCAAATAGATCCTCGGTATCATCTATCCCTTCATAAGACTCTCCATACCAATCATCTATGATCTTTGTGAGCTCATCATCAGCTTTCTCTGGAGTTATATTCTGGACCTCCTTCTTCTTCCCATCTGCACTCTGAACTAGCATGTCCCAACGGTTATCTTTCAAACGTGTCATCTTAACTTTGAGTATTCTATCGTTTCCTGTTTTTATCTTACAGTAGAGTACATCACTGCCATCATCATCTTTCTCTTTCTTGATTTCGTCAATCTCCATTCCAATCTCAAACAGTTTATTGAACCCGTCAAATAGAGCATTTGAAAGCTTCTTTATGATATCTCCACCGATACCACAGAAAATTGCTGACATCAATTCTACCTCCTCTACATAATAAAATAGCTCCTCGGCGACCTAACCCGAGGAGCTCATGACATTTCTCTAGAAAAGATCACCTTTCCTATTTTGCTGCTCTTCTTACTGTGCGAGTCTTTCTTGACGCACTAACTCTTTTTCTTGACGGGGAAAATCTCTTTGTACGAGTAGAAGCTTTTACTGCCGGCTTTCTCGGCATTCTTCTTGCTTCTAAGATCTCTTCATCACCCTCCGGTGTTACTGTAAACTCATCCTGCCCAATTCCGAATACAACGGAATCTGTTTCAGGATCTGTAGTTACCTGTACATCCTCACCAGTTACTTCAGCTACAAGCTGTGCAACGTCATCTGTTTCAAATAACAGATCTGTTGCCTCTTCGTCTACAGAAACATTTCCTGCACCGTCATCTGTCATATCTACATCTTCAACAGGAGCATCCATCTGCGGATCAATTTCTGCTTCTGCTACAATTCTGCGCTTTTTAACGAACATGATACATTCTCCTTTTCTGTTTATTTGATTATGATCACACTAAATTTCGATCTACACTAATAGAAGGTTAGTTGAGTACCACCATGTTTGTCTTCTTTTGTTGAAGCTCTTCACGAATCTGTTCAAGTTCTGCATTAGCTTCATCTAAAAGAATGTTTCCGTCAAGTGATACATTAGACCCCTCAATTGTGTATTTTGATCTTGCACGTCCTAAACTCTTCTTCATATGAGCTTCTGCCAGTCGTATTAGATAATCTTGCCAAGTAAGGCTTTTGATTTCTGACACATCTTGATAATCTGGAACATAACGAATAGTTACATGAGTAGGTCTAGGATCTCTATGTGTTACATATACTACATCGTTGTCGAGATCGTATTTCCACTGAAAATCAGTTGACAATGTATTTCTAACTTGTGCCATCGCCATTTCAGTCATGATAGGATCAATATTTATACTTGCTGTATTTCCAATTGAACTATAGACATTAACAGCTGCAGCTACTTGAAATACATTTCCAGAATCTATCGTTGACATGGTGAGCCCAATTCTAGGCCGTGATGCATATACGTATAACACTTTTCTTGTTATAATGCCTACATCTGATAATTTGATCCTTGTCGAGAATGGAACCGTCTTATCTACAGGATTTTTGATGTACCGCTTCAATTCTCTGAAGGCGATCTGAACAGCTTGTTCAATTTGTTGGCTTTCTACGTTATCAGATGTAGGGAGGCCAAGATCAAATCCGATCTGAGTTACTATCTCTGACATCTTCATGTTCTTATTAGCCTCCCTTCAAAGATCTTAATTCTTATGCAGTAGCAACTACTTCAAACTTGCCTTCAACTTCATTTACCTGATAGTTGTCAGCTACAAGTCCTTCTACATTGCTTGAATAGGTTCCACCTGTAAGTGAAGCAGAACCTGTTCCTGCTACCTTAACAGCTTCTTTTCCACTAGGTGCTGTAAATGATCCACCAGAGATGTTTACAACAGCTGCTTGATCAAATCCTTCGTTTCCAACTCTTACGCAATCGTTGCTGAGTGATTCAAACGTACCATCTTCGATATTGACAGTAACATCTCCGTTCTCACTTGCAACATATAGTGCATAGAAATCAGATCCGCTATGATTGTCGCAGTCAACAACTTTGTAAGATCCGCCTTTTACGGTCATAGATCCTGAAACAGCTCTGAGTGCTCCAAATGTTCCTGTGATCACTACGTTTTCTCCAAGTTCCATTGACGCACCTGGAGTAGAAGTCTGACCGCTATCTACGGTATAACACTGCTTAGAGCAGTTATCTCCGATGAATGTACCACCATGGATGATAGCTGTTCCTCTGTTTGCAAGTGTTGACCCAGAATTACCTGATGTAGAAGCCTGACAATTTTCAATAGTGATTGTATTGCCTGTACCATTGTAGAATGCACCAGATCCAGATGAACCATCTGTTGTAAATGTTCCACCACTTACTGTTAACTTGCATCCGCCGCCATTGTCAATATTTGATACAGCGTTCATATGACCGGTGAAAGTTCCATCTGTTATTGTTGTTGTAGCTCCTTGTGCGGAAACAATTGCATTACCCTCATTGCCTGAATATGAATCAGATCCTACAAGATCTCCACCGTTTACTACAAGTGTTCCGAGATTCTGAACAGCTCTAGGACATCCTATAAACTCTCCATCTTCAATAGTACATGTACCTCCAGCAGCATTGCTTATGCACATGCCGTTAGCTTCTTGGCCACCTTTGAATGTACCAGACTCAATCTTAAGTGTCCCGTAATTTGTGATACATCCTGTGCCGTTCGATCCGCAATCTTCAGAAGTAATTGTACCATTTCCTGTAACTACAAGATCGCCTCTGTTAGTGATTGGACGTCCTTTAAATCCAGAAGACTTGATTGTATGTCCAGCAAGATCAAGTGTGACTTTCTTTCCTGACGGAATTTCAACACTACCATATGGAACTGTAATATCTGCTTGGAGCTTAACAGTTGTCAGAGTATTATTTGGAACAGCTGCAATGGCATCATCTAATGTTCCGTAAGATTTATCCCCTACAATAATCGGCTTGGAATTAACTTCGTTCAAATAGAACTGCTTCTGGTAATGATCTCCGTGAGGAACTTCTACCATTGTAAATCCTTCAGCACCATTTACGATACCATCTTCATCTGTATTACCATCAATCCAAATTGTAGGCTTTCCATAAGCTTCAGTTGTATTGATAATAGTAGCACCGTTGATATTAAGTACACCTGCAGGTAATGCGGCATTAGAAGCAGCTTTTGCTTTAGCTTCTGTCTGACTTCTGCATACTTCAATTCCACCAAATGTATTACCAGATACATCAATTGTACCTTCTAGATTGACGGTAGCACTGTTTGCAATGATACCAGCATTACCACCGGTAAATTTTGAATCTTTGACAGTATGTTCACCGGTATAGAATTGAACACCATATGAAGAATTCCACTCTGTGTTATCCGCAGTATTTTCAACTGTGATATCCTCAATAGTAGAATCTGCTGTCATGGTAAATGCTTTACCCGGTTCACTCTTCGTGACCGTGTTGCCAGCACCGTCAATTGTCATCGGTTTATTGATCTGAATTTCAGATGTTGTAGCAATTGGAGCATTCAATGTCATCTCTTTGATATCAGGATCTTCAAGAGCTGCAGCTACATCTTCTGCATCTTCGATGATAGCTTTACCGAAATTCGGATTATTGACATATGTCTCAGCACCAGATTCAATAGAATCAACTGACATACTCTCGTCTGGAGTAATTGTAGCAACTACATCGTGTCCATATACTACAAGTACAGGATCTACAGCTACTTCTCCACCATCATCTCCTACGATAACAGGAGTTACTTTAAGTTTATACTTATCAGCTACACCAGAATCATCTGTAGTAGATGCACCTGTTACTGATACTACATGATCTTTCTGTATATTCTTGAGTGTTATGCTATCCCAGGATGTACCATTAGGAGCATCGTTCTGACCATTGTTGACAAATGACTGATCATCAATTGTAATTGTATCGATAGCATATCCGGAAAGAGCTGAGAATTGAATCGGGCAATCTTGTCCGATCTTAACTCTTACGCTGTCTTGAACTCCGTTAGATGCAATAGATGTGTTTGCATCATGATTCAAAGTAATTGTATACCATGTTTCAGATGCATCTGGAATTCCATCTCCATCTGTGTCTACCGAGAACACAAATGTAAGCTCCATATCAGCTAAGATATTAGAAGCTGTAAACGTTCCCGAGAATGGTGTTTCAGATGTATTTGTATAGAGGATTTCGTCACCGTTCTTAACCTGGTAAAGAGCTTGACCCTCTCCCGGTGTCACGGTGAACGTAAGATCTTCACCGAGAGCTATCTCTTTTTTTGACGGATCTACAGTACCAGATCCATCGGCTGAAGCTGTAACAACAACAGTCTGATATTTATCCGGTATACCGTCACTGTTAGCATCAGGTGCAAATGTTACTCTGATTTCTTGATTCTCTGTAACATTTTCAATGACAAATCTGTTCCATGTCGAACCTGCTGGAAGTTTATTTGTTGCCATGTGTATCTGCTCTCCTTTCTTCTACTATTCTTTTCCGTCGTTTACATATTCTTCATTGTTGGCACTAATAGTATCTACTACCATACCTGCATCAGGTGTAATGTCAACGGAAGCATCGCTACCACTTATAACTTTCTGAGTTTCTGGTGAAACTTTACCACCTGGCCCAGCAGATGCATTTACTGTTAATTTATACTTATCAGCAACACTAGATCCATCAGATGCAGTATCAAATGTTACTATAATAGTATGAGGTTCATTAACATCTGTAAGTACAACTGTTAGCCAAGTTGAATTCTCCGGTGGTTCAGATGTTCCATTGTTGATATATTGACTACCATCAATAGAAATAGTAGATACAGCGTATCCATTGTCAGGTGTTATGTTTAATGTAAACGTACCACCCAGAGCTACATCTTCGGAAACCGGCGAAACCTTACCACCGTTACCACTTACGGAAGCAGTAACGGTGTTTGTATCTGGTTCCGGCTCTGGTCCCGGTTCCTCATTTATTTTTTTGTTACAGTTACAACAAAGCCCTGATCAGCCATCTGCTCTCCCAGCTGCTGATAGTAGAATGCTTCTTTGTAATCATCTACATCGAATTCAACTTTGTTGTCTTCACCAACAACAGCAAGTTTGAACTGAGCCAGCGGACCGGACATCGGAACAGATGTAGTAGCGAACGGCTCCGCCATATCAAGGCTTCCCCAGCCATCTACATTTGTAGCATATACGGATTTACCAGAAATCTTCTCTTCATCCGGTTTATCTGCCGGAATACCCTCTGTATATGCCGGAGTGTCAATGTAAGAATTATTCGGCTGGAATAATCTCATAATAGGAGCACAAATCTTTTCAAGCTCTTGCTCTACACCTTTGTACTCAATAGCAACTGTGTATGCCATAATTCATACCTCCATTTATTATTGAATTTTAAATATTTCTGTTACTACATTCGCACGTTTATTATCACAACAAGATAAAAGGTTGTTGTGAATATGTTCATTGTTTTAGATCTGACTTGAGTATTTCAAATATGATACTATCATGTAATTTTCCATCCATAAGCTTTGATACTTGACGAAGATATGCTGATTCTCTACCTCCAAATCTCTTAACAAGTTTACGATAACCCTTCAATGCTGGATTATCAGCATAACAGTACCAAGCGACACGGTTCATATTATATTTAATGAACAGATCACGAATGCACTTTACTACATCACTCACAAGTACAACATTTCCTTTGTCAAAACTTATGAATCCGAAGTTATCTGCTGACATTGCTTCCCAATCTACTTGATAAGATATGAATCCAATGATTGTATCTATGGTTTCTAGACCACATTTTCTACGATTCACAGATACAAATGAATGACAATTCTTATTATTATCTCCAAAGTCTAATTCATAAGAACCAGGACCTCCGTGATAATACATATTATCAATATCATACCATCCTTCAATCATCTTCTTATTCAATTCATCTTTATACAGCTGTGCAGGTTTCAACAAAATCTATTCACATCCTTACTTTAAATATATAACACTACAGACCTGCCTACCATTATTGTCTCTGGTCTGATTAATCTTTCAACCTGAATCTCCGTTCCTAAATGTCAATTTTATTCAGTCTCAACCTCTAAACAAACATCTGTAACAAGTCCGTCTCCCCACCCATTAAGCTTTGCAGATGTGATATATCCAATAAACTCTCCATTAACTTGTATAGATAGGATCCGCTCTTTTCCAGTAGCACCACCACGTCTATTTCCCTCTTTATCTAAGAGTTTAATCAAATCTGATACTGTCACATTCTCCATATCTGATCTCCTTTCTAAATGTCAGATTAATCCATCTCTCGACAATCTCAATCTTTGTTATTTTCCCAATACATGTCCGATAACATTTGTGTGATAATATTCTTCGCGGCGTTCCATCCTATGCAGAAATCCTCGTTAACGCCATCTATAAAATCATCCTCATATTCAAATTTCCGCATAATTTCTTTGATTCTCCGTACATCCCTTTTAGATGTTCCTTTGAAATATCCAGGGATAGTGTCTAACACAGTAAGATGTACTGGATTTTCCATTTTGTTATTTGAAGCACTCATTATTCAATCCCGCCTTTTACTGAATTTGAGATAAACGTATTTAAGTCACCGTTAATACACATTTGAGACGAATCACAAACACCACCATTTTCATCTACATCACCTAAATGAATTTGAATATCTGTTTCACTAACATGTTTATACTCTGGACATCCATAGCAAATGTTATCTTCATCAAGTAAAAATCTGGGTTCTGTATTCATTCAATCCCGCCTCTCTCGACAATCTCAATAATATCTTTCGCGGCACCAATATATCCTTCCGCATAACTACTACTAACGTTCATATTTACCACCTTTCCGGCAGCCGATATCTGTATTTCATTAATCACCTTTTCCTTGTCAAAGGCTACTGAAGCATCATCCACTATTGTTTCAAATATTTCACATAACGCCTTATCAACATATTTCCTGCTTCTCATGTCTGCAATTAAAGCTTTCCGGCTGATTAAATCATCACTCATTGTCTGCCCTCCTGTTCCACCGCTTTACCAGTTCTTCTTCTCCATATTCCTCGCAGATCTGCATTTTCCCTCCACATGTTCTACACCTGATGTAAATGTCCGTACATAGGTCAGATGTTCTGCTCCCTTCCTGTATATCTTCACTCCCGCAGAACGGACACGGCTTTAATTTAACTTCGTTCACTCTCCTTCGCTCCTTTCCAGGGCAGTACGGCCCTGGAATATAATATGGTCTCCATGCTATTACTCTGCTCCCATGAAAAGCTGAATCAATTCCCCATGTTTCATATTCCCTGCCATTAGGTGTATCGACAACATATTTTGCCGATACACCTCGAAAATCTACCACGATAGGTTCAGATATTCTCCCATCATCATATCGGATGGTGGCCCAATATTTCCCGAACACTTCCGGAAGCCGCTCCTCAACCGGGATCCAGCCGTCATTCATGTACTTGCGGATGATTTCTTCTACACAGTCCAATAAAACGACCTCTTCAACAAACCTTCCATCTTGAGGATGAGTATAATGCTCTTTAGATGTTGCAACCATAATAGAACTTTCTCTCATCTCTCCCAGAATCTTCTCTAATTTCTTCATAAACTATCCTCCTCACACATATTCCCATGTGATAGTTCCGCAATCAAATATCTGTACAAAATCATGTTCTTCCATTATCTGCTTCTCAGATTTTGAAAGATCAAGGGCATCATCATGCAGAAACTTTTGGATATTTTGCTTCTGTGTATTATAACGATTGTAAGCTCTGTCTGTATAAAGATCCACCCAAACATATCCAGGATCAGACCTTCTCAACTCTGTAAATCCGAGCTTCTGGTAAAGAGTACCACGAGTATGAGCTCTATCAGAAAATGACCTTATTCTCGCAGGATTGTATTCACGAACAAAATATTTGAACAGTTTAGAAGCTCCACCTACAACAGATGTATTGAGCTTAGAGCAGAATCTCACAAGTTCCCAACAATCAGAAAGATCCTCATTCTTAGATGTACCAATAGTATTTCTCATCTTACCAAATGCCATAAGAGATACGAGCTCTCCTTGATAGTAAAGACCTAATCTAACAGATGCTCCTGCAGCACCTTGACGATGATTAGCATTCAAAAACTTCGTAGCTGTATTTGAATCAACTTCTTTGACGACACACTTCCTAGCATAGATCTTCTGATCGCATTTACCAAGAATATTCTTTATCATAGATTCAATAATCTCCCGTTTATGGGTCCACTCATATCCAAATATGTGAAACAAAAATATTCCTTTCTCCTCACACATATCTGTTTTCATCTTATGATAGGATGGACTCTTCGGATCTGCTCCCCAAGGGTCTGATATAGAGGAATTATGCGTAGCAGTTGGATCACACTCAAATCCAATAGATATATCCGGTATAAATATATCTATTTCATAAGGATGTATTTTACTTCTACAACTCTGTATTATATCTCCAGAATAAATAGAATTTATGAACGCTAACATATCGTTTTCTACCAATGATTTTGATCGCTTTACATGATCTAGACCATTTATAGGTGTAAGTATGTTATAAATTGATGCAACGCAGCATCCAAACTCTTCCGTTAAATCATGCACAGATGGTCGTTCGTCAAAGTGTGATTCAATGTATGTAATTGGATCATCTTTGAATTCAGTCCACACATCTAGATTCTTTATTCGAGTTTGACTGAAATTATCCACCCCATAAATATCATTGAAAGCTTGTTTTATCTTCCGTTTTATTTTATCTGATTTTGAAGGATTATCGGTTCCATAATTACTCATCCAAGTTTCTCTAGATTTAGACTTGACTTCTTCTGACTGTAGAGCATAATCTGTACCATAATGTTCTCTGCAAGTTTCCTTAGATCTAGATCTATATTCATCTGTCTGTGTGTACCAATCACTACCATATCTCTCACGATTTGTTTCTTTGATTTTATCAACAGATCCTGGAATATGCATAGCATTAGTAACGCCGTATTTACGCATGAAGGATTCTTTTTGGTGTTGAGTACGTGATTCAATATCTGTATTTCTTTGAGCTAATATGTATCTACATTCATCTGAGCATGTTTTAACATATGGATCCTTTCGAGGGTCAATCTTAAACTGTTTTCCGCATACCGCACAAGTTTGGTAATGCTGATCATAGCAATATGCTGTTTTTGAATCCTTAGGATGAAATTCTTTTCCGCACCATTTACATATCTTTGTAGTAGATAAAGCATTCTGAGACCGTCTAATCGATACGTATTTCTGCCCACATTCTACAGAACACGTGTTCGAAATTGTATGAGAGCATTTAGCTTCGAACATCTTACCGCATACAGGGCACTTAATTTCAATATCCCTATTACAATAAAGCTGTCTATTGCTAGTAGGTATAAATGTTTTACCACAACGCTTACATTTTTTAGGACTATAAGTTGTCATGTACCTATCCTCCTCATATATTATAACGATTCAAGAACATAAAAAATCAGCCCTGAAATTAATCAGGGCTGACGAAGTGATCTGTGATAATAATTGCGAAATTGACTTAGATGATTGACGATTTAGAATACACCGATAATCTTACCGGAAACTACCGTCTCGGGTACGGTTACCTTCATTGCCATCATTGTAGCAGCACCCTGTTGCACGGAAGCATTTGCAAGTGTAATCGGGTCTGTGTTCATAATAGGCATATACTCCCCGAATAGTGCGCTGTTTCTACGAATATCGTTAGATTTTGCACACATTACCCATTGGTTCGGATCGTAATCCGGTGCAACATAAACCTCTTTGTCGTCGAGTCTACCGTATTTGTAAGGACCTACGGTATCTTCTACGTTGTCTGCCTGGAATCCATCGATCATGCTGATGTAAGCAGCTACGTTGGATCCAACGATCAGTCTGTTCGGACGAGAAAGTCTTGTTCTCTGATATACGGAAGCAGATGCCTGCTCAAGTTTCAGCTTGAACATGTTCAGGTAATCGCTCGGTACTACAGAGCTGTTTACTACCGGTGATACATCGAAGTTGTATTGAGGTTTGTAAGATGCTGCATTTTTCAGCACATCGAAACCTCTCGTATTGATTTCTGCTGTAAGTTCAGAAATTGCTGCTTCTTTTGCAATATCTCCGATGTTGCTGCCGTATTCCTGCTGAGCTGCAAATGCAGAATAGATTGACCAGTAGCAAGCGATCTCATAAGCTTCAGCTACAAGATTGAATTCATCCAGCTGCAGATAACCTTTTGCCATCTTAGCACCGTAGTGACCAGATGCATCAGGTCCAACTGTTTCGTTGTCGTACTGATAAGTAAGTTTTACGCTGTTACCTTCTCCAGCTGCCGGAGGTGCCTGAAGAACAACAGATCCATTGGAGTAATCAATAGTACCTGCTGCAGCTCCTGTTGCATCTAATAGATTTCCTGATCCGTCATCTGTGAGCGGAGTAGTTGTACCATTTTCGATCTTATAAGCTGTTACAGAACCTGGAAGGATCGGAGTATATGCTGCGAACATTGCATCATATTCACCTTCACCGATCAGCTCGTTCTTAACTACACGACCTGTGAAGTTCGGATCCTGACCCTGACGGTTTACGAATGGGCTTGATAATACGGTTCCTGCCGGTGTCTCGCCTTTTGTATTTTCAGCGATAAACTTGAAGTAAGGAACCAGCTGCTGACGAGATCTCATTGCTACAGATCCCATAACATCTGTAATGATCAGTTTCTGTACAAACATCGGAAGCAGTTCCAGGAAATCCGGTCTTGCCATGATATTTGATGTATTAGTAGCAGCCATTACAGATGCGCCTCTGCGCATGTTAGATCTCAGCTGATTAGCAAATCTCTGCTGCTCAGGTGTTAACCGGATGTTAGCTACTACAGAAGAACGTCTTGCAGAACGAGTACGAGCATTAGCCGTTACAGGTCTAGCAGCAGAAATACCTGTGCTAGCTGCAATTGTACGTCTTTGCTGACGGTTCTGCGGAGATATGGTACGAGTTGTTCTCTTAATCATTTCTACATCTCTCCTATATTTAATTTTTAATTTTTTACATGTTAAAGTGCTACAATATCATCATCTGAATCTCCATCCATGATTGTAACAGGAGTTACATCAGGTCGTGCGGGAATATTAGCAGTGGAAGTGCCTCCACTAATGATGGACTTGAGTTCATCTACAGATGTTGATGCTGTAACGGATATATTTTCAAGAGGAGCGCCGATTGCTGTCGCATACAAGTATGCATAAGCATCTTGATACTCTGCGATAACTTGTTCTGATGCTTGAATCCGTTGTTCAAGTGACTTCACCTTTGCATCAAAGTTTGAAGGCTTACCTTTCAACTTTTTGTTCTCAGCAACAGTTTTGCTCAGATCTTGTTTCAAGGAAGCGATGACTTCATCTTTTTTACGAATTCTATCATCTCTGGCTTCTACCTTCTGTACATAATTAAGGTTCTGTGTGTTAGAACTCTCAAGATTATGTTTAAGTTGTATATTTGCATTCACAATCTGACGATTTTTAGCAAATGCCCTTTGAGAAGATGCTGTTACACGTGTCAACTGCTCAGACATGATTCTCCGAGTAGTAGAATTGATTCTTCTAAGCCTGAGATTGACTTTATCTGCAGCTTCTACCTTAGACGCAAGGATCTTATTCTGTGATCTTAATTCTCTGTTAGCTGCAACAGCTTCTAAATACAGGTGCGTCATTGCTTCTAGCTTCTGCTGTAACACTTCTGACGCTTGTACAGTAGATCCTGACAATTCAACCTGACGAGCTTCAATGTTCTTATATTGAACACTCTTTGGATTAAGCTGTGCCTTTACAACATCAAGAGCACTAGAAGATGTTATTTTTGACAGGTTGTCATTCAACGAAGTAACAACAGCATTGCATTTCTTCACGTTTGCAGGATCTGTTGAAGCTGCAAGCGCTGTAAATTTCGGAACTGCATCATCATATGCTGGAAATGATACAAGATCAAATCCACGGAACACAAATGTATCTGGATCTACATATCCATCTGCAGCAACATCTCCTGCACCTCTAACAGATATACCAAATTGAACACCTGCGTCTATGAATGCTTTAACAATTCGTCCTACAGGAGTGTCAATCAGATCAAATGTACCAAATACCTCACCTGTATCTTCATCAAGTTCAATGTCTCTTAATATGATACAAGCATTTTTGAAATCTTGACAACCAGGATCTTCTGGATGACCTAAAAACCCAATGTACATGCCCTTATCTCTGTAAGATTTGTAGTCATCTGAATTAATCAAGTTTCTCCACAAATCTTTGTCAAGTAGCATCGAGTTATTGTTTTCAATACTATCAGCACATTTACCTTTGAATGTTCCGATGATAGATGACTTCTGAGGATTTTTTATCGTAACATCGGATTCTACCTTTGTTGGTTTCATATTATCTATCACCTCACTCTTTTAATACTTTTGCACCCATTCGAACAAGACCACCTACAAGCAATGTCTTCAGAGCTTCTTTTATGATTCCGCCCTCTACATCTTCTTGTGTGTCTACATCTAGCTCATCATAAGCTTCTTCATTAGCTTCGTCTACTTGATCAATGACATCTTCATCTACTTCAACCTCCGTTGCTTGAGATGTATCAACACTGTATGTAGATTCGCCAATTTGAACTTGAATATCTCCACTAGAAGACTCTGTAATGCCTATATCAAAATCTTTGAGTTCATCGATGCTTGATAAGAAATCTAATAATGCTGCAGGTGTAAATAGTAAGGTATTCATTGATTCGTTCATAAGCTACACCTCTATACCATCTATACATATGAACGATGAAAAATCTATACTATTCAATATTTCAAGTTCATCGCCATCTAATACATCATTCGCAGAATCTAATGCATATTGTGCGACTACAGCATATTCTTGACCATTAAATTCATAGTCACCTCTATCAGCACCAATTTCTGCTAATATATCCATAATATCTTCATCCATATCATCTCTATTTACAAGATAATACTTAGATATTATGCCCTCCTCAATTTCATATGATTCCTCACGTAATATGAATATTTCATCTAAAGATGGTCTCCTTGTTCTAGATGCTCTAATCACTTTCTTCATTTTAATCCTCCTTTACTGACTCTCTTCATCCCCACTTGTACCAATATAACTTATCAAACTCTCCACTAGTTCTATATATGTCTTCTACACCAATCAGCTGCTCAAGGCCACCAAGCTGTATTTTCCATATTACTTGAACAATTTGATTGCTGTTTACTCGAATAATTGATCTTTTAAGCAGATCACGATTGTAATCAGCTACTACCTGCTGTTTATTTCCTGTAATCTCACCATGCTTTGATTCATAATCTGCAATAGCTGCATCTGTTATAGAATCAGGATTCATGCCCCAGTTCACCCTATCAGTAGGGGCAATTCTATAACCTGCAAGCAATCCATTATCTCCTCCAGATACCCAATCTTGTCTAGACCATAAACCAGCTTCGGTTATAAATACATAGTCTTTACCTTCCTCTCTAAACTGAGATAATGCTCCAACAGAGATCATAGCAGAGAAGATGACATCAATTGTTTCAGGAAATTCGGATTCAACTTCTGGAACAATCTCCCTATATGATATCTGAGCTCTAGGAAATGTATTTGAGATAAGCTCGCAGTTAATAGTATGTGAAGTATCAGATCTTTCTGCGAATACAGGTCCTAATCCTAAATATTCTCGACCATTATTCAAGTTTCCATCATATCCATCAGCTCCGTATCCAGGAGTTTGAAGCATATAATCTTCAAATCGTGTGAGTTCATCTCCATCAACTACACCTATACCAGCAGGTAACCCAAATTCATCTTCTTCTTGATTGATCAATCCCATAGTACCTAATGAGATATATTTAGGCACATAACTGCTTAACATGTGCCAGCCCTGATTAAGAATACCATCACCGGCAAGGTAATGCCCAATGCCTTCAAGCAATCCGTTAGTTGCTGCATTATGCCCTACATGAGCTGTAACTGGCTTCATAGTAGCTGCATCTCGTACAACAATGGTGACATTATGATTCATAGAGATATGTCGACTTGGTACAACTATTCTATTATCCATATGTCACCTCCTATGGAATTTCATTAGGATTTTCTTCATCCTCATATACAGAAGATTCGGTTAATCTATACCCTTCAACGCTGTTGATAAATTCAGTATACTCTCGAGGGAGTAATTCACCCTCAGGTTGACTTGGATCACAACGTTGATGCAAATTCGGATTTGTGAATCCTACGTCATCTCTTATTTGATCGTCTGAGGTTAAAGGCTTCCAAGTTCCTTGACCCATCACTGGTCTATCATACGCCATATAATCAACCTCCTTCTAGTATTTATGAAAGGTTCTGATCACAGAAAGAGAGATGATACTCATATCACCTCTCTTCATTATCATAGATCTTCAGAATCCTTTATTTCAATACTTTCACCATCTTCGGATGTCATCATATATTGCGTATTTTGATTATTTAATGACATTGCATCACCAACTTTGAGCATTGGAGGATTAACTGCAGGTCTTGGTTTCATAATAGATTCAGACTTATTATCTTCAATAGAATATACATCTTCTGTGATTTCTTTTTCAAGATTTCTATTGAGACGTAAGTTCCAAGCCATGTAGTCAGGTCTCTGTGCTCTACCATTTGGCCTATCTACGTATGGAGGTACCAGATAATCATCAGGATACGTAACTCCTACATCTTCAGGTCCATATCCTATAGAAAATATAGGCTCTGTAAATAATGATGCTGTTATATGATTATTATTACATAGCTGCAATGAATATAATGATCTATATCCGGGGTTGATAGATTTGTCAGGCTCACCTTCAACTGTTGAATTTCTATAGTATACAGGCTGACGAGTATGCTCAGGATCAGGGTTATTATTTGCAGTTTTCTGCATTCTAGCATAATCCTCACGACGATAATGACCAATATGTGTAGGTCCGATTGACATTCCTACATTCTCCATATCAGTTAGACGTGCATCTATTGAAACACGTGTACGAGCATCAAATCTAACCCCTGCATGCTGGAAGCAATACATCCCTAAAGGTCTAACATACTCAATACAAGCATCAATAGGTTTTCTATCGGAGAAATAAACTACATCAATATATCCTTCGTCTACATGAGGTGTTACGTATACAGAGTTGACAGGAATAGATGTATCCTCTAATCGATCATATAGTATATCTTTTTCCTTGCCATATTCAAGTATATTAAATTGAGCAAGATTGACCTCCGCTGCTAGTGTTACACCATCTCTTGATCCTTTATTTCGTATCATTGACATGAAGTACATAAGTACAAGTCGATTATATGCATATGGGAGTCTGTCATCGTATTTGAATCCCATTGTATCGGCTAGCATCCAAAGCAGCTCTTTTGGACATCTTAAAGGGTCATACAGATCCATGAAGTTTTCTATGTCGAATTTGATTACTGTTAGACAAACTTGTATCCACTTTAAGAAGAATCGGAAATCCATTGATTCCCTCTTATAGACTTCAGGTACGGAAATATCTTTGAAGTTCAACAGATCATCTCCTTTCACTATGTAATAATAAATAAGGCATCTTACAAAAGATGCCTTGAAGTGGACCTGAGCGGAGTTGAACCGCTGTCCGATTGTAATACTTAATAAGATTCTTTACGCTGTTTGGCTTATAGATCAGACACAGCTGATTCTCGCCAGCCCACCACTTCGTTCCTAACTTAGCTGTGTATACGAAGAACCGATAGAACCGGTTTTATGTTGAACCTCAACAGTTACTAAACCTGCTTGCGTAAACTCACTGTGTTTTGGTGCGACAACTTAGGCCGCCATTGCTACTTTTCTGTTAGCGTTTAATTTTAAGGTTAATGATAACGTCATCACTCGAGCGAAATCTTATCGTTCTTACCCCCGTCGATACCAGTACAGGCCCTTATGTATATTATAACGATGCTATCTCAAATATTCGTATGTAAGATATTTGATTTCTCTATAGTCATCGTCTAATATATCAAACCAATATGTGCAAAAATTACAAGTAGCTGATAATCTATGTTTCCCTTTACACACGTGAAATTTGAAATCACATTTCGGAAACGTTTCTCGGAGACCTTGAAGTATATCTTTCATCTGGATCATGTCTTCTGGTCTGCTTTGTATGTATTCAATTATCTGATGAGATAGAATATCCACTTTCATAAACACCTCCTGAGGTATCTATGATATGGAAGGTTCTATGTATCGTAATCAGGAAATCTGTACGAACAATTAACTCCGTATGTTGCTGATCTCTCAAATATATCATGTATGATCTGTTTACATGTATGCATACGATATGTACCGTAAACAGTCCCGTCTAGCTTATTTACAACTTCGTATACTCCTGTATCATGATCTGTATGTCGTATCATGAAATCAAATGTATTACATACACTCATTCGATCTTGTGAAATAATGATCATAATATGTCGTCCTCGCAATTGAGTATTATCACATGATGATAAACATCTGATCCGGCATCTTTGAACGAGAATAATGAACCTACGGAAGTTGTTCTTTCCGAATTGTCCGCATTCATCTGAGCAACCGTTTCAATAATATTGATTGCATCTGTTTTTGATAACCCTTTCATTGACTGCATATGAATAGCCTCCTTATATTAATTTCAACAGAATCTGTTCCTCTGCATCAAACAACCCTTTTACAGTATTGTACATTCTTCCATTTGCATCAACAGATGTTACTCGTACAATACGCTCATCTTTAGTGAAGTCATATATCTCTACAGCATCACTTAAATTCAGCTCTTTTGCACATAATCTTATGATATCACATACAAGAGTGGAATACGTAACCACCCACAGATCCTGATTTGTCTTCATCTCTTGATTCGTCTTCATCATTTTGTATACATAAGATTTGAAAGAATTGATAAGTTCATAAGGATGTGTAGGATTATGATACGTACATTCTGGAAATGTTATTACATGTGTAGGATCTTTTGATTCTTCAATGACTCTTCGACATAATGTATCAGATTCATCTGAATCTAGTACGGAAGACGATGTATATATTCTGATCATACTTTTTACCTCACTATCTTGGAAATTCTACTGACTTATCAAGATACTTGTGTTTTATTAGATATTCATGAAACAGTTCCCATGTTTCATATGGTGAATATCCTCTGTATCGTTTTGGTGATTCAAACTCACAGTCTGTACATTCGATGCAATACATGCTACCCTCTTTTTTGCATACCTGTAAAGTTAGTTGTCCACACATTGGACAAGTATAGATATTATCATACGTAAGAGGCTCGCTATGTTTATTCAAATTAACTATCTCATAAAATGCATCTGCTGTTATCATATCAAACTTACGAAATCTGTTAGAAACATCTAAGTAAATTTTATGATAATCTAGGCTGTATAGGCGTTCAAACGGAAGAAGTTTATAATTTTTTCGGATCTCTGCCTTCCTTCGTTTATTTTCTGCTATCGAATCTAATCTTGCATAAACTTCTTTTCTAAGTTCGACAAGTTCATGTTCTGACATCTGATCCAACGATTCCTTATCTATTGGTATCATTATATCACCTCATCAATTCATTTAAAAATTCAATAAGCTCATCTACGTTGATCATCACATCATGTAATCCATACGCATGACCATCTTGATATGCTTTTGCATAAATTATCTGAGCTTGAGAGCTTGTTATTGGATAAATTGAATTTGATTGAATATACGACATTACAGCGGTTTTCCACTCATCAATCTTAGCACTTCTAATAGATTTGAGCTGTTCACATCTATTTTGGTATTCAAGATTGTGCTCAGTTACTTGAAGCTTATTCCATGATACAGATTTATCCGGATCAAAGACGTAGTCTTCTGGAAGTAACTTCATGTCATCTGGAATGATTGGAAGATCGTACACTGTATTTCCCCATTCAGCTAGTCCACAACTTGTCATAATTTACTCCTTTCTACACCACCCTGCGGGAACATTCCATTCATCGGAGTACATGTTATCAAGCAAATTACTTAATACACACCACACTCTGATTTCATCATTCATTTCACCGCCCATTCTGTGAGATACTTCCACTGCATAATTATGCAAAAGCATATCAGAGTGATCACTGACGTATAAAGACAAATTAGAATACTCATCTCTATACATGCATGAACCAACACAGCTCTCTTTAGAATCATCTGGAATTGATAGAGATGATAACATTTCAAATAGATGACGAGATTCTGAATAAACATCCTTGCTCTTAACATATGTGATCAACTTATTATCATCAATGCATGGACGAACTGGGAGATCTACATCACCATATCCCTCCATACGCTCTATAATATCATATAAGATGCATTTTACATCTAATAATCTGTTTGATTTCCGAAGTGTCTCAATGACTGCTGATCTTGTTAACATATCTATAACCTCCTAAGAATGTTCTTTTGAACTGTTGATATCTTCACATATTATAACGATTCTATGACCAATTTAACTACATCTTCATCTACAGGCAGCATAGCAATTTTATAGCAAAGCTTGCACTGTTTCTTCCAGAATTTATCGGTAAACGGCTTACCTTCAATTCTAGCATATATTTCTAAGTCATGCTGATTAACAGCCCGCATCCAAAGTCCCCTATTTCCATAACTATGGAAGCTATAGTTATACTCACAAAAGAATTGATGATTCTCGTCGCCATCTCCTGGCCAACGAAGCGGGCAATAAGTGCACATGTTTTGAAAATACATTTCATCATCTTCAACATCTCCGGCACCCCACTTTATTTGGAAAGCACATTGACAAGCAAAGCACCTATGAAGTGGTGCTAAGTGTCTACGAGAACACCATGAAAGCTTATATCGATAAATGTCAATAGTGTGCTGATCATGAGCGATATGTTTTGCCATATCTAACCACATCTGCTTATGCATATTCAAATAATATTCAAGATCACGTTTAGTCACTCCTTCATACCTCCTTCTACTAAACAATGTATGTTTTTGAATGTGTGTCAGGCTTATCGTTATACTTTGTAAATGGATTGATATAGATTATACGACCATTCTTATATCTTCGATAATGACCCCGAACATGTACTTTATGATCAGGAGCACTTCTTTTGATCTTCTGAATATCAGATTCAGTACATTTGAGAACAAATACTTTCTTGACAAGCGGTACACTTCTATTGATCCTTCCATGATGGTTTTTGATCTCTTTGATCTCACGCTTAGATCTATGCTCGTCCTTAGATGCATCATGTTCAACACGTTCTGGAGCTCTGTTTGCATACCAGAAGACAAACATAAGAATATTTACACATTCAAGTTCAAATTTGTTCTCATAAATAGATTTCTGCATGACATCTCGTTGAACCCTAGGAGTGAGAATATTCTTGATCACATCTGCAGGTTCTTCTGAAGCTAAATATGCTTGAAGATCCGAAATGCATCTATCTGACAGTCGAAACTTAAACCAGAACCTAGGTACTTCAATCTTATGACTAACAATAGGAAAATCTGTACCTTCATATAATGTGATAGATGGATATTCATCATCTTCTGACCATACAGAACATGTTACAAGCAAGTTGTCGTCATCTAATCGTTCCCACTGGACTACTCTATTAGGAGTATCTTTTTTGATGTTGTAATCCCATATAACACCTTCATCTTGAAAAGGTGTAGCTGTCATGTTCCCATCATAGAATTCTGCAGAAAATTGATCATATAGCTTAACAACTAAATCTTTATGATCATATGGTATCACAACACGATCATATGCATCATTGAATGTTGCATTAAGCAGCCTTTCATCAAATTCAACAACAGTGTTAGCTTTCATATGTTATTTCTCCTCAAGTAAAGAATCAACATGCTTTACCATGTTGAACAGATTGATAACAGATACCCCTACAAAGAATGTAAGAATGGTATACCTTGCAACCTGTTTGAATTTCTCCATGATATCACCTACTTCCTTAGAAATCTCTTCTATCTACTTTCGATATATCAATATTATTTAGTGCGCCACAGACAGCTGAATAGACTTCTTTAGGAAATCTAGGTTGATTCTTCATAAAATCCATTAGTTGATCTTTAGCTTTTATGATTTTTCCACATCGTCCTTCTGCTTTCGTTTCCCATTGCCAGATGTTTTCCGGCATGGTATGTTCATAACATGTATAAACATGACATCCGCATTTGAACCATCTATGCTCTTTTCGACCTTTGTCATTTTCATCAAAATCTCCACTGCCCCTAAGGCCTATCTCTTCTTTCACCACTGTAGTACACCCACAATATGGACATTTGTTCATAGTAAGTGTTCTAAACTCAACTGCCATATACATATCCTCCTTTGTGTATATAATAACGATTCAACCATAGCGATAGGTGAGATCTATAAGACCTCACCTATTCGGATATCATTTAGTATCAATCTGTATAAAATTTTGATCACAATGACAATATGGACAAAACATCGTCTTTACATGACCTTTTGAAGTTTTAACAGCTGACCCTTTAACTGCATACATCTTTTTATGGCATTGTGTACATTCAAATACACGCATGATATATTTGTGTTTTTCATAGATAGTTCTGAATATGCATGTACAACAATAGATGGTCAAAATCCTAACCGTTCAGGTAACTTATCTTTGACATAATTTTTACATGCGGCTAAGAATCTTCTCTTACCTCTGCGATACAGCTTTTGCTCCTGCTCTGACAGAATTTCGTCATATTCATCCTCTTCATAAAGATCCTCAATAATCATCTCTACATGTTCGACGATGATGTTGACAAGCGTAGCCTCACGAATTTCACCATAGTATACGTCATCTCCATACTCATCAGCACCTTGATCTATCTGACCATCTATCATATCTGTAAGCTGCGTAGAAAAATTCCATTCATAAGGTGCTGCACTACAATATACTTTATACGACATATTTTTCACACCATTAACCTCCTTTATTTTACTAAACATTCTGGGTGTATGCGTATATTTAAGGACGCTGACCCAGGGTCAACAAAACGAGCGAAGCTTATAGCGTTAAAACAACGAATGTCACAATCTGTCCAGATGATTCCATAATTCTGTGTTCCAGGACTTCCTAGATCTACCCATCTGATACGAGTATCTGCGTTCACCGCTGTCTCTACAATTTCCTGATAAGTTGGAAGTACTCCAATCTCTCTATTAGCAGGTGCAAAATACAACGCTAGAGCTTCCTTCACCTTTGCAATAATATTATTTCCAACATCTTTTGTTACGGGTTTCTTTGTATACACCTGTGCAGTTATGTAGAAATTAAAGATTCTCAACCACCCGAATTGTATCTCCACATTCAGTGCCTGAAGAGGTCGATAATCTCTTATCACATTTGTGATAAACTGTGCAGGTGGTTTATATTGTGTAAACAGTGATTTCTTATTAAATTGAGCATTAGAAATTTGACCTTGTCCCCAGCTACTGTTCTGGAAGTCATTGTGTATTGCAAAACACATCGCTGTGCTTGTTTTGAAATTAGCTGCAAACACCCATTTCTGAGGATCTGTAGGGTCAAATCCGAGCTGTAGAATATTCTTCCAGTCAAAAGATGTATCACCTTCAGGAAAATCATACTTAGTGATGTATTTCTTTGCTTTTTCTTCATCTGTAAGATTCTCATCATTATAGATTGCTAAGTTAATGTCAAGAGCTTTTTGACAGTCAATGACGTATCCTGTATCTACTCCAGGCTCACGAACTAAAAATCTCTGATAATCAGGAAGCGTAACAAGACTATCAAATGTATTGATATAGTTTCTAGAACTATAATATGCCTCCTTTGCAGTTTCAGGACTTGCACCTGTTACTACATTTGTATGAGGAAGTTCTACTGTATTAGATAGATTAGAGATTGTAAGTATTTCAGGATTAGATGAAATATCTGTACCATTCTGCTTAGCTGAAAGATAATTTGAAAGTACATTTTCACCTACGCATCCAATGACTCCTGATGAATCAATCCAATAAATAGTGAGATAGTTAGAACTATAGTCTTCAAGCTGATTCAGATAGTTAGAAACCTGAACCTGTGCATTAGAATATGAATCATATGTTACTGCAAATCTAGGCTCCGGTGTAATAAATTCAGCTGGATTGGCACATTGAACCCACTGAGTTTCAAGGAAACTATCAGAATTCAAAGATGTTCGAGCTTTGATCCAAATCGCTGTAGTATCAATGTGCTGTGAAGGAAGTTTTACAATGTAGTTGTTATCCTTTACCTGTTGTACAGATACAGTATAACTTCTGAGCTCACCCTCAATCGCAACACGTGTGACGGACTCACCCGGATCTAGATGTACCTCATCGGTATCTGCAAATACATTGATATCTGTTGTAGTTATCTCTCGTCTGCTTCTCGTATCCGTAGCACCATACTTATTCGTAAGTGGAAGAATGTTGTATGTGATTACACGAGATTGACTGGTGACATCTGTGTATGCATTCAGTGTAGCGAAGTTTGATCCGTTGAATCCGAAATCAAGTGTAATTGGATCTGCAGATGCGTTCGTGAATGTAACTTCGGTTCTAGCACTTCTGTACCATCCAAGTTCGTATCCAATCAAACTGAATATCTTCTCTGCATTCTTTCTTTGTGATACAGATGGAGCAAATACCTCATTCGCTAACCAATCGGTATTGACACCTAGAACTTCTGATACAGATGCAATATACTTTGCAAGCACCATGCCCGGATCAGCTTCCGCTTCCGGCTTCCACAACTCTGTCAAAGACGGAACGGCTGCTTTAAAATCCTCTAAAAGAGATTCATAATCTCTAGATGTATAATTGACAATACCTTTATGGATACCGTCTTCTACATTGACGTTATTGTTACTCATTGTTGATCACCACCTCTGCTGTGTCATTGTATGTTGTTTTTACTGCGACAGTCGTCTTCAATCGGTTGTATTCTTGAGCGGAGAAATCAGGTTCTGTACCACCTGTAAATAGCAAACCGTCTGCGAACTGTGTTTGATCTGAGATGGAATATGGTTCGTTTATTCTCAGCTGCTCTTTGATTCTATCTTTGATGATAGCTTTTTCGTTGTCAGTATTGTAGTGCCAAAGGTGTCTTGCAAGTCCCACACCGAAATCAGGATCATTATACATCGATGTAGGTTCTGATAGTATAAGAAGACGTGTTCTGCTTACTACAGAAACATTGTCCTCCATTACAGCTACTTGATTTCTAGCAATGTCAAATATCTTTCCATTTGACCATTGCCAAGATGTTGTATTAGCCATGTGATAAATCACCTAACCCTTCTACATCAGTATTTGGATTCGTACCATATCCACCTGTTAGACCTATGATCAAAAATCCAGAGCTAGACGCTTCATTTATAGATAACAGAGCAACTACTTCATCAGCATTTGGCAGATGCGGCAAGATCAATGACGGATACCAGGGTAGATCGTTATCTTCCGTATACCGCCTAATCTTCTGGCCCTTATATTCAGATTTATTGAGAGGACCATGTATCGCAGGAATACGAGTCTTTATGATAAGAGTACCATCTCCTGTATACTGATATTGTTTTGCATATCCATACACTATCATGCTTATATATCACCTCTTACTTTATAAAAGATTAAGGTAAAAGAATATAATGGTTCCCTCTATAAGGTCTACCGCAATGTATGTGAGATGATAGTGTCCCCTTCAAATGAGAATCTCCGCATAGTTCTCTTGATAGTTCTGATAAACTATTATACGATTTTCCGGATTCCATACAATGGACTCTACATCTTGTTCTTATTGTATTTCCATAAATATCTTTAGAAATTTCAATATTATCTGCGCAGATTGGTTTGTGTTTATCAATCACATGTATTTCACATCCAGGTACATATTCTTCAATAAATGATTCTGCAAGAAGATGTCTCAATGATATGTTTCGCACTGTTCCATCATCAGCATGAAGAGCATACACAACATATCCACTATTATACTTTCCAGAAAGTTTCATACCTGATAGAAATCTCTTAGATTTTCGATTGAATACTCTACCACATCTAAATACGATATATTTGCTACAACCTTTAACAACTGAAAATTGATTATTCATATATCTGCTCCTCTAGTTGATACGAAGGATCCTCATTAGGGATGTATATTTGAATATTGATAGGTTCGCCGTTTGAACCATCATTTTCAATAATTATCTCCCCTTCATATTGAAAATGAGTAACGCCTGCATGATCAAATACTGTAAGGTAGCCTTCGGCACAAGGTTGCGTAGTATTTATTACAAGATCCTCAGGTTCTTGACATTGCTTATACTCCTCAACAGCTTGATTAGCAGCTTTCTGGGTACAGTACTCAATAAATCCGTAGATAGAAATCATTATGCCGATTAGTACAATGATAATACCGAATGTAACGATAGACTTGACCCAACTATTTCTCCGCATATATCATACCTCCTTATAATGTATAACGATTGACTTGACCTTGAAATTACCAATCAGTATAGATGTCGATCCCTGAGTGACCAACACCTGTATCATATACTTTACCCATTCCAAGTGATGTCATTATAGTGCTACCTTTTGGTAAAGTGTCAGAAGCCACACATATATAGTTATCCTTATCCCGTATTGTTCCATCAGATGCAACATGACGACCTGGAATATTCAATCCACCTCCAGGAAGCACTCTTTGTGAGTACCATGTTTCTATGTGTCCGTTGTATATTATCTTCCCAGCAGATTTTGTTAATTTAGGGCCTCCAGAATTGTTAGCTGTAGTCGACTGCTGTATAACTATTTGTGACCAAAATTCAGATGCCCATTCAACACGCTCCATGTATATGTCTCTTCCGTTGTAGTATCTCTGAGGTATCTCGAACTTGCTTACGAATACAAATGCTGCATCACGAGCTCCTGCTTCTATGTTTGGCTCATTCTGTAGAGGCACAAGTACTGAATTCTTATAAGAACTATTAAGTTCCTGCCATAAGAAATCAAGCTGTCCTGATAAATTACCTCTCCAATTACCTCCAAGGAAATTGAGCAAGGCTGTCTTACGACCGAATGTCCATTGACATATTCCGATAGATCCATATGCATCTGCAGTACCTACAAGGCTTGGATTACCTCCAGACTCTCCTTTGATGTTTGCAAGTATTCCACAAGCTGCTGCAGCATTTAGACCTTTGCCTACGAGGTAATCAAATATTACTCTATAGTTACCTTCTAGTTTTGAACTATCATAAGACCCGCCACCGGTACCTACTTTTCCTTTGAAAATAGCTTGTAATGAGCTCGTGTAATTTATTACAGATAGTCGTATATTCGTCTTATTTACGGTAGGAGTAGATCCTGATAAATATGCTACCTCACGCATGATAGCGTCATCTTCATCATTCTCGGTAGCATAGAGATCTCCGCCTCCGATTCCTCCAGGTAGTGCAGATCCATCAGATACAATAACAGACTCACCTGAATTCGGACCAGAATCTAAATTAACTGCTACGTGACTTCCGTCATGTAAAAGTACATCTCCTGGAAGCAAATAACTGTCGGAAGATAAATATCTTGAATCTGTAAGTAACATGAATCCAACAGATTGAAGACTTGATCTCATACTAGAAGTTGTTAAGCTACTACTCAGCCCTTGAAGACGAGCATCCCCTGTCTTGTGACCTGCTGCAATGATACATGCACATGTACTTGATGAACAGTCTGCTTCACAATTAGTTGATATCGCAGATGGATTCCAATTTGCTGCTCTGAGCTGTGTATAAAATGTTCCTCTCTGCCCCATATCGTATCCTATGTGATCGTTATTAGCAGCATCGCGTGACATCTGAGCAATCACAATTGCAGTTTGCAGATTAGGATATCTGAGTACACAATTCCAAGGAAACGAATACCAATTCTTAACAACATACTCATTTCCTGTCTGATCACCTGCTGCTCCTCCGTATCCACCTCCGTACTCATTAGACCCACAATTCGCTATCATATGTCAACTCTCCTATACACTGAAAAATGAAGGATCAAGAAGTGTTTCGATCTCATTAACCGAATTCACATGTTTATTCAACCATAGTTCCCAATCCTTTTCATGTTTATCTTTATAACTTATAGTCTCAAGCTCCTTTTCGGTTGCAAGTATTCCTATCATACCTTTAAGACCCAGAAGTATGAGATAATTCTTGTAGTAGTCTACAATGCTATCATTAATTGATTTTGACTTAACAAGTTGAAAATGAACCCACATACCTAACACTGGAGGATACTTCCGTATACAGAATGAAAGCTGATACAGCTCTTTCTTCGCCTCTTCAACTGATCTAGCTTTGCAATCACAATATAAACCAAATGGGACATCTGCTTTAGACGCGGCCATGCATTGTTCATGTATCTTAGGGTTCCTATAATACTGTTCTACATGAGCAGCGTTGTACAAATATCCTGCCTCTATGATTACTCCACCTAGATTATTCTTCTTCAGCTGATCATAATTCACTTCCGGTGAGTACCTATCAAGTGTAGCTACATAATAGTCAAGATAGTCCCAATTGACATCTGCTGCACTTGTTATATACATACCATTCAAATATGAGTTGTATGTAGTAGTTGAGTTTCCTACAGTGTTACCTGCACCGAAACTATTAGACCCTGCAGATGAGATTGTTCCATTGATTGTAGCTGTATTTGATTGACTGCTAGCATTCGATTTATCCATCTAAATCACTCCAATCCCTCGGAAGATTGATGAAATCTCCATGTATCTTAAAATGTGACCTTATTTTCTTAGCTCCAAATACAACGCTGTCGGAATATCCGAGTTCTACACCAACATGCTGTGATGCAAATATCCAGTCATTTGTATTGTATGCTACATCTCCTATAAGACAATAACATGCTACATTAGATGTAACATCTTGAACTACAACTAGGTAACCTACAAGATCTTCTGCAGATTTATTCTTATAGCGATACTTGCTAGGCACACATACATATGAAACCTCTGTACTATTCAGCCTGTGCCCATACTTCTTCTCAAATACTGTTAATTTGCTTGATGATATAAACTGCAGTGTCATTTTTCTATCTTCAAGCTTTTCAATATATCCATAATCTACATTGATGTCGATATCTGGATTGACTTTATAGAAGATGTAAGATTCTTCAGAAACATCTAAATCAATTTCACCTCGAGCATACTCAATTGGATCATGCTTCCAGTAATCTTCTTTACCAGCTCGTACACCCCACTCGGATTCTTCTCGTGTAAGAAGCTCAAAGTGTACAAAGTTATCAGCTTCTCCAATCTTGGTGCCTTTAGGTAAAGGCTGACCTCCTGTCACATCAGAAGATTTCAAATTTGAAAATCGAAACGCTCTGTTTCTATCATATTGTACAATTACTGCAATTTTGTCCTTTTCGTCGTTTCCTACATATACGCATACACATGAACAAAACGCATAAACAGAAGTAGCTGATAGATCTACTCCTGTATGATATCGTTCAGAACTATTGTAAGGCTGCGTACCGAGATCATCTAACCATGTTCTCAATACTTTTGAATCTTGCTGAGTTATCAAACAGTTTTTGATCACTTCCATACTACAAATACACTCCTATATCTTCTACCGTTGGGTACATTACTCCGAAATCTACTAAATATGGTGACTTTACATTCGAGGTAGTAGTGAATGCACTACTTGGATAGCTTCCTGACCCTGATACATAAATACCTTGTGACGTTGCAACTTGATTAGCTGAACTAATCACTAATCTTTGTATCTTCAAGTCTGTTGTAAATGTATCCGATATATTATGTGTTACACTGACAATATTGTATACTCCTGTTATAGGTGATATTGTATTTCCTGACATAACAAGCAGGGATATTGGTTGTGCAAGTTGATATTTCTTTGTAGACCCTGGAACAGTTATATTAAAATCACCAGAAAATTGAGATGCTAGAGCATTGACATCATTGATGATATTAGCAGCTTGGAATGTGTCCGCAAGCCCTGCACTCCAAGAGTTTATGACCTCCGCACCATCTGCAATAGCATTACCAGAACCATCAATGGTGAATCCAATAGACTTGAAGTTCATATTAGTCATGTTATACGCAACACCATCGTACGAACCGCTTAAAGAGAGTATATTCGTATTAGCTGTACCATATTCAAGTGTATCCCGAATGTTTGTGTTAGCTAAACCTGCATTGCTCTTGTAATGTATAACACCAGGCTGTGTCATTGTTGGCTCATCTACCCAATACGAAAATGAAGCTGCTTGAGGTGTATCATCAACAATGCTTTTCTTCAAGAAATTCTCCACAGGGGTGACAGTAGCATTGTTCATAACTGTAGATAATTTTCCATATCCAGGTTTCAATCCAGCTGCTTCTCTGCTACCGCTATAAGATTTAGACAATCTAAGAAGACCCGGGAAATTATCATAATCATCATTAGCCGAGTACGAACCTCTCACATATTTAGTAAACGATGTTGTTAAAGCATTATGATCTACAAGAGTCGGTGCGTCATTATGATCTATGTCGAGCTCATAGTAATTAGTTGCTTTAATACCTTTTGCAAGAGCTTCTACAATAGCTGATGGCTGCACAATTCCTGTGAGCTCAGGAATGTTCAGTACAGGCATACTTGTCTGAATAGATAATTGAGCATACCCTTCTAGTGTATATATCATAAACAATCCAGTTGTAGATACTTTGAATTTGAGAGAAAATCCTTGATAAGAGAGATATTCACTGATGTTACCTTTTTCATCAAGCCAACCAAACTGAAAAGATACAGGTATCCCTCCTGTACCGTTATCGGTTGATTGCTGTGCTGCTGAGTATATCAATGCTTCAAATGCAGCTATATTGATTTTCCTCTTGTCGTCCCCTCCTACTTGACAAGTAAGCGTGAAGCTTGTCATAGAAGCTACTTCTGAATTGCTCATCTGCAATGAAACAAAGGGAGATGGTACCATGAAGCCGAACGACGTTAAGTTGACGCCGGCTAATATGACTGAGCAAAAGCAATTCTTCAACATCAGGTACCACCTCCTCTATTTGATATCATCATCGTCGCAAGGTATAAGATAATCACTTACACTTGCTACTCCTCTATCGATTAGAATACAAGCAACGATATCTTGACTGAGTACTTCATTCAATGCATAAGCTGCTTGATTTGATCTTACACTGTACTTCTTCTCAAGTTGTGCTATGAGATCATTTATAGTTACTTCAAGTTCACATCCATAATTTACTTTTGGATCATACATCGAAATCACCACCTTGATCAGATAATGGTTCTTTCATGTATTCTACAAGCTTCTCAACCATGTCCCGTGTATAGTTGCTTAGTATCATCTTATCACCTTGCTGCTGATACCAATCATATGCGCTATTATTTTCATTCTTAGCTGAGAAAGAATGCCAATCACACACCATATTACAGATTTCAGAAAAAGGCATATCCATAGGATACAGATTACCTTCATCTCTGACCAATATCCAATGCTGCCAATGATGCCGATTATTGTGCTGATGATGTAACCATGCATAATCAAATTTTTCTTCATCATTTGGAAACTCATCTGTTGGATAGAAGTGATTCAGATAAGCTGTCCATTCAGGTTCTTGCCATTTAGACGCATCATGATCTTGAAGTACGGAACCAATGAGCTCTAAGTCAGATTCATCTATTCCGAATTCACCCATATGTGCTTCTAGAGCAGGTAGAAGAATCTCATTCCAACTCCTTATCACATTTGTAACGTGTGTATAGATATATTCACTGTATATACTTGAATTAGGATTTTGTCGTACCACTCGTTTCATATGTCCTCCTTATTCAGATCCTAGATTCAAAAGTGTTGGAGGTACAGATGCAAGCATCTCTCCACCGCTGAATAGATCTGTGATTGAATTCGGTATCTTCAGACGTGTACCTTCACGTGCCGTGAAACCGTCTTCAATATTATTAAAGTAAGCGATGACCCAAGCATATTGAGCAGATCCTAACTCTTTGTAAGCAATAACATCTAACCTATTCTCTTCGTGTGCAGGTACATCATAGTAATGCACTTCACAATTGCTGCTGAATGGATTCTGCGTTTCCAGTGCAACAAATCTGCTTTCTGCATCAGATGCATTATGCGTAACTTGTCGAAGATTTTGATATCTGCTTATATGGCCGTAATCAACACAGTGTCCATATGCAATCCCTGTATATGGAATCACTGCATATGGTTTCAATGTGTTATATGTTTTTGCGTCTACTATCACGCTATCAACTCCTTATTATAACTTCATCCGATAAGTGGAAGACTTCGTACACTATCATGAGTAAGAGCTTGTTCAGATATCTCTGTAATTGATAGCGTAAGTTCGCAATGTGCATACCAACCATCAGATAGTATTGGTCCGTCCCACTTGACAGATACGTCTTCCATGATACCGTGAATCAATGAACTTCCTGCTACATAGAGTGTAACTAACGGAGTTACTACACATGATCCATTGAAATTGACATAACATTGAGCTTGACAGAATCGTATTAACTCATTAGCCTTTCCATCACTTTCATCTCCAGTCCACATCTGACGATGAAAATCAAACTTATAACTATTTGATCTTGGACCTGAAGAATGATAGACATACCATGGTTCATATTGAAAAAGCAACTCTGTCATCTGATTGTAGTTTGCTTTACGACTATCTTCCACTTCTTCCGGATAAACTGGAAAATCAATTGATTCATTTGATAAACTCGAATACAGCGTAACTTCTCCCCATGGTATATTAAAATACTGAAATGTATCTACTGTTTGAACATATACACTATCAATTATTTGACTACTTTTGATAGTAGAATATTCGTTGAAGATTGCAGGGTCAATTGTATGAGGAGGAGTTGTTAGTCCGTTTATTGCCTCTTCATATGTTCTCCTACCTATAGGAAGACCATCCCCTATGATATCTGTTGAAGAAGGTACTTCTATTGTGTCAGGTATCTTCAATGTGTTCGGAAGAGTGCTCAAATTTGATAGTACTTTCCACCCAGATTCACTCATCAATGATGCTGTCTCAAAAACATCAGTAGAATCTGTTAATGTATTCAGTATAGTTGATTTTCTTTGCCATGTAACATCTTCTGAATCAGCTATTGTTTGAGATTGTAGTTGATAGAATTGTTTACCAACATTTGGATGCCATTGCAGATTATTGCCTGCAAGAAGATACTGCGTGTTATTGTATCCAATAATATCTGATATATCAGATAATTTTGTAGATTCCTTTATTTTCAAGTACTGTGGCATTATATTCTCACCTCGCCAACTTGAACTTCAAGAAGACGTAGATATTTTATCACATGAGGCTCTCCAAATATAGTAGGAGGTCTCAGATCTAATGTCTCGTCTTCCGTTCTAAGATATCTAGAATCAGGAGTTACTTTCTTCAACCATTCTTGAGATATTTGATAACAAGCAGATGAAAGTGATGATGAAAATATCCCGTAGTCTACCTCTATGTTGAGCATATCTGCCAGATCTTGTATGTCATATCCATCGGAATTAACAGATATTACAGATCCTAGCATGTAAGAATACACCCAATCAGGAAATACGTATTCATCTACCTGAGGCTGTTTGCACTCATTTATGTAATACATGATAGCTTTCACCAGATTTTCGTAAGGCAATTTGAGTGAGTCATCTACTAAAGGATAGTAATCGTAGAAGTATCCAGTACCATCTTCTTTGATGAATGCATCACACATCTCTTCATCTGAAATAAGATGATATGGATAGTTCGGCAAGTAACCCTGCTGTATGAGATTAACTTTTATTGTGTCATGCATCATGCTCATGTTAGATTACCACCCCTTTGAAACAATGGAAGCCACCTGTCTGCCAGCAATCAAGCTGAGTGCCGAGAGGTAATCCTGTTACCGATTGTATCAATTCTGCATCCGTTAAGAATGATATCACGCCTTCGGTATAATCATTAGAATCATAAGCAGATGTAGCATCTGTTAAAGCTGAAAAGCTTGTATTCATCACCATGTACCCTTGTGGGCTCGTTGTAGCATAAGCGTTTACAAAGGATCCAGTTATCTTGATCTGCTTAGTCAGTCTAGATTTCGGATATTGCAACCCCGCACCTTGAGGAAGTGTAAATGTAGAGGTTATTATAGATTTACCTTCTTGTACATTACTTGTAGACTCATTCTTGACAAACATGCCCGCACCTACAATTGTCCCATCAGGTCCGAATGTGATACTATGTAACGCATACATGTAATGATTGTCGTTCGGCGCAGACGGGTTCCAGTAGTCTAAATCATCAGGGATAACAGGAGCATCAACTTCTGTAACAGTCATACTATCAACAAGTAAATTTGGTTGGTCATCTTCATATCTTTCATACCATAATGTCATGTTACTGATGGTCGACAGATAATCAATAACGTTTGCATCGTAATATAAGCAGCTTCTGTAAAGATTGATTACAGGAGTCCCACCAATATTACTGTCAATGCGTACTTTTTGACAGTCACTGATATTGATTACGGTGTTTTCATCAGCAGATCCGTTGATATGAATGTATACAGATGTGTTGAATCTACTGTCGATATTGTAGATATTGATTTCTGGATTGTCTTCTGCAGCTTCTGCACTCAAATCAATTGTGATATTGATAACATTTGGATTATCAGCATTAGCAATCTGATTAGCATTTGGAAATGCCACTCTGCTGTTTACATATTCATCTAAATTAGCTTGAATTTCCTCAGCAGTTGTGCCTTGTGCAGTTTCAAAGTCTTCTCCTAACTGATAAGCAAGTACTCCAGATCTCAGCAATGCATAATCTAAAAGAATCAGATGACCTGTTTCATCTCTAAATACATATCCATTATCTAGAGCTGTTTCAGGTACATTGTAGAATCCTCCGATGATCTCTTCCTGAGCAAGAGGAAACTCAGCAGTTACTTGAACAGGACTTGAGTACTCTCTGTTACCAGTAGTAGATACCTTGAAGTAGTATCGTGTATATGTATCTTCCCCTGTTATCACATGAATCATGAAGTAATCTACATTCAGCTGTCCTCTGAATCCTGCCGACAAATCAAAGTACTGACCATAGTTATCAGGATCTGCTGTATCTACTACAAGATCACCCTCAGTGTTGTCCCAAGTATCTCTCTGTATCTCAATCCCTGTTAGATCAGAAGGTACTTGATCGCTGTTGTCTACTTTAGACGCATACGTATATGCTGATATGATTCCTGGGAGTACAACATACATTGTTGACGGAGGCTGAGTACCTGTATAGTTCTCAGACATTGTGTTATCTTGACGTACAAGGATGTAGTCTCCAACTTTCCAGTTATTGTTAAGTGTAGGAAGTTCGGATCTATCATTCAAAATATCAATGAATCCTACTTGTTTGCCTGCCGGCATACGATAGATATTGTTGATCTGTTCTTGAACTTCTTTAATATGATTCGTATAATTTCGGTCAACAGTACCGGGTGTACCTTGAGAATAATTAGCAAGAGGAAGTTCTAACTTCTTATCTGCATAATGCTGATACGTTCCCGCTGTATTCGTCATTCCATCTACATTCTGATGTGGCATGATAAGTACAGTCCTACCATCTGTCTGAGCAGCAAATGTTGCCTCTTTATAAGATGATGTTGCACCATCCACAGCTTGTGGGTTAGCATCCCAGACCATAAGAGATCCGGTGGAATCGCACCATGTATCCATCCTAGTAGTATCATCAGTACCCTTACCTGCGAACGTGTAGAGCTTCCTTGGATCTAATCCTGTCTTAGTGACATAGATATCGGATAGCAGCTTTTCGATGTTTCCAACACGTTCTGCAGATACATTCTGTACCTTTGCAGGATAATTCTGAACGATTGAGCTAACCGAACCATTTACAAAGTTAAAATCAGCTAATTTCAAATGAGCTGTGACTTGATCTTGCTGTGTAGGTACATCAATTGGAAGCTTAAATTCATCTTGAGGCAAGATTACAAGCTGAATACCTTCATAGATTTCATTAGAATCATATGTTCTTAATGTTCCTGCTACCGTAGATTCGGTAGCATACATTGCTCTTAAACCTACGCTTAGACGACCCTTCAGCGGTGGGAGACCTTCCAATTGAGCTTGTGCATTTATCTCAAGCAGATCTACTGTTACAGGTACAAGAGATTGTATGAATACACCATCTACGATTCCCCATCCTTCTGCTATTTGAAGTGTAGATGATGAAGCTATTTGACCTGCCCCATCTGTCAACACACCAACTTCAAAATCTCTTTCAGAATGTACGTATGACGGTCCACACATATATTGAATAGTTTCATTAGTCCCAACAGTTTCACGAGACTTCAGATTCCATTCAGTCATTAGCTGTCCATTTTTAGTATCGTTTGCTACAGGCCATAAGTTGGTACTGTTAGCATTGAAAACATTAAAATTCAAAATCTATCACCTCTTTCTAAGAGCTTCATCTACTATGGATTGAAACGTTTGATAGTAGTATGTAAGGTCTATCATACTACTTTTATATATTAACGATTTAATCATCATGTTGATTTCACTAATCCAGTTGCTAGCGCTTCAAGTGCATCTGGTAATGACGTACCACTTCCAGCTTTATTATTCTGCTGCATGATTGCATTTACTACAAGCAAGATCTGTGACAACAATGCGTTTGTTTGAATCGTAGGATCAAGTAGATCAACACTATTCTTTGTAAGTGCTTCTGCGAGTGCATAAACAGCATCAGATGATTTACCTACCTCTTCTCTTTGTACTCTAGATACATCCGTATGATCATATGCTGCTGAGTAAGCTGTGTGTTTGACGAAATAATCCACCCATGCATCATAAAATTCTGTTTCTTTTGCATAGATTGTATCAAGCATTTCGTTAGCATACGTTTGTAGATCAATCATCTCCACAGCATGCTCATTCAGTTCTACTAGATAAGCTTCAGTATTGTCCCAGAATAATTCCTCTCTTTGATATCGTTCTGCTTGTTTTCTAGCAGCTTCATTTGCTTCTCCTGACTGAAACCTGGCCTTAACAGCTTCTTCTGTATATCCCGCATCTTTAAGAGCTTTCTCAAAATCAGCGATTCCGAAGTTCTTAGCAGTAGCTTTCCACTCTTGATAAGTACCGTCTTCGATATATCTCTGCATGTAATCTTCATCCAGCATTCTATCTATGTTAGCCTTATTACGTGCTTTAGCTGCATCCGTAGAATTTTGTGCTACATTACCCATGGAAGCTCCAACAGCTTGACCTGATGGTACAGACGATGATAAGTATGTCGCTATTGATTTTCCTACGGATGCTCCCCAACTATATACAGATGACGGACTTTCTACTTTTGATTGGTTCATTCCTGTTTTGATAGCATCAAAAGCTGACTGCTTTATTCCATAGAATACATCTGGATCTGCAAGTGATCCTAGTCCTGAACTTATAGATGTCAATGCACCGACAACATCTAAGAATGCATCCGGTGAATTATATTTCGATGTTCCACCTAGTAGTGTTATGATATCAGGTGTAAGATTCAGATCACGATTTCGTGTGATTAGGTTTGCAAGTTCAGCTTGATTACCTTCACCCACTTTACCTGCTTCAAGAACCCCTTTGATGTCCGCTGTAAGTTCTTTTGCATCATCAGCAGTAGAAACTACATCTACTAGTTTTCCTATTAGCTTGAACGGATTCAATATCGTCATGATATTGTCGATGGTATGACGAATACCTTCCAGGAACTTAAGCGCATCACCCTTCAGGTTCACAGCATATTCTGCATCCATGAGCTCCCGAGCGATCTGCTCATCCCACATGTGCTGTTGAATCGCTCTCGCTACTTCATTATCCATCACATATGATAGACCTTCATCAATCAGATACTTGTTGATCTGCTGCATTCTGAGCTGCTCTTGATTGGTAGTAGTCTCCCCAGATGCAAGTAACTTGAGATTTTCTTCAAGTGAGGCTGTAGATGTATTCATGTTAGAGATTGCATCAGCTAACTTGTTGAAATCAATCCTTGCAAATGCATCCATTGATACTCCGAAGATACTAGAAAGTCCTTCTGCAACTTCCATGTAGTTATCTTCAGACATCTTCTGCATATCACCAAGATTCTTGAACAGCTCAGAGAATACGGCTTGAGGATTCTTAGCAAGTTGTTGCAAGAATTCTGTGTTTGATGCATTGATACCTGCAAGTGATCTCAGAGCAACTAACTCCGAAGAATTTCCGCCAGTAGCAGCTTTATAAACTGCATCTGTCAATGAACTCGCAAGATCAGGTGCAACTCCTCCTACATAACTAGAGATAGCTGTAAGTACTCCGCTAATTTGAGCAGAGTTATTTGTCCCTGCAGCCTGTGCTATCTGCGTAGCTTGTTCAAATAACTTCTGTGCATCTTGTAGCCCTGTGGTGACACCATTAGATAGTACACGTGATGAGTAGAGAACATTACTTGCAAAAGCTTGCAGCTGTTCATTAGCATATTCAAGAGCAGATGCTTGATCCATGCCAGCTTGTGTTGCATTTGCTACAATAGATGCATAGCTTGATGCATAGTTGTAAAAATCCTGATTAGGGATTGCAGCACCAAGTACGGTTGCTTGATAAGCAAATTCCTCAGCTGCTTTACCCGATAACCCAGATTCCAGCACCTTTGCAAGTGACTCTGTAACATCTACAGATGATACGACAGAAGAAAGTCCCTCATCTCGTAGTCTCTGTGAAAACGAAGCTAAGAGATCTTGCAGATCTGACTTTGTATACCCCTGTGTACCATTGATCAGACGTACATTCTTGTCCCACGCCTCATATACCTCTTGAGCAGACTCTTTCAGTATCTCAAATGGTTCACGTATGATAGATTCTACATCTTCTTCAAATCTCTTATTTGCAAGCTCTAAATTTCTTTCAGATTCATCGTTTGCCTTATCGAATGCAGCACCAAGAGATTTACCAAACTCAGCTGCGTTTTCAAGTGCAGGCGCGAATGTCCATTGAAGGACCTTTACAACAGCTTCAGATGCTGCATCTATTGCAAACAGTGCTGCACCTGCGATTGCAGCTTGTGGACCTAATTTGGATAACGGACCAAGAGCTGCTTTAACCCCTTGGCCTAATCCTGATAACACTTTACTAGCACCCGCTGCATTGGCTGCTGTGCTACCGGCTTTGCCAGCCATACCTGCAATGTCATCAGCTTTAGATCCAGCATTCTTCATCATATCGCCCACAGTATCTGCAGCTTTATCTTTCATCTTATCTGCAGCAGCATCTTTTGCTTGATTCTTGAGCTCTTCGCTAAATCCGGATGTCTTTGAGCTTGATTCAAATGTAGTACCGGATTGTGTTCTAGAAGCACGAGCCTCTTGAGAACGTTTCATTGACTCATCAAATTTAGACCAATCCGAACCGGTCTTCTCAGAATATGCTGACTTAAAAGCTTCCGCAGCTTGGCTCATCTGACTCTGAACTTTATCCATCTGACCTTTGATAAAGTTATTGTTTTTCAGAGCATCTGTTGCCATCTTCCCAAGCTCTTGACCTAATGATTTCGGAATATCTTGAACAGATACACCGATATCATCTGCAAACTGATTCATGATAGCTTTGATTCTATCATCAAAATCAGATCCTACAAGCCCGTCTTTCATTTGTTTCCAGAAAGCATCTTCCATCTCATCAAAGAACTTACCATTCTCAGATGACGAATTCTTACCAGATTTGCTGCTTGAATTCTTATAAGAACTTTCTTTGTTCTGCTTATTACGAAAATCATCTCGTGACTGCATTCGGTCTTTTACAGATTGCTGAGATGCGCTTCTAGATTCTTTGAGCATATCTTCAAGCACTTGAGCTATATGTCTAAGTTGTTCTAACTCAGGTGAAGTGTTAGATGCACCTGCTCCGGAATTATTATTCTGATTGTTACTGTTGTTAGTAGCATCATTATCAAATATGCTTGGCATCTATACAATTTCACCTCCTCTATTTCATTATGTTCAATAGTTCCTCTACTAATAATTAAGGATGAGAACTATGTCTCATCCTCTTGTTCAACTCTATTTATGCGACTTTCGTTCAAGTGCTGCTTTGCGTTCTTTCAATTCCTTTTCAAATGATTTGACGAATTTCTTCCTCATGAATATCGGCTGATTCATAAGCCATTCAGACGAAAGAGCCCCTTCTGATGCACGACTTACAAATACACATTCATCAATTATGTTTTCGTACATCTTCTGTCTTACTTCTAGCTGTGTTCTCGGCTTTCCGTCTACCCAGATCTTCTTTCCAGGTTCGTAAATTGACCAAGGTTGGGCGAAAAAATCTGTCATCTACCAGTGCAATGAATGTAGCATCTGTATTATGACAATTTGGACATGTACATCTTCCGCCAGCTCTTAAACCATAATCTGTAAGTTCATTGATTCTGTCTTTCAAGATGATGAAATCTGCAGATGACATTTCTTTTTCAAGTTTCAATCGGATTTCGATAGGAGACATATTCAACTTTCCTGATATGCTCTTGATCATGTAACAGTCTCTTGACAGTTCTCTGTTGATCATCCCATTTGGTCTTTGGAATGCAGAATCTTTGTATGCCTGAATTGCTTCACCAATTGTAAGCATCTTAATCTCAATATCTCCGTTGAACTCAAGAAATTCATCCCTTTTGATTAAGAAGTTGTTCTTGAATCCTTCCGGAAGCGGTTTACAGTTGATCATCTGAAAATCAACGTTGTACTCTCCATACTGTCTACCACATTTAGGGCAGAAGATACTATTTGTAGTATAATACGGTCCGTAATTAAGTATTCTCAAACATCTAAGCAACCAACTGTAGTCGATCTCTAAAAGATTCTTGAAATCAATCTGCTCCTTTACAGACTGTGGTAAGATCTTGTCAATCATTACTTGATCAAAATCTTCCGATGTTACAAAATCAAGCTCAGAAACAGTTGGAATTGCTTGAAGCGTGAGTTCACCAGGGATTCCAATTTTCTGAGCCGCATAGTATTCTTTTCCCAATAATTCAATCTTTTCTGATATTGCCATGACGATATTCAACCTCCAAAACGTTTTTGACTGTTTCATTTACTATGATTATATAAGGTGATTATCGTCAAAATAAAAAGAGCTCATCTCTGAGCTCCTATCACTCTACATCGGGTGAGTATTGTTTGCTTAACACCTCTATACTCCTGATGATCCTTTACAGTACCTGTAAGCGATGCCCATTCCGGAGAATCTCCGAACCATCTAGAAGAATACCACATGTAAACGTTGCCGTCAGATCCATTGATCTTATACAGATACGTACATCCATACATATTAGACCATTCAGAAACTTTAATTACGGAAGTTACATCTACAGTTAACTTTTCTCCCACATTGCCTACATATTCGGATGATTCCTCTAATTTTTTAGCTGCTTCAGCTGCTTTCTTATACTCAAGATCTCTGAGATACCTAAAGTATGTAGGAATAAGAGATACAAGTACTCCAATATTCTTAGTAGACACATATTCACTAGATGCAACAGCTTTCAAGTTGTGCATGTAGTTATCATCATCGGTTACATCAAGATTACGAATGTATGCTAACGCATTTTCAGCAGTATCTTTACAGCGATCTTCTGCTTCTTTGGGAATGTGAAACAGAGTTGAATGCAAATTGTCTAACACTTCTAGTTTTGTAGGTTTATCATCAGAATGATACGAATGATATCCTCGGCATTCCACATCATATGCAGCTAATTCGACTACGTACTCTGTAGGATAGCAGGGTTCAATGGATGCACCTCTTGTAACTCCGTCGTACTCCTCTACATCATGAATGTACTGCTCCATGTAAGCAGCGAGCTCTGCATCAAGACCGCCTGTATAATCTTTCAAGCAAGTTTTACCAACTTGTTTATATCCATGATCCGGATGGTATATGATGATAGTAGATTTACGACGTCTCTTTGTATTGCAATGATCACAAGTTGCATCGCTGTGATAAAATCTTTCAGGAACATTTGGATGATTAGTCTGATCAATGAGATGAATGACATTCATCTCATCCATATGATCGATTACACCTACGATAGACCAACCTTCTTCGCAAATAGCTACTCCTGATACATCAACAATGACAAATCTTGCTGTAAAGGTGAAATCATTTTCATCTTTGACTTCTCTGAATTCTTCTCCTACTTCTTCATAATGAAATTCGCAAGAATATTTCTCGCATTTCTTTCTGATTTTCTCAAGCTTCTTATTAAGAGCTTCAAGATTCCCTTCATATATTGCGTATTGTGCCATATCATATACCTCCGTTCTCTTGAACTATTGATACTGAGTAAATGTTAAAGACGAAATGTTGCTATGTTGAAATTTCTAGAATACTTTGGTACTAGACCTATGGTTTCTAAGAAAGATTCTACTTCGTAGCTTGTATCGCCTAACCCTAATCTGATAGACCCTGATCTAAGAAGGATCAAAAGATCTCTAGCTTCTACAAGCTTTCCTACTCGAACCCACTCCATGTGTTTGTCTATGATCTTATACCGAATAAGTTTCTTTGCTAACATTGTAAAATACCTCCTCTTGGATTATTGATATGTCGTATTTACAATTATATATTAGCATAGATCACACAAGATGTCAATATTGTGTGATAAACTTAATCATTTCTTAATATTTACAGTTCCTACAGATGATGCCTCTACAACCCGATATCTAGCTGATGATCCGATACGTTCAAAATGATTGATAGCATCCACAGCAGCTTTCTTAGAAGTGAAGCAGTCATCCTGATCGAACTCTCCTCCATACTTAGCAGTCTTCCCATATCTAAGACAGATTATGGTCATATTCAATGACAGATATTTCTTAAGAATCACATACAACTTATTCATCTGAAATTTGTCAACCTCTTCTTACAATTGAAATAAGTGCTCTGTACGCTTGTAGGCTTGATCCCCCACAACTGAGCTGTCTTGTTCTTACCTTTAGTGTCTCTATCAAGTATGAACAACTTACACTTATCAGCTGTCCATACACGCCTTCCGCCTTCTACTCTACGAAGTTTATCGTTTTCTTGAGCAATAACATCTACCACCAACGCTGAATCAGAGGAAGATTTAGCAACAGCAGCCTTTGTATCCTTATCAGCATCCTTAAGAAGTTCTTCTACCATATTAGAAATATCAATGGCTGATACAGTGTTAGATTTCTTTCTCTCATCTTCTAATATCATATCAACACGATGCTTTACAATTCCCTCTATCACAGATGTTAACTGATCAAAGGTGTACGAAAGTTCTTTATCCTGTATGTAATCTTTCATACCATTTGAAATGAGAACACCATGTTCAATCTGTTTCATCACTGATTCTGATAATGAGTACTTATACTCTATGAGATTCTCCTTAGGAATAGGCTGAAGCATATTGCACAATGCAATCTGTTCTACTCCATCATACCCTCTTACTGGAATGTTGATTGAAAGTTTTTTTTTGCGTTTGAGTTGATAACGGAATTACACTGACGTTAGGACTAGTGACGTTTCCTTCATCTGAACTAAATATGACAAACATTCTATTTCCTCTTTGGAGATGATCTGTTGACGAATGTTTATCTTTTATCGAAAGATCTAATCCGTACCATACAGACCCTCTGGTGTACCTGCAAGTTACTTCCATGTGTAGACCTCCTAATGAACTTCAATTCCTTCATCTTCTGTAGTTACAACCGACCATTCATAGTCCATTCCATCTAGCTGCTTCTGCAACCTTGACATCAAAGATTTAGCCCCACGCTCTTTATCGTACACGTAATACTTTGAAACACTCTTAGCATCTTGAGTAAGCTTAGAATGACCCTGGAGATGATAAGTGATAGCCCCTGTTCTCTTATGAACTGCTTTTACAATGTATGCCATAAATGACTACCTCCCGTATGATTTAATATGAATACATATATATTAACGATTCACCATAAAATAAGAGATTGACTACTCGTCAATCTCTCCTAATGATACAATGTTAACTAATTCGGCGTCTACACGAGTTACTTGAAAAAGAAATCCGCCATATGTTGTCAGCATGTTATGTATCACTTTTCCAAATACAACGTCTTCGTTTCTTGATACTATGTTCCCATATTTCAAAACTTCAAAATACATCTCTTCCATCTGCCATATCCCCTAATCTCTCATATACTGTTTCGTCTGCTTGATCTGGACATACGCAACTCTGTCGATTATACGACTATATACACGTGTTCCTACAGAATCAAATACCCTGATAACATCTTCACCCTGTGCAGTCTTATCAAATACGATATTCATAGGTCCTAAGTATGACTGATCGTGTATCGTATCAAATCCAGCACCGTCATATTCAAATGGACGAATGTTAGAGATATCTCCGATAGTTATTTGAATATCAGAATTGAAATCTTTTTCAAATTCTACATGTACATGCTCAGTCCTACCATCAGGATAATTAATTTCAATACGACTATTAAGATCGCAGATATATGCGTTCTCTGTATCACTGGAATAATAGATTGGATATCCAGCTCTGTTAGATCTCTCATGATCTAAAGATGTGCTATAAGGAAATAATCTAAAAGCTATTTGAAGAGCTTCTTCATGATTTGTGCATTTTATCATATTTGATACCTCCTATCGTTGTACATATAATAACGATGCTGATACAGAACAAACTAGAAATTGAACATATCTACTATGTTGTCATACACCGCTTTCTTCCAATTGAATGGAAGACTTGAGTTCTTATGGTCTCGTTCCATATCTCTGACGTTTTCTAACATGTCAAACAAAGGATTCATCACGCTTGAAGCTATAACGGAATCAATCACATCGTGGTATTTCATATATCTTCGTACAACTACCGCAGATTGACATATCCATTCGTATTCTTCAAACTTATCATAGTCATAGCCGAAATAAAAATCTAACGAACTTGCTGCACTTGAATTTCCTACATACGCCTCATACATGAGATTGATATACTTGCTCTCTACTTCACTGTCAGACCAACTAAGACCAAGCCCTAACCGTTTGAAGTAATCAGTGCACCTTTTCAGCTCTTCCTGACAAAGTACAACAGAATAATGTGTATGACATTTGACAACTTTTCCTTTAGGAACTACTTCATATACATTTTCATAATCCCATGAATCTCTAACACGATTTGTCATATACAGTACATCTGACATATTTGGAAACAGATCAGAAGATTGATACTTCGATAATATGTTTTTCCGAATATCATAGTGATTACCGATTATAGTATCACCCTCATCGAATATCCTATTATCATGATGAAACATCAACACTGTCAAACACCTCCCTGATGACTAAATCTCGAATAAGGCAGTCCCATCCAAACTGTAGCCTCCACTGATCTTTAGCTGCCTTCTCTGCTGAAGCATATTGGCAACCTATAACAGTGGTGAATACACGTTCAGCAGAATCATTTTTACGAATAATAGTAGCTTCGACTCTAAACGCTCGAGGTTTTTGATCGAAGATTCTATGACCTGGATATCTTAATCGGAAATCTGAATCTGCAGCAGCCTGCGCATCTATAAAATCTAATTCCTGACCAATAGTTCGGTCATTTTGATATACTGAATACTTTCCGGTATATCCGTCTCTAACAAACTGATAATCTAGATATTCAAAAACATCTGTCATAATTTACTTATCCTCCAATATAGCATAATAACCATATAAGCAACTATCACCACAATCCCATGTATCATAATATACACCATCTACTACACAAACTACATGGTTAGCGAGATTGCAGAAATACTTTCCCTTCTTATGATCTTTAGCAAACTGAGAAACTGTAGGTCTCTTAGATCCTCTTCTATTACTGATCCCTACATATGTGAATCCATTATCTATGAGATACTTTTCATATACAGGTCTACAAGAAAAGTCATCCTGTAATTCTCTTGCATAAGGAATAAGGTCATCAAATACACCTAACCAAGATCTATCCATTATCATTGTCAATGCTCTGATAACACAATCTCCATGATTATCTTTCAGATCTTTCTTATTTGGTTGATAGTATCTATACATTCGGTACCTCCTCTTGGAATATTGACACATTTGTACACATGCATTAACGATTCTGCACATGGATATATGAATCAAAATTATCTTAAGTTATAAAGTATTGTATCAAAATGATCATAAAATGTAGCAATATCTACATAACATATAATAGAAGATTTCTCTACGTATAGACCCGAAGGTTTATAGCAATCTAAATAATCCGCTCTAAGGTATACTAAACCTGTATCCGCAAAATCTGTTCGTATGATTGTCAATATGTCACCTTTATGTATATCTAAGATGACTTTATTTTCAGACTCTGTTGAATTCTCATGAAATATTGCAGCTACTACAGGACTAGTACATATTGCTCTTACATCAATCCACAACTCCTCCTCTTTTGAAGTTGTAGCATGTTTGCAAGTATCATATGCATAGTGATGATGATTGTATCCATAGTCTGATGGATTTTCCGGTACGTGAAACTCCTGTAAGCACTCCAAATTGCAACTCAATCCGTACGATAATCCACTATTAGACACTCGGCTGTGCACGCAATCTTTACAGAATGTTGTAGTTACGTATTCTTGTATTGATGCATATAGATCATTGAAGTCTTCTTCTGTCAAATATATCAATTGCCCTATAGAGGTTTCAATCTTAGCATGTACTGGATATCCTCTAACAAGTTCAGGATCACCAATTTCAGGTGGCTTTATAGTAAAACTCATACCAACTCCTCCTTTCGCATAGTATAACGATTTGATGTAGACCATTGAATACAAATTTTTCTTATACATCATACTGAAATAACCACCTTTCGTGTTATTTAATAACGGCAAAGTTACATAAAAATAGAGTGCTGTCACATATCAGCAACAGCACTCTAGTTGTTTGATAAATTTTATACAGATGTTACTTCTGAAGAAGCAAGGTAGATAACTCGAGAGATGACGAGCGGAAGTGATACCTTAACTACTTCTCCACCCGTTTGATTCATATTACCGTTGTTTAAGGCGCCGATCCACGTGCCAGGACATTTTATAACGTCCCTAGGATTTCCTTGGCCATCATAACGAATGAAGTAAACTTGCTTCATATATTGCGATGGCAATCCCATCTTCTCTGTATCTGGATCGTAGACGAGCTTTCTCCAAGCTCTCAAGTTGTCAAGCACGCTAGGTGAGCAATAACAATTCAATGTCCATGTAACATCTGCGAAGTTCACCTTACTCGGGAACTTGATAAGTCCATTACCATAATGAACAACGATGCTATCTTGCTGTTCTTCAATAGCTCCAATTTCATCTGTTGATAGTGTTAGAAGTTCACTAAATTCTGTTGGGGCACTTCCATCCATATTATAAATACGGATTTCGAAATTGTTGGTAGTTAATGGTACATAATTATCCACCCCCAACATGTGGTTGGTTCCCATGGCCAAAGGTGTAAACATATTCGTATCATCCTTTCTTGTAATTTATATAATGATATAAGATGAGAGATATTGATATAAATTATTTCTTTTATATAATACTAGATAGAATCGTTATAATTTTTATCAAATACTAATGTGTACCAGAAAGGAGTTATGTATGAAGTTACTATCATTAAGAGAAAATGCAACCACCAAAAATCAAACTTCATTGAAAGATTACATGAATTATATATTTCCGGAAGATGAAGTTCTGTGCGATGAACAGATTCCTGAAGACGTTCAGATAGACAGATGTATTAAATTCAATGTTCCGTACAGTAAAAACAGATATAGACCTGACGCACGGATAGAATCAAAATCATTGATTGTTGAATTTGAAGGTGTTCAGCATTTTCAAAATGTATCCACTATATACAAAGATGATGTGAGAGACGATTATCTTACAAGCATTGGATATAAAGTAGTCAGAATTCCATTTTATGTTCAGCTTACAATAGATATGATTAAATTCTATTTTGATGTAGACGTAGAATATGGTTGTGAAGTAAAATCAGGATTCTACTCCCTTACATCAGATCCTACAGCGTTAAATCCTAATTGTCCTGCAAGCTTCTCTATACTTGGATATCAAAAATTCCTAAATAGCTTCAGAACGTATCCTGAATCTACCAAACAAGAGATAATTGAGAGTTTACGTGATCAGCAGATAAATCATCCAGGAATATTAGTGCTACCAAATTTCTTAGCCGTAGATCAGATACTTATAGAATCTAGGTGTTTCTTAGATGAAAAACATATGTTTATGCCATTCCTTCCTCGAACAGTATTTGAACCTGACGGTTTATATGAAATTCATGAAGATGGGAGCATTGAGCATTGGACATAACTAATAGATCATATACATTTGCAAAACGATACATACAATCACACTGTAATTCAGCAGGGATGATTCAAATAGACGGAATATGGTTTGATAATCATTCAACGTCAACTACGTTAATAGACAATGATTACAAAAATATGCAATACGAAAAATATTGTAAACACAAGAGAATCATTGCAAATAAAAATAGATTCAAATATATTCAAATACTCCCATGGGATGATATATCAAAAATACAGATTAGAAAACCTAGCATTCAAGTATCTGCACATGATTGCGAAATCTACAAACTAAATCCATCTGTAGGAAGACGGTTCGTTGAAAAATACGATGTATATGGAAATTATAGAGGACAAGTTCTATTCCTAGGACTTGTCCTTAAAGGAGAGCTTGTACAAATGATGTCATTCAAAAAAGCTTCTTCTAGATCAAAATATGATGTTCAGATTGCAAGTATGTGCACTAAGAGAGATTATCAGATTTATGGAGGATTTGTCAAGCTATTCAGGTTTGCAACAGAGTGCTATGAACTCTACAATATTGTTGCATACAATGATCTTTCTAAATTCTCAGGTGAAATATTTGAATATATGAATATGAAATTAGACCACATCAACCCTCCACAGCTAATATGGTATAATGAGGCTACAGGTAAGCATATAGCAGATTCTACAAAGTATCTGTATCATAAAACAAAAGAAGATATGATCAATGAATCATATCTTCCTATCTATACTTGTGGTTCTTCTGTGTATGTGTATGGTTGAGTAGATGTGGTAGTATATTATTCATCGTTCAACTGTGCTGTACGAGCTTTTATTATGGTTAGAGATTCACGAAAATCAAAACCAGATACATGTGTCCCGTCATTGACATTGTCTAACCAATTCATATATTCTTTCATTACTTCATCGCAAATATCATATGAATCTTGTATAACATCGAACTTTTCGCCGCTTGTAGTTCTTATCACGATAGTGCAACGCATGTTAGTTGTATGAATTGACTGTACGCTTACAATTTGAGACAACTGTATCACATATCTATTACCTACTATTGATTTGAAAGTTACGTATGCCATATATGATTCCATCAATCCTATCCCTTTCTACTATTCTGCAAGTTTAGGTGTAAGTTTCAATTGTAGTTCTTGGCACCTCTTCTGAGCTTCTTCATAGCTTGAAAATAAGATATTACCGAAGGCAACACCTTCATAACAAGAATAAGATGATCCATCGTCTTCTTCTAGCCAGATATCTATACCATCCTGGTTGATCTCAATGTGATCTACCTTGAGCTGACTTTGTATTACTCCTTCCGAATCATCTACTACATAACAAATATCTCCAGGACAACAAGGTATTTCTCGTATATGTCCCTTATCAGCACGTTCTTTGATCCATGCGATAACAGCTATGCTATCTGTATATGCCGAATCAATAGAATCAAGTACATCTGAGATTGAATTGAATAAATTAAACTTTTTGTCATCATCTTTATACTGATCAGCATATCCTCTAGCCAGTGACGATAATCCTGATAAATCACCCATTATCTCTATCCTCCCGCTAATCTGCTTCACGTGAAATTGGTTGAAAATTTAAAACCATACATGAATGATAATTTTGATCAAATCTACTTTCAGCTACGATTTTATCTTGAAATGATATAATATCATTCAATGTAGGCGGGTTATGCGTAAATACAGCCCCATAACTTGTAAGAGCAGTTGTAGTTTCTGACTGCACTTGACATAAGACCCAATAGTTATATCCATATTCCGTACTCATTTATCTACCTCTTGCTTTATCAACTTTCTGTGAATACTCTAACACATCTACGATTTTATCTCTCAACTCTTTAACCATAGAAGATTGGTTCAGCAGAGTTTTATCCTCTGTTACAGCATCTAATGCATAAGATAGCATTGTTGATACATCATTCAGACTCTCATACCGCTGTAACATTATCTGCTGTCTCTGGTCATCAACAAACAATTCTAAAGGTGTCATCTCAGATATCTTGTATCTAGTTCTAATTTCCTTAGGAATTGTTATTCTACCTAATTCATCTACTCGTCTTACAATACCTGTAGGTTTCATTATTTATCATTCCTTTCAAGCAACGTTGTTAAATCACATACATTATAACGATGGTGGAATACCATTTTATTTCGATCAATATCTTTTTGACTCAAATTGCATTGAAATGATCTACAAATTGCAGGCCTTACAGGATAGATGACACATTTCTGATTCGCTTCATCTCTAAATGGGCATCTCATGTCGATGAACATCTCCGCAGGTAAACTGTGCCTCATATCTTGAATATGATGTTTACGAACATACTTAATTATTTTAGATTTATCAGATTCAGATATAGGTATAAGATTAGAACAGCACCCGCCACAATTTGAACAAACTCCATTATCTGTTAAATCTTTTACACCTTTACAAGTCTCTAGATATCTCTCGATCGACAATATTTCATTCATCTTTGTCTCCTCATGTATAAATAGAGGGCTGATCATCAGCCCTCTGTACAAATGTATTAATTTACACCTGTTGACCCGAATCCTCCTCTGCTAGTTTCGTTCAGATGTTTAACCTTTTCAAAAACAAGATTAGGCTGTTTCTTCATTACACGAAACTGGCAAATACGATCATTCTTAGAGATGTGTGTATCTCGAAAAGCTATAACAGACATCATCCATTCATCTTCATCACCTGAATATGAATTATCAATAATTCCCATATGATTACCCTGTATGATTCCGAACTTCTTAAGTGTAGAAGATCTAGGTACAATATGCGCTTCATATCCATCAGGTAGGATCATACCTACACCTAATGGAATAAGTGCTTGATCTCCAGCTTTAAGATCAATGTCTATACCTGATCTCAAGTCGACCCAATCTCCGTTTTCAAGTTTCTGGATAGGTTCTATATCCCTGAAATATTTGATTTTAATTGACAAAGGATTTTCAAATGATTCCCAATTTGACATAATTACCTCCTAACTGCATCTGCTATATCCACAATTCTTGCAGATATTACACCCACCTTCAAACGATAAACGCTCTCCGCACTCTGGACAAATCGCTTCGTCATCAGGTAAAGTTTTATCCACATATTTTAACGATCCATGATCTTGAGATTGATCATTCATAGAAACTTTCAATGTAGACTGTATTTCATTATACATATCAAGTAAAGCATTCCCTACAGCCATTGGACAGCAAGATCCTTTAGACGTATCATGTTTTGTAGCTCTTCTAACAGCGTATGAAGGGCATACACCAGTAGAATCTAATTGGTCAATAATCTTATGGATAGACACACCAGATCTCGCAGATAATGATATCATACGTGAGAGTCCAACCATAAAGTTATTGCATCCGCCTGTGGAACCTTTGCTCAAGTATGTTTCTAGAAGCTCTCCTGTATCTTTGTCAAAGAATGCTTCACAATGAAGTGTTCCGCAACCTGTCATCAATTTACGTTTTCTTCCAATAGCTGTATCATCAACTTCTCGAACCTCACCACGTTTCAACTCAGCAGTGGATGATTCTGAATCATCAGATTTCGGTGTGAGGACTCCAAGACGTTTGCAATTATTTCGGAACAATGTAACACCTTTACATCCTTTAGACCATGCATACTGATACATTCCCTCAACGTCTTCAACCTTAAAATCTTCAGGCACATTTACCGTCGAGCTGATAGACGCATCGATATGTTTTTGCCAAGTCGCTTGCATATTCACTCGCTCATGATAGTCTAAATGCATTGCATCTACAAAGAAATCTGGCAAATTATCAGGATCACAATCTTTATGGACTTTGAGGTAGTCCTCTACAATCTTTGCATATACTGTGTAATACTTATCTTCTCCATAAAGCGATTCTGTTTTTCTTGTATATGAATAAGAAAATACTGGTTCAATTCCTCCTGAAATTCCTAACATTGTTGACAAAGTACCTGTAGGTGCAATAGTTAGTAGCTGTGAATTCCTTAAACCATATTTACTCACACATTGGAAAGTTTCTTCAGATGCGTTAGCTTCAAAAAATTGAGTATCTGTAACAGAATCCATATATTCAATATACGGAGAAGATTGTGCAGCAAGCTTAGCAGAAGCTAATATAGACGTATCAGCCATAATTTTTCCAATAGCGTCACAGATAGATATAGACTCAGCAGATCCATATCGTATTCCTAACTTAATAAGCATATCTGCAAGACCCATAATACCTAATCCAATTTGTCTCCACCGTGCTACACTTTCACGCTGCTCATGCAAAGGATGTAGTGGTAATCCCTCGTCCAACACATCATTTAATGCATTTACACAATCAATTACGCAACCTTCAAATCCATCATAATCAAATCTTGCAGAAGACGTAAACGGGTCTAAAACAAATTCGGAAAGATTAATAGATCCTAAGTTACAAGCACCACCCGCTGGAAGTGGCATTTCCCCACAATTATGCGCTACAACTCCAAGTAGTTCACATTGACTACCAGTAGGTCGTACTATGAAATTATGAACTCCTGGAACTATCATGTCATACACATCTGCTCGCTGAGTAACTCCATATACATTTTTAACAACATAAGATTCGTCATATCCATATTCATGATTTACATCGCATGAATATAACTTAGTAGATGGTTTTAAATCTTTTGCCATGATCCAATTTCTACCTTCTACATAAAATAAATGATCGGGAGTACAATTGATATAAGAATTATCCATAAACATAACTTTAACAAGCTGTACATTTTTGCGTGTTTTCCATACTTTTTCAGCTTTCATAGTCATCATATGCCCAGAAGAATCCATACAATATACTTCCGGTTTCTTACCTACAAGAGATTCGATAGACAGAAATTGTGTTTTGCCTTTAGAACAAACAGCTACTTGTGTATCACCTCTAAAGCATGGATTTGTACCGGCATATTTGAATCTCGGGTTATTAACCAATAGATTGTAATTAGATATTCTATCCCAGAAAAGCATTCCAGGCTCACCGTAATCCCAGTTTATCTCTGCAATAAGTCGCATCACATCACGAGCATTGACTAGTTTTTCAATGACCTCCCCTGTAGCTTCTCTAACATAGTGTAATTTGAATATTCTATCTTCTTTAACAGCTTCCATGAAATCATCTGTAACTCGTACAGAAATATTAGCTTTTGTGACTCGGTCTAAATCAGTTTTTACTTTTATGAATTCTATGATATCCGGATGATCTACTGACATTGATATCATTAATGCGCCTCTACGTCCATTTTGACCAATTAAGGCAGTTGTTAGCGAAAACAGATCCATAAACGATACAGCGCCAGAAGTTTGTTTAGCTGCATTCCTAACTTTTGCACCATTAGGAGCCAATTGTGAAATGTCAATACCACACCCGCCTCCGTAAGAATATGTGCGTGCAAGTTTTGCAGATGTTTCAAATATAGACTCAATACTGTCATCAGGTGATGTTAAAACATAGCAATTGCTATATGTAATCTTTCTCCCTTCGTTTGCTAACCCCCTATTTGCAAGTATCCTCCCTCCAAACAAAAATTTCTTTTCTTTCATAAGCTGTGCAACTCTAGGATCATTTCCGCTCACCCTACATAACCACTGTTCGAATGTTTCATCATTATACTGGTATTTCCTCTTCCAGATATCCTGACCAAGTTCATTGTCCTCACCTAACCAATCTTGTAATTCCAATATAGCTAACCTCCTTAAAATTCGTGATAAATTTAGATAAGGATCACTATACGCATAAGTATGTTCGGATATAATCTACAATACCGTAAATAAACTGAGTATTGGTTAATCGTCCGTCATTCACAGATGCACAGCTCCCGAATATTTTAATGATAGCATCATGATTTCCACTCAACATCATCTTATCGCAAGCATTACGAATACATCTTTCTACCTTAGAATATGTAGAATTGAATTCTTCAGCTACATGATTGTAAAGTTTTGTGAATGTATCAGAATCACCATTCTCAAGTATCATGCATATAGCATAACGAGCATAATGGTATCCTTTAAGAGCAGGACTAACTCCAAGTTCCTTCAGCACATCAGATACAATGATTTCATTTGATTTATACATAAATAAACCCTCCTTATGCAAATAATAACGATGCATACACAACTATGACAGTAGTAACTTTCCGGAATAAGTTACTACTGTCATAGTTGCAAAAGAAAGGAGGTAACCATAAGATGAAAAACCAACGTAATCATCAATAAGCTGCGGACCCTTACTGATGATCTATTTGTATTTAAGGTTTCGCAATATACAATCTTGAAAAATATTTCCTGAAGTCATGTTTAGAGAAAATGATTTAACACAAACAAAAGATCTAATCATTTAAGTTTCTCTTCTGTATATTCTCTAATTTCGCTTTCAGAAATATGACCAATTAATTCTAAATTGTTTAATACAGCACAATGTTCTGTATCATATGACATACCACCTTTGAGTCCTTGATCGATATATAATGTACCAGTATATACATCATACATAAAAGTAGATGAATCATATATCTGAATTGTAACATTTCTTGTACTTAATCCAGAATGATTATCATTTCTAAATATGTACATGCATACGCAAATCAAAAACAATACCGCAACGCATACTCGTAAAATGAAAACTTCGTGCTTTTTCCACATGACTTAAACCTCTCTATTTTATTTGCAGCACACCATATTCATCAACAGATATATTCACACAAGTAGGTGCAAGTAATCCTAACAGACACCATATACTGTCTAAATAGATGACTCCAGCTACAACCGCTGCAGCTGTAGCTATCCACATCACAGAATACATGATACAAACAACAATTTTCAATTTATCACTTCCTACCTTTCTGTAATTTACAATATCCATATTTACATCCTTGAACAAGTGTAACATATTGTCCTGTAATTGGATCTCGTACCATCTTTCTCGATTGATGATACTTGCACTTATGGTAACACATAATATAACGATTCAGACCATTAAATTCATATTTAATGGACTAAACTACAATCACACATAGATCAGTAGAAACCATCATTGCATCGTTATTAAATCTACATACCTTTTATTCATAATAATAAATTTAGTGAGGTAATAGATGTGGATAAACGAAAATGCGTGTGGTGTGGAAAAGAATTTACTCCTAGAAGTCCTAGACAAACATCGTGCGGTGATAAACATTATAGGCCATGTATTGACTGCGGTAAGCTTATAGAGGTTAAAGAATCTTATCAAAACTATATCAAGGCCGGTGGACGTAGATGTCCAGATTGTAGAAATAAAGCTATTAGACAAGCTCGAAAATCTAAATCATCTGAAGAGAAAAATCGCATATTAGAAAAGATGCGAGCAACATCACGTGCTAGATATGGAGTAGATAACCCTATGCAATGCTCAGAAATACAAGAACGCTCTAAACAAGGTGTAAGAAGGATATATGGAGTAGAAAATCTTTCTCAATCTCCTGAGATTCAACGACGCATACGAGAAAATAGTCGTAAAAGGTATGGAGTAGATCACTATTCTCAATCTCCTGAGATTCGAGAGCATATGATTAAAGGCATGATAGATAAATATGGAGATTCATGCCCTAATAGAGTTCCTGAGATTAGAGATAAAACTATACAAACAGTTAGAAATAGATACGGTGTAGACAATGTAGGACAGTCAGATGAAATCAAAGAACGTATGAAGAAAACTTGTCAAGAGAGGTATGGTGTAGATTATGCACTCCAGTCGGAAGAAATAAGGAATCAGATAAGGGAAACATGTAAATCAAAATATGGATGTTACGGAGCGCCTCCGAAATTGTTCCTTAAGAAGATGGAAGATGAAACATTCAGAATAAGGTACACCGAATTCATAGATGATACATCAAAATATATTGATATTCACTATGATGGACATGTATCACTCAATAAACTTGTAAAAGATTTAGAATTAGACTTCACAACTGTATATGACATAGTTGATAAACAGTGTATGTGGGATAAAGTATCTAAACAAATAAGTTCTATGGAAGTCGAAGTTATGGATTATTTGAAGTCATTAGATCCTGATATTATCATTATCACGCATGATAGAAATGTCATTCATCCGTATGAAATAGATATCTATCTGCCTGAATATCATTTAGGTATTGAATGCAATCCTACGTTTACACACAATTCTAGTTTCAAATCTTTTGGAAATACCGATCCTATCAAGTCATCTTATCATAAGATGAAAACGGATTTGTGCGAATCTAAGGGAGTTTTTCTGTTCCATATTTTTGGATATGAATGGACAAATAGAAAAGATATCATCTTATCCATGATTCGTAATATGCTCAAGAAGAATAAGAATAGAATATATGCGAGAAAATGTAGCATACGTACAGTAGATGATAAGATATGCGCTGAGTTCTTAAATCAAAATCATCGTCAGGGATATTGTAGGAGCTCAGTAAGATTAGGTCTATATTACGAAGATGAGATAGTTTCTCTCATGACATTTGGGCATACACGAATAGGTATAGGGAAGATGGTAAAAGACACTGATTCTACCTATGAATTATTGAGGTTTTGCAATAAGGTAAATATTTCAGTAGTAGGCGGTGCGTCTAAATTATTTAAGCATTTCTTATCTATAGTTGACTCAGATAAAATTGTAAGTTTTTCAGATAGATCGCATACTCAAGGTAGTTTATATAGAACTTTAGGCTTCCACGCAGTTAGTATATCAGATCCTGGGTATGTATGGGTGAATATTTATAATGATCAATGCTTAAATAGAACGCAATGTCAGAAAAATAATCTCACAAAACTCTTCAATGATGCTACAATTGACATTGAAAATAAAACTGAGAGGCAGATAATGGAAGAGCATGGATATGCAAGAGTTTACGATTCAGGAGTAATTAGATGGGAATACACATTGTAATATGAACAAAAAGATAAGGAGCTAGTCAATGTAACTAGCTCCTGTTTATTGTATTGATTTATACTCTATACTGGTCTAAGTCGACATTAGGTGGAAGTGCAATCAAGTCAACGGTTATATCATTTATCACACCGGGTACGGTAATATATATCTTACCTATTACAGAATTTGCATTCACCTGATCCAGTCCATTTATATCTGCTGACATCCTCACGTAGTAATCTACGATTGCGCCTGCATTTTTCATAGTATCAAGTGTAGGTGTAACTCCTGCATAGAAACTTGAGTAAGCCTCCTCATTATTGTACCGGAATGTGATTGCAATTCCTGCTCTGTATACGATGTCTTCAATTGCATTTACTAAGTATCTTGTACTTAGATTTGCAAGTGCTTGATATGTTGCAGGTGGTACTTCGTACAATGTAGAGTTGCCCCAAATGGTTGTTCCTAGATCTGGAATAGTTGTAAGTACATTTACTCCTACACCTTCAAGTTTCTGCCATTCATCAAGCAGTGTTTTTGGTACGTTGTAATCTGGTTTTCCGATCGTAAGATTATGCTTACGAGTTGACGGAAGTATCCAGTAGTATTGAACTGTTTGATTTAAGATCATTGCTCTGTTGATCAGCAGATGTAAGAATGATGCTGGAGCAGGTGCTTGTCTTGATGTTCCTACATATGTGTACTGTGCCCAAGGACCAAACAATGCTGAATGTGTATGGTACAGCGATGCGTTCACATCAAGATCAGCATTTGGAGGCATATATCTCGCAAGCATCTGTGCGTATCCTTCTTCTCCTTCATCTGTTGATTCATTATAAACAGCAGATCTTGGAAGACTTCTCGGAATATCAAGCAATGAGCATGCACATCTGCTGTAATATGCACAATCCATAAGTTTCAGATGAATTGGTGATATCTCGTTGAACCGAGTTGGAACGGATCCATCAATCTCTGTGACATTCATATCATCCCATCCCGGGCTGATGATAAAGTTATGATTGTAAGTTAGCTTATCCTTGAGCAAATTGTATACTTCGATGCAGTTAGTATACATCCACTCCATATAACGGATAGATTCAGCTGTCGCTGTATCTGGTGATTGACCTTGCAGCGTCTTAAGAGCTTCAAAATATTCAGCTGTATCTTCATATCCTGCATCTGTGTAACGTTTTGTTGCAAGTTCAAGAGCTTCTGTCATCATTGCATCAGCTGCTGCAGATTCAGCCTTGTCTGTACCACCTGTTAACATAATAGATTGCTCTGTGAAAGTAGCTGTTGCTGGGATGGTATCGGAAATTGCAAATGTTAAGAAATCAGATTCAATTTCATCAATATGCAAAATGCTGTCATCAGCGTCAGCTAAATCCATTACAAATGAAAGATTTTCTGCTGATGTCTTTACTCCGGTTGTGTCTACAATGTATACAATCAAATTCCAATACTTACGATTTGGAACCTTCTGAAGTACAACCATCAATGAATTTCCGAATGTACCAGGGTACTTTGCTTTGATTGTAAGTGTCTGGCCACTATTAGAAGTAAATGTACCTTGAGCCATTGTTCCAGGGCATAATCTGCAAACTAGCACATCATATCCGGATGTTAAGAGTGTCATTGCTAATTGATATGAATTATCCTTAGCAAGACGATAGTTTGATGCCGGACCTCTGTATGTAGATACAAATGACTCTAATCCATCTTGACTTGACGGAAAATGCTGCCAGGTTGTACTCTCTAACATATAATCAAGAGTAACTCCAAGTGACTCAGGATCTTGATAAGCAGGTCCCCATGAAGCTGTGATAGGCAGCGCTACAGTTGCAAATGTAGATGTACCAACGTTGTAGCTATAATTTCTGGAAATTTCATTTATAATTATATTAGCCATTAGATTTCACCTCAGCTTTCTGATCACCCGTCTTTGCAGCAGATTTAGTAGTTGTTGATTGAGCTTTTACCTCAGGTTCATCTATTCTGATCATCTTAGGATCATTAATAAATCCATTGACAGATTTAATTTCACCTGGTTTAAAAGTAACACCTCGGAACTTCTTTGTTCCATGGCTCACATTCTTATATCTCAATGTGTTCACCTCCGTGAATATTATGATTCTATCAGGTTCATTCTAATATTAGTTAAGGTTGTGTTCACAATTTCTTGAACTGATCAGGTGATAAAGCTGTTATATTGTAATCGAATGTTTTCAGATGTTTCGGAGTATATGTTATTAATCGTACTCCACGAGTTTGTAAGGGAATTGCTGTCTCATATAGCTTCCCCTCGTTGATCATTTCTACAACACCGGATCGTTTTTCAATAGAACCTTGACGATCAAATTCTATCCCGAATCTCAACTTACGTTCTCCTTCATAGGGAAGTCGTATTGTTAAAAAATACATATCAGAATACTTGAACAGCAACTCCCGTACCAATTCATCTACATCGATAGTGTTTGTACCTATGATATTCAATGAATATCCTAATTTGACAGGGATAGACTTTTCATAATAGATGTTGTTAGTCTTGTTATCAAAAACCGTTGCAACACCTTTGTGCATAGCTGTGAAGTTAGTTAAGTCCGTGTCAACTTGGTAATCACTACTTCTTACTACACATATGATAGGAAACGACATGTTATCGTCTTGAAGCTGAGCAGCAATAGAGAGATTGACATCCGGATCAATAACTTTTACATATGGATGTATTACAGAAGTATTGAAAGATTTTCTTAAATCATCTGCAATTGATTCATCGTATAACCAAAGCATACTATCTCTCTCCCTTCTGTTCTGATATGTACTGACCTCTATAATCTACATTTGGAGATAAGAATCTGTTAGATTTATTATAAGTTTTCTCAACTTCTTTTCTTGTTCTTCCGACAGCTCTTATTCCGTCATTGTATACCGGAATCACCTGAGCAACAATGTGATCTGGACACTGTATGTCTGTTGTCAATTCCGTTACTCTGAATTTTCTAGAAGGTAGATCAGCATGTTGACCAGCTATTTCAAACAAACAATCTTTCTGAAGATGTTTAAGATTGAAGCTGCAGTGTATGAGAAATGGTAGATCATCACTTTTTTCAACTACCCACCCATATCGTTTAAATGTTTTCAGCTTCGGAGCACCTTCAAAGAATATGAAAACATCTTCAGGAATAGAATATGAATCTATAACTGATTCTCCTTGTGTGTTTGTGTCCGCCATATGTGGATATTGATACTTAGCTGTAATGCCTTGAGCTCTCAGTGCTTCGTCATAATATGCACGCATTATCTTGACATCAGATTGTATTAAATTCTGTGTCATTCGTATCACCTCCTAAGGTGGTATCGGTAGAATCAAATTCTTGATCTACAGCTTGATCAGCAATGATGTCATCAATACTTGCTACCCACCCATACAACCATGACCAATTCATATTCTTTGCTCTAGATAGTCCTGTTATATCAAATGCATAACCGTTTGTGACAGCATCTTGATACTCATCCAGTGAAGGAGAATATCCTGAATTCATCCAATCTCCTAACGGATCAACTTGAAATGCAACTACATGAATCTTGCTTTCTATAACACCTAGAGGCGCTGACCAAACAGAAATAACTCTGAGCTTGTCAAACCCTAATCGATTCAACGTCAACATTAAATCAATTTGATTTCCACTAAGCTGCTCAGTAGGATCATATTGAATATAATATCCGAACTTTTCAAGTTCTGCAAGTATTTGTGCAGGAGTAAATTCATGAATATAACCTTCAGAATTCTCCGTCAGCAATGTACCCTTACCGGAAACAACGCAAGCAAATAATGTTCCGAATACTCTATGTTCTACTTTTATTCTCTGACCATTTAATCTGTGATCATTCACAAATGTCGTGACACTGATAGACAGGTCACGACTGTTATTTGATTTAGCCCCTTCAAGCTGTTTCCAATTTGAAATTCTATATCTAAGAGGCATATGAGTTTGATAAGTGTTCATCAGATACCTCCCTTTCTTTTGATATTATTTCTACGTATGAAATAAGTTCTTGCTGAAATGGTTTAAGGTCATCAAGATTTGAAGCAGGATAAGTTGCAAAGTATCTCGCAACCATATCAAGCTTCAACTTGTAATACAGCATCTTGAGCTCCTCATCTGTAATATCTGGATGCTTCTCTGCAAATATGAAGTAACGTGTAATAGCTGCACTAAATGATTTGTGAACAGTAGGTGATTCGGTAGTCAAATCTGCACATGATACTGTTTTAAAATTGGTAGAATTATACTTCTTCAGATCTGAGAAAAACATCTGACTTAGTTCAATACTAGAATGACGCACCCTCGTCACCTCCCTCAGGTTTTATATCAAGATCCCATTCATTAACTTTAGACCCTGTCTGCGGTAATACCTCTGTAAGTATCTCAGTTAAAACTCCCTTGTAGTCATCAGCGTTTTCAATTCCACAATTCTTCATAAGGTCTACAATCTGCTGTGCTTGACTGATAGCTGCATCACGCTTCTCAAATGTTATAGTAGATTGAGTTGTTACGATTTCACTCATATGAAGCTCAAACTTATCTACACATCCTGACATCCCTCGAGCAACAAAGTATTTGTTGAGAGCATCTGTCCATCCAGCTATGTATGCTGTTTTTAGCCTCTGAAGAGAATTAGCATATAGTGCAGATCTTTGAGATAGTACTGAACCAGCACCTCCAAGTCCTTCATTAGATGAGAAATTCATTGCTTCTTTTGGTACACCTAGAACAGATAATTTCTTATCCTGATAATGTTCCAGAAGTTTACAATCTTCATCTTCAGTATCTGACATATTCAAATCTGTAATTGATATTGCATCTTGACCATTGATTTTAGGAAGGTATATCAAGTTGTTAGGAGATTGAGGATTCACAAAACTATCTACGCTTCCACTGTTAGTATTGAGTGATAGCTGCTGTTCAATAGCATCTTTGATCTGCTGAAGTATACTCTGTACTTCTTCTTCTTCAGCATTTCCGCATTCAACATTGATGAATTTTACATTACGAATAAGTGACGAAAGCAGAAGAGCATCTTCTAACAGACCTAATGTCTGTGTAGGCTGTACAGCTTTTTCCATCAATGGCTGAGCAAACTTGATATCGTACTCAACCTCTTCTCCATTTTCCAATACGTCAATAGTATACTTTCCTAGAAGACCACCAAGTGAAAAATGAATACAAGACTCTTCAGGATGTAATTCTACTTCAGAAGTTCGTTCATCCGGATTGAATATGTATCCCATTGATTGACCTTCTAGAAAGATATGAATAATATCCTCCGGAGGAATCTGATATGACGGAATGATATCAAATTCAGGATCTGGAACCGTATTGTTGTCAAGTGCTACACTCTTTGTGCTAGGTTGTCGAAGATTGTCTCTATACATCCTAGTTGTAGGTATGTATAAGTTACCAATAGTCGCAAGCTCAAGTATGTGGTCACGAGCATATGAATTGATGTCCCATCGTTTGAACAGCTTATTTATGATATCTGCAACTTCTTTATGTTGATCATCAGAAGTTGCCCATATGATCTGTCCAGCTGTATTTACCGTAGTAGCATCTGTAGCGTAATATGATAATGCTGTACTTATTTGAGAATCTCTTGCAAGTGCTCTCATCGTATCTATCTGAGTTTTTATATCGGAAATAGATGAAGAAGTTCGGATATCTGATACACGATACAGAGATCCTGCTATCATACTTCTTATCCACGAAACAGGTTTAGCAGGTGCATTCAGTAGACGCTGCACCCAATGCTTTTGTCGTGCCATTTGTTATTCACCACCTAACTTTCACACATTTAGAGAAGGTTCTCAGCCAAATCTTTGTCAATTTCATAAGTCTTGAAAAAGTCATTTTCTTCAAATATCGGAAGATTGACAGATCTCGCTTTATTTACTTCTACAGAATTGATTCCATCAAGTGATGAACCAATTATCACACAATCAACATCTGAATCAAATTTAGTTACAACATCTGCAGAATATCCTTTTAATATAGAAATGATATCAGCTTGTGTACCATGACTAAACTGACCTGTTATCATTATCTTCTTATTTCTAAATATAGGAGATCCTTGGAACTTTGTTCCGGTTTCGTTGATTACAATGTTATCACAATTGAGTAGGCTCAATAATGTTTGTTTATTGAAGTCATCTGACAGCCATTGTATCAGTTGAGATATGAATCTACCTGAGAGATGAAAATCTGGAAGTATCTTATCAGGATGTTCAACATAATAATTGAACATGTTTACGTTCCCATTACAATGTTGAACAAATGATGTTATGATGTCACCTACAGGTATTGCATTCACCGGAATCAGAGATCTTAATAACTGGGATAAGCTTGTCTCCAATGTGTATGTTTTCCAAGGATTTATCTCAAATATGTCTGAAATTGTATGAATCATATCCAGCTTTACATATTCTCTATAAGCACTAAATGTCATTTCAGGCATATTATAAGAATCAATGAAATGTTTGAAATCCGAATACATGTTAGCAGGGCAATTCCTATCTCCACATCTCACAGGTCCATGCATAGGTGATATTATCTGTTTACCGCACACATCACAAGATATAGTACCACTTACAAGACTTTTTGTATCTCCAAAGCATCTAATAGGTACCCAAGATTTATCAAGTACTAGACATCTTCTTCTCTGAATATTAAGACGTACAATATCGGACCAATCAAGAGCAAGTTGACCATCAGAATGTGTACACATCCCTTTGATGTTTCCGTAATCATCGGTATATCTTTCGACTTTCTTTATAACATATTCTTGAATACCTGTCGGTACAACAGTTACATCATTTCTGGAGTACACGAAAAAGTACATTATCATATCTTTTATGAACGGATAATTAGTATTCAATGCCTGTTCAAATGCTGTCTTAGATACAGGAGTAGGTGCTAAAAATGATGGAAGCTGTTTGAACCCACACATGCTGAACCATTTCTTTGCCGAATTAGCACCGTTAAATACAGCAGCAGTACTTTTGATTGCACCTGCAAAGAAATTGAATGATTCAGGATGTTCTGTGAACTGACATGTAAGCTCCATCATGATACTTTCTGGAAGTTTTCCATCTCCAGGATACAACTTACCAGTATATAGAACACCTTTGACTCTTGTGGTACCTCCGGTGAGTAAGATCTTAACTGGAGCTACTTTCTGATTGTATAATGCATTGAACATCTCGTAAGATACCTCTGTATCAGGAGATATGTCATCCACACTATTGTACACACGTTCAAGTATTCCTTTTGCATTGTATTGAAGTGTTGTTGGAATTCCTACCGGAACTGGCATAATGAGTTGACCTGGTTTGAATGCGTCTTTAATAAACATTATCTTATCCTCCTTCTGATAAAACGTTTTTATCTTCTCCTATTAGGATAAAGATTCGGAAATAAGTTTTGTAGGTTCTGAGAGTTCCCTGTATACTTAGGCTTATTCACAGTAGCTATAGCCTTAGCTACAGATTTTCTAGGAACACCAATTCCACTATTATGTAAGATTGCGTTCCATGTTGCACGTGCAAGAGAGTCGCTCATGTCCTTTGCACCTCCGATCGGATGGTCAGGAACTAATGACATAGCATCTCTCTGCAATTTGATTAACTCATCTTGAAGTTCTTGAATGTCTAATAGATCAATTCTCTGATCCATTAATACATCTCTAAATGAATTGTATCCATCAGGCTTCCTGTCTACGGATAACTTATCAACTGTAAATCCTTGCTCCTCTAACAACTGTCCCATATACTCACTCTGGTATTGGTCTCGAGATACACGTTCTATATTAAAATGCTGACGTCTTAACCACAATATAAACGCAGTTATTTTAGAATAAGGTATCTTATCTCCTCTAGGAGCTTTAATATCTATACTAAAAACATGTGTAAACGATGGTAACGATGTTACTTTACCATCATCCCCTTTGATGTCTTTTCTTCCTGTCAAAGCTACACCGGATATACCTGTCTTATCATCATTCAATGACAAGTCGACATCAATAAACATCGGTGCATAGAATAAAGGCTTATCAATAAATTCAAGATGAAAAAATTCTTCAATGGTGTATGTATCTTTTGTACCAATTTCTAATATTTCTTGATAAAATGGATTCCTACGGTTTCCGATACATTGATCTATGATATCCTGTGTTATGAACGACAACGCTCCGGGTACCGATATACCTGCAAGGTCACGCAATGATATATCAAAATCAGCTATGAAGTTAGTTTTCATATCAATAGGAACTTCAAGTATCTGATATCCTTGATCTCGAAGTTCATCCAATGCTTCCGGAGATTCATCTGCTATAACAAAACCTTTTCGGTGCCTATCTCCAATAGCGATATAGAATCTTTCAGGGCTAAACTGGTCAGGAGGTAGAACCTCCCATTGAGGTTTATCAAATGAGATAAGATGTTTATTACCTGCAGATAACTGCTGACTGACATGATCCTCAAGAAAATCTGAATCCGTCTTCTTGGAAGATACTGCAAAAATCTTACCATATACCTCGCCCTGTTGTCTGAATGTACCTTCTACACGGGCAACAGCTGAATCATATATCTCTTTGATACGAGCCTTTGCTTTCTGTATATCTTTTACACCAGATCTGGCAAAGTTGACCTCATCAAGTACGCAACAATTATGAGCAACAATAGAATGATCCCCACATCGTATGATGAAATTATGGTGCTTACCACAATTTATGATATCGTATACAGGGATACCAAATTGATACTTTACAGTAAGTACAGATTGCACCTTTCCATCATCTTCTCCACAGGTTTCTACAAACATTCCAGATGTGATGTATTTCAACTCCATATATACACCTGATCTCATCAATATTCGATGTTCAGGTGTACCTTCAATGCACTGACCTGTATTTAAAAACAACTTGATAGTCTGTCTTACTACTTTTGTGAGCTTAACTTTGTAATCTTTCACTGGTTCCATACATTTGAGATCATAATTCCAAGAAAATACCTCAAATCCTGCATGATTCTGTTTCAGCTCTTTCAGTGTTCTCCAACCATGATCTGTAAATACTTGAGTATCGCCTGCAAGGCAGAATATCTGCTTTCCTAATGAGTGAGATACGTCTGATCCAGCTTCGATAACAATTTTACCACCTTCTGGAATGTATACAGGATCTTTCACACTCTTACTCATAATACCATGATTTTGAAACCATGGTGACATTGCAAGTGTGCTGTTGAATTCCTTAAATGCTACAGATTTAGCAAGATCAAGTGTCAAGTTGAAGAAAAGTAAGCTGAATTGCGAAATCTCCTTCTTCTGGAAAAATGCTTGTGGATCTCTCAAGCACATCATTCTGTAGAGCATATATGCTGCACATGTGATGGCAGTTGAAGTCTTTCCGATACGAGTTGCACCTGTGAATACACATTCTACATACTGATTACCTGCGTCAAATATATCATGCATAGACTTCTTCCAATACGGATATATTGCAGCGCCATTTCGGTTAGTTTGTCCTAAATAGTAATCATCGCACAAAAATGTATCAAGATCAACAGGTAGCTCTACATAATCTTGCAACCACAATGTATCGTATGTAGGTGAAGATCCAGTTTCACTAAGTTCTTGTAATATTTGAATGAGGTAATGCTTCTCGTCATCCTTACAAGTATCGAATATCTGTTGTATTCTTATAGGTAATGATTCATATTCTGATTGTTTCGTCATAAGCATCAACCTACGTTCAATTCAAGCAATACTTGCTTAGCAGAGTTACGAAGTTTCTCTCTACGAGTAGCATCTAAGGCAATAGTAGCTTTAGGTGCATTATCTTCCGATGCATCATCTACTCTTACAGATTCAATGTAAGACGTCATATCTAAGAATGGGGCTAACATCTTATTAGATTCTATCATCAACTTCTGTAATCTTTCTTGGGCATTCAGAAGAGCATTGATAGTAAGATTAGAATCTGTGTCAAGTCGATCAATCATGCTGTCCATAGATTCATACAACTTTGCTTCTAGCTTATCACACAATTCTGTGTAACGTATGATTCTAGATATCTGATGATATACTTGAAGAACAGTTACATTTTTCAATGCTGTACTTGCTAACTGTGGATTAGTATCACACGCCAATAAAGACGTGCGCATTCTTGCCACGTCTTCACGTTGTTTCGCTATTAAAGGGTCTACTGTGCCTACAGTACCCTCAACAGTTTTGAAGGCTGTATTCATAATATTCACCTTATCCTTTCAAGTCTAATAATACAACTCCTAGATTTGCAATAGAGTCTCTTGCAATCTCATCTGTGTCAGCAGATGTACTGAGTTTGTCAATAGCCTGCTTGATAAGATCACAAGCTTCTTGCTTATCAGGCGACATTGTAGTCATATCTTCTACAGGATGTTCTTCGTGTCCACGACCTTCATGACATTCTTTTCCTCTAGGATCGTGACCACCGTTATTCCCTTCATTTGTCTCAACATTGATGTTGATGTCAGATCTAACTGAACGACTTATTTTCATGCTAACGCCTCCTCAACTTCTGTTAATTTAGCATACATATGATCAGGAGAATCAATAGAATCAAGTACATCTCTGAAATCTTGAAATGCAAGCATAACCTCTTCATCATCGTTTGTGACGAATCTAGCTGACATCTCCATAAGATTTAAGTACTTTCTTACTTGATCTACATCTGGAAATCTTTTAAAAGTTTCAATTTCCAAATTAGCAAGTGTTCTTACATCTTGATAACTCCAGATATATCGTCTAAGTTGTGAATATAGATCTATGTATGCATTTTGAAGATCATTTCCGCTTACCATATCTATATCATCTCCTTATAAGCTTCTACGATAGCTCTGTCAATCAGCTCAACAGAAACTACGTTATTGTTGAGCATATAGGAAAATTCTCTTTCAAGATTTTGATCTTGTATCTTCATAACACATGACTGATACAGTTGATCAAATGATGTTGTATCATTTTCTAGATACTCTATATAAGATTGAATTGATTCTAACATTGATACACCTTCCGTATCTTATCAACAAGAGTTTTCAAATTAGAAGGTATCTCAGAATCAGATTTACTATGTTTAATATCTACATCATAGAACCATTGAAGAGCATACATTGAATCTTTCAGTTCTTCTAATGTAGGTATCTGTATTGTTTGACCTCCCGCATATTTGCAAAGCTTAAGAAGATTTTCATGCCCAACGATACTAAATAACTCAGGTAATAAAGCATATTCAGATACATCTGATAATGGCCTCATAAGCTCAAGCAAATATGCAAAATCAAGATCTTCTCTTGTATCAAGCTTCTTCTTTCTTCCCATCTTCATCCCTTTCCAAAGGTTGAATCGGTTGAGTAGAATCATATATATCAAACACGATTGCATTATCAGATCTTGCAAGCCTGCTGAATTCAAGATAAGTGTACCCTAATGCATTCATTGAATCTATAACTGGACCCATCACAGAGTTCAGATTAACAGAATCTTGATAATAGATCCAAAGCTCCTTATCTTTAACTCTTATTCTCGTAACTCCTGCAGTATCTTCTACTGCATTTAGAGATCCTTTCATTGTTTCAGTTTCAAGAGAGGCATCCTTTTCTGTACAAGATGATGCAATTACTGTTGACTGTTCTACAGAATCATCATCTGGTTCGGAATCAGATGCAGGTGCAGATTCAGGCACAGACACTTCAGATGATGTATCATCTATGTCTGAATCAGAGGATTCATCCGGTTCGTCTGTAATCATTCCTGGAATATCACCACCAGAAAACGATCCACTACCTTTAGAGAATGATGATCCTCCTCCGCTAGAAGATGAACTTGAACCTGAACCTGGTGACGACTCAGAATTTTCACCTCCGGCAGGATTCATGTTTTCACCAACTTGTGATCCTTCCTCATCTAATAGCTTCTGATACTTCGGGCTCACATAGGAATCAATCTGCTGAACAAGTTCAGCATTCAATGGGTTCATATAAGCTGAATGAATTCGATCTTTTCTGCTACTGACCTGGTACAATTTGCTTGCAAATATTGCAGAGACCATCGTCCTCCTCCTTTCCATTCATATAGATATACGGCTTATCCGGATTATCATCTTGAATTATGTATGAAATATATAAGGAGTAGACATCATCTGTTGCTGTATTTATGAATACAAATCTATAAGTATGCTGACCAACAGAAGTATCTAGCAATCTTGATTCTATTCGTATCCAAGGCTTCCTACAATGTCGTTGAATCAATTCATGATCTAGAACTTCACAAGTGTCTACACACTTGGCTTCTACAAGTTCAGAATCTCTTGCGAGATTTTCTGGAATATGTAGATACATGAAATATTCAATTTCTTTTTTATTGAATACATGTACATCATCAAATACTCTGTTATGAGGTCTCAATTCAAGCACTTGTGCAAGTGATTGATATGATATATCGTTTCTCATAAATTATCACTCATTCCAAGATATTACATATTGAGGAAGAGCTGAATCATGATGCAGATCGTCTGTGTATGATTCAACTTTATATCCTTGACCTTCTAGTTGGGTTTTCACATCATCTAGAAGTTTTGTGCCACTCCACATACAAGAATAAGCTCCTGTGTTAGCTTGAGTATTTATTTGATAAGCAACAGCTGCAAGTTGCTGATCTACAGCAGCATTATCTGCAACAGACTTTACTTCAGATGCAGATTTCAATGTATTTCGTTCGTCTACTGGTATTAGAGCCATACTACGACCTCCTTATTTCATCAGAATTATAGAAGGTTGTGTGCTAAGATTTTATGAAATCAACTAATTCAGGATGATTAATAGTTGTCCAATGCAATGATAGTATATTCCACAAGAATGCTCTATCATGAGGTTCATCCATATCACCTCTAGACCATTTCATAAGATGGCGTATTGCACTGTCAATGTATGAATGACATGGAATGCCTTTCTGCCAGTTGTATTCTCCGTACTTTTTAGCACCTTCTTCGTAATGTTTTGATACTTCTAAGAATGCATCATCTTTACTCCATCCACACGCTAATAAGAAATTTTGAACAACTTTAGATAATTGACGTTCCTGCACCTCAATACCTTCATTAAATCTTAACATGTATTCGTCTAAGTTCTCTAAGACAATCTTTTCAATATGACTTTGGATATAATCAATATCAGGCACAGAAGAAAATGACGAAAAGATCAAGATAGAAGCAGATGACAACGGTACAAGATCACATCTACCTTTACCTTCAACAATATCTCGAACAGCACCTGATTCAAATTCTCGTCTTTGACCTGAGTCCTTGATATGAGTTGAAGCTGTACCAGTACCTTGTTCAGTATTATTAGAAAACCTCATAGGTTTAACCAATACACGTTCTCCTAAATAATTAACAGGATAGCCTTCTTCATCTCTTCCTACAATTGTTGTTTGAGGATCTTGATATCTGTCATTTGATGAAGTGGAATCCAGTGTATAATTTACAGGACCACCCGTATTTGAATCACTTCTACTCAAAAATAATCACCTCCATAATAATATACAACTTATAACGATGCAACAAAAAAAGATGTTACCTCATTCGGTAACATCTTCAAATGTGTAATCTCCAAACCTACCTGTTGCTTTGAATGTATCGTAAAACTTATCGTACGGGAAGTCAAAATGTTTGGCACAAGCTGTGTAAGATTTGAATACTTCCCCGGTTTCGATACAACGGATGCGTCTGCATCTTTTGTTTCTAGGCTTAACAACGACTTCCGGCTCCGGCATCTTTGCAACTCTTTCAGGAGTTTTGACAATAGCTGTCTGACCATCTTCCGGTTCGTATGTCATCGCTTTAAGATCTGCAATGTATTCTGCAATAGAATAATGGTATTTATTAGCATTATGAAATACAACCAATTCTCGTCCAAGTGCGTCTTTGATAACTGGAAGATACTTCTTGGTATCGATCTTACGAACCTTGCCCGCTGTGTTCATCTCGTACATGGGATAATCCTGAAGAATTCTCCATTCCATTTTATCTGTTGTCATCTCGTTTACCTCCTAATGGATTACATTGTTAGTATTCTCTCATCATATAACGATTCTGTGATCAAAATGTTGTGATTTTACCATTGACAACTGTCACAACATCATATGTAGAACCTTTGCAAGCTAAGTCTAACTTGTCATAGGATACGTCATCCTTCTTGTACCTGCTAGCGACCATCTTAGCGATTCGTCTGGTTGAATACGTATCTTCAACACAAATGAACTTATCAGGCATGTTTGCTACCCATCCACCCTTTACAAGGATGTAAGAATTACCATTTGTATGTTTCTTTCGGATCACGTATCCTACCCACACATGAGATGAAAGTGTAGTTCCTACATCTTCACACTGCTCCTTGAATTCGTTGAAGTCATCAAAATTTTTGAAGTGTTTAGTAAATGGAATACCTTTTGAATTGACAAACTTCGCCATTACAGTCATCCCTAAAGTATTCATAACCTCTACATCTGATTTGTTAATTATAAGATCATTAATAAGCATAGCAGTTACCTCCTCTTGGATTATTGATATCTATAAGCTTTTCTTTATTATGTACATAGTATAGCATGAATCACACAAGTTGTCAAGTATGTGTGAAGATATTTAATCATTTCGTAATATTTGTAATCTGTATACCTAAAAAATAAATACAGGATACTCAATCACTTGAGCACCCTGCGTCTAATTCATTTATAAATTCTGTAAGATCATCCTTTACAACTGCAATGCCGAATACATGATCTTGATAACAGGTAGGATATAACAATGATAATGATGTCCCATCGTCATGCTTACCTCTTTCTTCAAGAAGCTTATCTCGTTCATCTTCTGTTATAAGAATTGCAGTTACAGTCTTTATCATATCCGTACCTCCTAGAATAATCTCTTTGATCTCTTTTCATTAGAAGGATGATATGCATACTCATTTTTAACAGCTTTCTGAGTCTCACAGATATCAACAGCTGTTCTTGCTGCATTATCATCTCTCATTTGATCAATAGTGAATCCATAATGAGCAAAGAGTTCTTCCACTTCTTTTAATGTTGCCGGATCACAAGTCCTTACAAAACTCATGTTAGATTTGACTCTAGATGATCTAGAGGCATCTGATAACGAGATTGTGCCCCATTTTCGTGTAAATACTTTGTTGTATGCAGACCGGAGACGATGACTCACCGAATCTGCAGAATAATATGGCAACTTACTCAATGCGTCCAAACTTGTCATCCCAAATAGATGAGTTTTGATATCTGGATAGTTGCTCTTCGAAATCAAGTCATAGCATTCTCTCAGATAAATATTTTTAACGGACTGATGAGAGTCGTTGGCTGGCGACAAACCACATATATTTACTCTATCAGGATAAACTTTTCCAAGTACATCCGAATGTATCGGTGTTGTATCTTCAACATCCCTATCTCTGTAATCTAACATTCTTTGTAATGTACTGAATGGTTCTCCATAGTGAAATACAGGTATGAGCTTTTCAGGACTTTTCATTTTCTTTCGCATATATAAGTAGTTCTTCCAGCTTAGATCTGAAGATGTGATATAGTCCTCTGGCTTCTTTGGAATCCCAAACTTACCTGGAAGAGTATCTACTTGAGCAACTGCATAAATATGTTCATCTATAGAATCTACATATTCAATGTATTCATCAACATCTATGTATTTAACTTTTCCTGTATAATGACTGTATGCCCCCGAATCAATGAAAAGAGACTTGACGACTCCCTCTTCTTTATATCGTATCATCTGATCTATAGATGATCTATCTAATTGAGATACTAACACATCTATTGGTTCAAACTCTGGAACCCTCTTAAGATATTCTACCATTTTGTCGGTCAAGTTGCCGCTAAAGATATACTTAGACAACGCCTAACACCTCCTATATTACTGCATGTATACATTAACGATTTTCAATACGCTCAAAATGATATCCACGACAATCACCTTTTCAACTTATCTAACGCATCCTTGAATCTGATAAATTCTTCAGCGCATCCACCGTTGTCAGGATGTGACTGAATCATTGCTATCTTCAATGCATCTTGAATAATGTCATTATTGATAGTTGTATCAGATTGTCTGATGAATGTATTATTGAGTTGATTCTTGATGTACTGATCTCGTAACAACTGCTCAAGTCCTCTAATATGATGCTTAGCGGCCTTATAATCATGCTTCAATTTCTTATAATCCTCTATAAGATGATTATAATTGTTAGCAGATATGATAGCTGCTTGTACCATAGCAATGTTGAATAACACTGAGAACCCTAATATTATGAGTAGACTAATGTGATATAACATGATTTTTCACTCAGTGTATTTGAGATCCATGCAGAACTTAGTTACAGCTGCATGTGAAGCAATCCGACCTGTTGCTATATCATCTAAACATTCAACTCCGCACCTGTGAACATGCACATTATGTGTAAGATTCATGATATATCGTATTGCAAACTTCACAGGACATTCACTATTATCCGAATAATGTGATAATTTCCACACCATGTTTGATACAGAGTCACTAAAATCAAGATGATTAAATGTATGAAAATAATCTACCTGGTCAGCTGACATCTTAGTGATTTGATCTACATCAGAAAATGTTTTAACACATCTGTTCAAAGGATGCTGCGAAAGATCAAATTCAGGATACCTGCTCTTACAATACTGTATAAGTGATTCAAACGTAGGAGGATTAACAGATACAACTGTACTTCTACTTATGATAGTATCCGGAATTCTGTATCGATTTCTACAAGTTACAATGATATAGACATTATCTGCAGGTTCCTCTAAAAATTTCAATATAGTATAAGATGCGCTTGCTACTCCAAGGTCAAGATTTTCAATACAGATTGCAGTATCTGTTGAAATGTTATAACACGAATCAATAGCATCTCGTAACTGTTGAACATTAGGAGATACTAATGTAAAATCATTAACATTGAGCATCTTTGAATATTGTGCAGCTAACGCTGTCTTACCACATCCTTCGGAACCCTCAATAAGTATGCTGTGCCTTCTTGCCTTTGCAAGCATCTCGAGCTGTTTAACAGCAGAAATTTGACAATCAAGATTCATTTATCTGCCCCTTTCTAGGAATGTATTTGAATGCTAATAAACTGAGTAAAAATACAATACTAGACTTAATATCTACAGACATTGATCTAGATTTCTTAAGCTCAGAATATGTGATATCAAACATGTTGTATACATCTGAAGGTGTCCATTTCCTGATATACTTTTGTATATCAGATTGTGCATATTTACTAGACATGCATTTATCTATCTCTACAAGTGTTTGAAGTATAGTGTAATATACGCTGTCATATCCATCATATTCATCTAGCACCTTCATACAGTAGTTGAAATTCTTAGCTGCTATGCCTTCTTTTAGAGCGGATTCCGTATATTGTTGATCATGTCCAAATAGCTTGTAGATAGAATTCACGTTCTGTCCTAACACTTCCGAAGCATCAATGCATTTGAGAGCAGCACATATGAGCTTGCTTTGATAATAGTTTGAACCGCACTCTACAGCAATATCTACTACCTTATCAGCAAGTCCGGCGAAATCTGTATGCAGATACTTCTTTATAAATTGAGGAGAAACTGTATCAATCGATACAGTATAATCTCCTAGATACTTATCAAGTTTCTGAGATGATTTAGCATTATCATATAAACATATGATAGTTCCTACAATCTTAGTACTTTCAATCTTAGAAGCTGTTTTATCATTTAAAGATGATAGAAATGATTCGTCATACCGTATAACATAAAGTGATGGTACAAGCGGTATGATGCGTTTCACTTTCATAATATCTAGAACGTCTTGTACAGAATCATATGATTCATAATGTCCGTCATAATGTTCTTTCAATCTTTCAATATATTTGAGCTTTACACCATATTCTGTTCCACAAAATACATAGAACTGTTTGGGTTTTTGTTCAAATATTTCTAATCCTACTTCTTGTATTGACCTCATAAGCTATCTACTCCCAAATACTTCTATGAACTCAGATAATGGACAGATGACAAGGTCTTTGTTGCATTTAAGTGGAGAATCAATGACTGTGCATACATCAAGACCTGCTGCAGAATTCAGCCTCTTGATTTTGCGATACGCATACAGCATATCGATGCAATCAAAATTCACATTAACTTGTCCTCGAAGCTGTCTATACACCTCAGGACAATTTTGAGAGTTTATGATAAAATATTCAAAATTCCCCGACACTCTCTTATAATCAAACATGACCCAAGTTCCTGTAATACTTTGAGAACCATTATCAACAAAGTAAGCTGGATCTTTATGTTCAGAATCTGCTTCAGCTTCAAGCTTCATCCAAGTGCTCTCTTTGAAAGAGATCTGAGATGTTTCAGATATATGAGTTTTGCATTCTCCGAGCCACTTAGGCGATTTGATATCACCTGGATGAAAGTTTCTGGCACCACTAGCAGATACTACCTGCCACCCAAGTGCATCTGCAATCAGCTTCTCCTGTTTATTAGAATATGTCTTTGTTGACATCACATCACCTCCGTATCTGAATTATTGAGATCATCCATTATGAATTTCTGTATCTTCTCATAATATTCAGGATTATCTTCAAGGTACTGATACACCCTAGCAAGACCATTTATCTTAACTGTCTTACCATCCTGCTGGAGGATCTCACCAGTTTCCGGATCTGTTAATGTAAACCAACCACCGGATTTAGAAATGATATTGTATCGTTTAATCGCAAGCTGTGCGTAATCGAACATCGGCATGATTCCCTTTGTACACATAAGAAAATATGAAGCAGATTTTCGATTATTCGGAGCACTTTTCTGCTTGTGAATCTTTGTTTTAATGATATAACCTGCAGGATCTTCTGTGCTCATCGGAAGTTCATTTCCAAGAAAATCTACAGGATTACCTTGACGAAATTCTACTCTCAACGAACAGTAGAACTTGAGAGCTTCCCCTCCAGGCGTTTTTACAACATACGGATTATCCATGTTGTCACGAACCTGATTGATTACAAGCAGTGTACATTGATATCTTGTAAGTAACGGTGTCATTTTTCTACAGAATACAGTAAGCAATCCTGCTAATGAAGCTACTGTCCGCTCTCCGTATTTCTTATCAAGCTCCGCCTGAGGTACAAGTGACGGAATAGAATCAATTACAATTAATCCAACTTCTCCAGTCTCTACCATCTCCTGAATCATCTGAAGTATCTCTTCAGCAGGTTTATCGGGTGGCTGCATGATGTATATTTCATCTGAATTGATTCCTAATACTTTTGACCATTCTTCATCAAATGAATGCTCTAGATCTAGATAGAATACTTTCTTTGGACCTTCTTCTTCTGCATCTTCAAGATCTAATGCAGCCTGTTTATTTCCCTTGGACGCAGCTAATCTCAATTCATCAAGCTTCTTGTCAAATTCCTGTTTGAAAAGATCTACAGCATTCTTGCATACATCAATGGCCGATGTCGACTTTCCTCCTCCCGGAGCTCCGAAGAACTCTGTCATCTTATTCCTAGGAATGCCACCATACAGTGACCAAACAAATTGAGGAGAACTCAATGGAATCTTAGAATCTCTAGAATGTATATCCATGATAGAGGATCCCCAATCTTTCTGTTTCTTTTTGATAATATCTTCAAATGTTGCCAAATCAGCACCTCCTATATACAATATAACGATCTACATTTGACCCTTACGTCTTAAAGTTCTCCATGTAGGTGTATCTTCCTCGACCATCTTGATTCCGGAATATTCCTCCGTCATCTTAACCATTTCGTCCATATCTACAATACCTGAGGTCCAAGCATCATATAAACTCAAACAATCTTCTACAAACTTTGGAATCCGCTGCTTAGCAGATTTCTTCCAATAATCTTTAATAAGAAGATTTGTAGGAATTACAAGCATCATCTTGAACATTTCGTCTCCAAGCCGATCAATATGACTAAGAATATTTTCTCTTGCACGCTCATAAGCTTCATCATACATCCTTTTCTCTAGGTCTTGAAGCTGAGCTGCTGTCATGTTGTAGGTCTTTGTTGTAGATTTTGATTCTTTCTGTGCTCTACGAAGTTCTGCTCTTGTCATGTTTACCATCCTTCATACTTAAAATTTCTTTTGTTAAACAAGTACCATCTGGATTATCTTCTGGATAAGGAATATTAGTAGAACAGTATTCAAAATACTCACAATACAAGCATTCTTCAATCCTTTCAATATCATTCTTCCGATCCATAAACAGGCCTCTTTCTGCTTTCATTTGGATTGTATGGAACTGCAGCAGGGTCAACAGGTGTTACAGGCATAGCAGATTCAGCTTCTTTCCTTCTGTCCCATAACTTCTTTGCACTCATTATTAACTCTTTGCTGTAAGATATTTGAGAATTGACTCTCTCAATCAATTTAGAATAAATTGAAATCATCAACTCATCTTCAATTGTATTTTCTGATACAAATTCAGATAACATAGTAGAATTCATATTGCGCACATTCTCATCATGCTTTAACTCAATCTTTTTCTCTTTGAGTTTGAGTTTAAGTACTTGAAGTGTTAGTTCTAATTGATTGAGTTTTTCAGCTACATCAAACAGCTTAAGTGGTACATCCATAAGTATGATTTCTAATACTTCATCAGAAGGGGATTTATATCCAGATTTCTTTATCATATCTGAAAGACTCTTGACCTCTGAGAATTCCTTAGAAAACATCTTATCATATACTTCATTTTGATACTTGATCACTGCATCGATATCTTTTTGATATCGAGTTTCAACGTATACAAAATTCATTATCAATCCTCCTATCTACAGTATGTATAACGATTCATACAGTATTTCAGGGCTACTAATTTCGTAGCCCTGATTACCTATTATTTCTTTACAACGGAACAAAGGTAAGTCAATGTCAACTCCTGCTGATACTGACTGAACCTCAACTCATTGTTCAATTTCACGAGCTTATTAGCAAGTATCAAGCAAATCATAAGATGAGCAGATCCATAATTCTTGATTTTAGCCTCGTAATGTCCTGGAATCATTGTTCTTGATATGTCTTGTAGAAGTATATACTTGACAACATTTATCGTAAATGCATGAAAATCCGTCATCCATTTTGCAAAGTTAACACCTGAATTGTATACAGTATCTACAATGCGAGCAATACCCGTGTTATCTTTAGATGCATATGCCTGAAGCAATTCAAAGAATTCATCATAATTTGGGAGACCTAAAGATGACATGAGTGATTCTGAAGTGATGTTCTTATCACTTGCGATAGCTTTCTCAAGCAATGTGATTGCATCTCTCATACCTCCATTAGCCATCTTTGCAATATAGCTGATAGCATCATCTGTATATGTGATGCTCTGACCCTCTTTATTTTCTTGCTCAACAATGTATTTGAGGCGGTTCTCAATACCAGCTACGGATATCTTTGATAATCGAAATTGCTGAACACGGGATAAAATTGTTTCAGGAATTTTCTCCGGATTAGTTGTAGCCATCAAGAATATTGTTTTTGCAGGAACTTCCTCGAAAGTCTTCAGAGCTGCTTGCCATGCAGCATTAGAAAATGAGTGCACTTCATCAATGATGAATATTTTCCACTTAGTTCCTACAGGATAAGATCTTGCCTGATCAATGATCACTCGCATACTATCTACACCGCTGTTAGAAGCTGCATCGATTTCAATAGGTTCCCCTTTACCTTCATTGAGAACATTTGCAAGTATCCTACAAATCGTTGTTTTTGCGCACCCCGCAGGACCTGTAAACAGAAAATTACGGACATCCATATGCGTATCTTCAATAAGACCTTTGACCATCTTTATAACAAATTTCTGCTCTACAACTTCATCCCACGTCTTAGGTCTATACTTAGCTGCAAGATTAGGCATCTAGTTTACACCTCCATCATTATCATCTGTATTCATTAACGATTCATAATGATTGACCACATATGACATTTCTTCAGGTGAAAGTAAACGAATCTCTTGAAGAAGATATTCACCACACCATGGTTGTTTATACCCGGAGATCATAACACAGTAGTCATCTTCCTTATCCGTTACGCATTGATAACAGCTAATAGTTCCAATGTCACCTAGATCATCATGACCTATAATGCTTTCAGGTGAAGGTGATTCACCTCGTCTGTTATCACTCACTCTCACAAATGTTCCAATATCATATGGAAATGTCTGTGTAAACATCTAAGTCACCTCCCAAATTGTTTGCATTTTTCATAGTATGGGCAAAAATTAGGTGTACACCATTTATCACCCACAGGCAACGGATCTGGAGCTATTCCAAATTCAGCATATTGCTGCACTTCTTTAAACATACTTCTGATTTCTTGCTGTTCGCTATCAGAAACTTTCACTTCAAAACATTTGATTCCTCCATATTGTCGATCTAGGTAAAAGAAAAATCCCCTATTCAATTCTAACAATGTGCAATAAGCTTTAAACTGATCAATATGCTCCTCTTTAGGGTCTGTCAAATCATTCCAAGCTGAATATTCTAAAGTTTTTATCTCAAATAAACAATATTCATCATCGTAACGAAGTAACCCATCTACAGCAAACCTTACTGGTGGATTTTTAAATTCGACTTGTGTTTCATACCCATTTCGTAAAGTTCTGATATCAAGACGGTCAAAAAATCGTTCACTACGAAGATATCCTACAACATCAATCCATTCAAATTGATCTGAAGATTTCAAAGCTCGTATCAACCGCTCTTGTACCATTGAATGACAAGCTGTACCGACGTCTGCTGTAAACTCTAATATTCTATCCGTAGACCTAGGCCTATCAGGTTGCGTACCTCTTAATCGAAACCAAGATCTTCGTTTACACCTTAAAGCTGATGGTGCAAATGTTTTGTGAGAGGGCTTATTAGCCCTCCCTTGTATATCCTGATCCAATTGAGTGTTGTATGCATCAAGAAGATACATAGATCCTGAAGAATTGAACTTCGCTAAATGATCTAAGTTTGCTTCTCGAAATGCCATCAGTCTTCCACCCCTGCAAGTGATGTTACAAGATCATCTGACCATACGGTGATACCTGCAACTTCTTCTCCGTTACTCAGCGGTGCAAGATTCATCTTTTCACCGTCGTACTTAGAGAGCACGCTCTTAAGAGCTTTAGCCCTGAATTTAATGTTGAACGGCATGCATGTACCTGCTACATCTACATCATAATCTACACGAGGTCCGTCGAATGAAAGTTTACCTCCACCGAAAGATACATCTATGATATCGTCTGACCCTTCTGAAAGAATATCAGCCTGTGACAAGAACTTGTTGATAACAGCAGGATTAAATGTAATATGCTCCTCCGGCTTATCAAATATTCCAAGAATGATGTCAGAATTGTAATTCCCGATAGATCCTTCTTCATCTTCGTACTCAGGTGTGAATTCTGTAATCATCTCATACCCTTCTGTATTTACAACAACGATGTAAGATCTCCCGTGTTTGTAGAGCTTTGAACCTTCTGGAAGGCTTGTCAGCAAATTCACGATTGTATCTTTAAGAAGACAAGTAACTCCTAACGTGTTCTTTGTAGAGTGTGTAAAAAGACTGTTATCATAATCTCCTACGATCACATCTCCTTGATCTCCCATCCATGCACGTGTGTAAACAGGATGTATGTAATTCATTGCAATCGCATACATCTGCTTGTCGCTAATGAACTTCCAATCATCTTTAGATACCTCTAACTGAGCATCGTCTTCAAACGGCGTAGAAGGTTTCTTGATTGCAACTTCTTCATCAACCATCTTGGCAAGTGTAAATTTCGCCTTACCAGATTTGATAGTAAGACCATCTTCTGCAAACACAAGATCAACAGTGTTAGTATCAAATGTGTTGATAAGCTGTTTGAGCTTCAGATTGTCCACGAAGATTGACGACTCCCCGTTTTCTGACCCCATACCAGAAACTGTAATCTGAGTCAGGAGCCTTTCTGCCTCGAGATTGATGATCAGCTTATTCCGTTTAGCTGTAAGATGAGCTAAACAGCTAGGCTGGTAGAATTTTGAAACATTTGCATTGACGATTCCAAGATTCAATGCATCAGAAAGTGGCTGTGTGTTTGTTTTAAATTCCATGTTCTATTTCTCCTTTTGAAATTGATAATGTACTACAACATTTATAACGATGCACGGTGCATCTGATCATAAGGTGTAACTCCATCGATAACATGTGTTTTGATCATTTCTATAAAATCTTCATCAGATTCAATTCTCCACTTAGATTTGTAATCATCAATCATGCCCTTGATTTCATCTGAGTATACACCGTCTACCCCTTTTGCAATGTCACCTCGGAATTCTTCACCAAACATTTCTTTATGTTTAGGCAGAGAATACTCGCATTCAAATAGCATGTACTGAATCCATTTGATCTCATCAGGATCTACTGTATCGAGTGATTCCGGCTGCTTGTATGGGCAAGGATATTCAAGGCCATACCAATTTGTTGTAACTTCTACATCACAATTGATAGGAAAAGGAAGGAAACTACCTGCAGATGACATCAGCTTGCTAAGAAGCTTTGCACCTTCTTCATAGTTTTCCTTAGGGAATTCACAAAGAATTTCATCATGAATCGGAACCAGTAGACGACCACCAAGTCGTTTCCAATCATCGCTCTCATATATGTTAAGTAATGCTAACTTCGTCATGTCGGCAGCCGATCCTTGGATAACACCGTTTAGACACTGCCGAGTAGCATCGTTTATCTTTGCACGGTTATTGATAACACGAATGTGTTCTTCAGCAAGTTGTTTTGTACGTTTGACTATCTGGCCAAAATATTTGTAACCTTTGAACTCTTTCAAAAGGGCATCCGTTATTCGCTTCGGTATTTCTTCTTTCTGATGAAGTGTAGTAGGATCAAGTGGATCTATATCAGGATTGACATATCCAGGCATCGGTCTGAATTCAAATTCAGGTAATTGCATATCTGGAAGATGACGTCGTCGTCCTAAAATAGTTTCTGTATATCCAAACTTTCTTGCGTGATCCTGTGCGGACAGCATTGCGTTTCTAAGTGATGGAAATCCGTTCATGATTGAATCATAGACCTTCTGTGCAGCAGTTACTTTTTCTTTATCTGACATATCTGTTCGTTTACCATACAACTGCTCTGCAATAGATGGTATAGATCTACCATAAAGTACTCCCAGAAGCACAGTCTTAGCTTCTCCTCGGCGAGCTTTACCATCAGGCTGATACTCATGAGTCTCTGGATGAAACTCAAGACAGTTCTCATAAGGTACGTTAAATCCGATAGACGCAATAGTAGCATATATATCTCTACCATGAGTAAATGCTTCAAACATTTTCTTATCCTGACTTACAAAGGCAGTCAATTTTGGCTCCTGTTGACTGTAGTCGCTAGACATCATAACATATCCAGGAGATGCTTTAAACATATGACGTATATCTGTTGCATGAGACGGAATATTCTGCAAGTTTGGATCTGCAGATGACATGCGACCCGTATCTGCACCGACCTGTCTAAATGTAGCATGTACCCTGCCATCAGAAGCAGTTATCTTAGGCATTTTATCTACAAATGTATTGATAAGAACTCCATACGACCGTACCTTCAATATTTGATTTGTGATAGGGAGATTGAGTTCGTTAAGTACTTCCTTACCTGTACCTTCTTTCTTACCATCTGTGGGAATACCCATAAGTGTATACAGCAGATACTTTACATGCAATGGAGAAGTAGGGTTAAACTCAGACCCTGACAAGAAAGGTTTCTTGACAGAAGCTGGGATTGTATATCTCTTTTCATCAATGATCTTCTGCACCATCTGTTGTAGCATTCGTAACTCATTATCACGTTCTTTATGATACTTATCCTGAAGAGCTTTTGCAATGTCTTTATCTAAATATATACCATTGCGATGTAATTGCTGACATACTCCGATCATAGGCATCTCAACCTGCCAAACTAAATCAGCTATGCGTTCAAGATGGTTAGATATACACTTTTCATTTGATTTTGTAACAAATGGAAGTTGAAACTTGAACTCATCAAATGTTATTTTAGCATCATTTGCAGCATACAGTTTAGCTATCTGAGGTTTACAATAAGGAAATAGTTGCGGAGAAAAGAAATCACTGAATTTCTTTGGATCGCCTTCACCACGAAGTACATGACGATTATAAAGTCCTTTCAAGTCGTAATGCTGCTCGCCTTCACGTATGACTCTCCACCCAATAATGACATCATAATAGCATCTAGGAACAAAATCAACCTTATAGTCCTTATAAATCATAGCCAAGTCGAAATCAGCATTTGCAAAGATCAACTTGACGTTTGAATCTGCAATACGTTGAAACTCTTCTTGTACATCTTCATATGTAAGCTGACCCTTATAAGGCTGATCGAATATCGGGACAAGATGTTTATTTGGAATGTAGCATTCTACCCCTCCTGGATAATACAGCGATGATCCTACAATAGTATCATGAATACGATCAAGCCCTGTTGTCTCAGTATCGATACCGGCATATCCCGATTCAATAAGTTTGGTGACATAATCATGAAGTTGTTCCTTAGATTCAATCAAGATAGCATCAGAATCTTTGAAGTATTCAAGCACTTGTTTTGATATTCGTTCCAATTCACTTGAAACATTTTTAGCACTGATTTTCTTAGGTGCTTGAATAGATTCTTTTGTTCGTTCAGCTACTTGATTGATCTTATCTGCTTGAGCAGAACTGAATAATCTCAAGATCAATTCACATCCTTTCTTTTAAGATACTGTTTAATAACGATTCAACACAATTTGAGGTCGACTACAACGTCTGTAGCCGACCTCATGATACCATGATGATTAAAACTTAACAGGTTCTGTCAGTTCCGGTGGAACTTCATGAACTTCATGAACTTCATCTACATAATCTTTGCTGAAGGGTAATTCTTCGTCTACAGACGGTGCAGGAATACTAGGTGTAAAGCCTTCAATCTCCGGACCTTCAGGAACATTTGCTGAAGCTGCTCTTCTGGGACTTACCTGATAGTTTGGCATGCTGTACCCGCCTGCAGGTGTCTGATTATTATAAGAATCTGCTGAGTCATTCAGCATAGAATAGAGCTCTCCTGCAGAATACTCCTTGATAACCTGTGAGTAGTAATCCGGGAAGATGATGTTGTTTTCTGCAAGAATCTGCTGATAAGTTTTGCAACCGCTCTCCGGTGAGTTAGCACCTTTAGCGACGATGGAATATGTTGTGTTGATGTCACCATAAGCACCGTTTCTTGTAATACGGAATACAACCTCTGACGGATTCGGATACTTATCGAATACATCTGTTACGAGCTGATTTTCAAATCTTACATTCCTGTCCCAGAACTCTACCTGACCGGTTGTATAATTGTAGAGAGGTATGAACAGCTTTGTCTGTACACGAATACCTTTCCCGCATGCCGGACAACCTTTTCCACAGCAGTGAACATATCCACTGTACTCTGCAGATTTGATATAATGTGCATCACAAATAAGTACATCTCTGCTGCTCCTATACAGAAACACTACATCTGCATAATCTTTGTCATTCCTAAGTGAGAAAAATCCCCCGTATTTCTCCTCATTGTATTGATCCATTGTTTTGAATGCCATGAATAATCCTCCTTGATACTCATTTTTGATATTACTTGATTCATCTATATTAACGATGCTACCTAAAGTTTAGACGCACGATTCCAAGTTACATAAGAATCCGATGATTCTATCAACCGTACCTGCCACAATAAGCAATCATATTCTAAGAGATTATCATCAATCTTAGAAGCAATATAATTAACAAGAGTCTCTGCACAGATGTAATCCGGAATGACACAGTACAGACCCTTATCAAACTGTGCAAATACACCTGTTAGTGATAAATCAATTGAGTTATCTGATCCCTCCTTATTAGAAATGAGAAATTTCTGATGTGGAAGTGCAGACACTACTGCAGATTTCAGATCTTCAAATGATATAATTACAGGTGATACCCTATCAGGTGAAGTGACGGTAACTTCTATCTTATAGTCGTGCGCATTCAAGATATACTTATCATTTCTTTTGTAGATATAAGCACACTCAAAATGTGCTCTTTGAGAAACCATTGTCTGTGACAATCTTATCACCTCCCTTGACCATATTTAATCCATCTTCTAGCATCTTTCACACATTCAGCTTTTGTATCTCCAAATGCTACAGAATTTCCAAATGGATTTCTAGCCACCCAGCTTGTGACCATGCCAATTGCGTTTGCTCTCTTATTAAAAGGATCATAATCCTGAATCTTTTCAAATGTTAAATCCGTAAATTTCAATTTCATCATTTGCACCTCCTACATATGACGTCCACGATACTCATTTTCAGCCCTAAAAGCAACATCTGTGGGAACACCTTTGTAGCAATCATTCATGAGCTCTTTGAGCTCATCATCTGATTTACTGCGGACAAAATTTGTGAGAGCTTTCTGATAAGTTGCTGCTTTCCTATCACAACTTGCCGTGTATGGAATGTTGTGTCTCTCGAACATGTGTTTAACAGATTCCGTAGCTTTGAGATCCTCAGCTAATCTAGACTTCTTAGGACCTGACGACATAAGATACTTTGCCTTAGCATATGCATACATTTTAACTTCCTCCTCTTGGATCTTTGATATTGTTTGACAGTTAAATGTTATATAAGAAGGAATCTAATCGTTGTAAAAGTAAACTTTGAATACTTCAAGTTTAGCTTTTAAGTTTTCCATAGCAGCTTCTTTTCTCTTACCTCTAAATCCTAATCTTTCTCCGTTAAGGATATTGTTTACCAATGCCGCCATATCCGGATCAGAATCAACGATCTCCCAAAACTTAGCCCTGATAGCTTTATCGGAAAGATCAAATTCAGAAGATGCATTTCCATCCTCTACCATATCGAATATATTTATTTCACCATCAGAAGTAGCACAGATATTAGAAGTTTCAAGCTCATATCTTGCCTTGTCAATCAGTCTGTCATGACTGATGCAGTATAAGCAGTTGTAAGCTACTCTGTAAATGTATCTCTCGTTGAACTTCTTTTCATTTGCTTCAAGAATTGGGACATTTTTGTTGAGGTACTGAAGAACTGTTTCTACACCTTCTTCTTCAGAAGCGTAGAAGGATTTAGTTTTGTACCAAGCTAAGATGATTTCGTTGAAATACTGAATATATAACGCGACGGTTTTATGATCTTCTGGAAGTGCAATCCATTCCTCATAAGAATATGGATTGGTATAATTGATGTGATTAATGAATAATCTTCTTGCTTCGTAAAATTCTCTACTCATAACTTATATCCTCCTGGACTATTGATATTTGTTGACCTGTGTTGATATTTATGTGTTATTTATTTTACATGTATATTGTATAACGATTTTGGTGAGAAGTCAAGCCCGATCACAAAACTTAATCATTTCGTAATAATTCATGAACCTTAGACATATCAATAAATATAGAATTATCTATATCTGTGTTATCTAAACTAACTTCTCCTCGTATTCCGTAACATCTACATTTGAAAAATTGATATGAATGATCAAATGTTTCTTCTACTTTCGTATTGTCTGAAATTACAATAGGTATGATACATACTACATCTATAGGCCTAAAATACATGAATTTAAGAACATCTCCAATTGATTCACAACAATACACAACACCATCACATCCTGGCAATATCTTCTCATCATCAAGTATACTGAGATACTTATCAAACGAAGTTCCATGGTACAATACTTTATTCATATAACATAACCTCCGAATAAACAATGACGATGCTTCATTACATACGAATCACAATCTGTTAATGATTCTCATAAGAAATCCTAGAATCATTTTACGATCTGCGTTGTTTTTAGATGAAAATAGTTTTAAAAATTTGTCACGCAACTCGCTCACAAGCATAAAAACATTTCGAATAAGTTCATTTGTAACTTCAAATTCTGGATATTGTTTATGTTTTCGATTTTGGATGATCCAAGCATCAATGCATGTTCTAACGTCTGATAAAGTTGTGCCGAATTCCCCAAATACAAGTTCGTCATATACATCACTTGAAAATTTTTTGCCCTTTGGTTTGACATCAATATCATTGATATCTGCAAACCATGTGGCCAATTCATCAATCCAGTGTTGATAATCTCTACTATTTGGATATGCACATAATTTTATGATATTTGATGTGATCTCTTCACTGAATCCTCTGATACGTCTTTCAGCTTTTGATTTTTCCATTGACATACCATATATGATAGATGGTCTAATTGTATGTTTTTTCATGATTAGATACTCCTCCTTTGTAAATTATAACGATTCTATAGTAAATTGAAAAATTATCAAGTACCATTCACATTCGTATTTAATAGTCTAGTACTGATACAAAACGAATGCAGGAGTGTATAAACCTCCTGCATTATTATTTCTAGCCCTTTGTGCAACTTATCTCATTAGATGATATTTGATCTTATCAATCTCAAATTCTATTTGAAACAATGATTATATGGTTTGCCGAATTCCTTAAAATAATATGTCTTATACTCCTCAATGCGCTTATTCAGCATATCGCACGCATCTGACCATCTGTTTCGTATAACTAATTCTACCCATTCATCTCTTGTGATCCTGGCATAAGATTTTTCTGTATCCGTAGCATTCATAGAATCAAACATCTTATAGATATGTTCATCAATCCCGAATCCGGATATTATCGTCCGAATGTCTTCAAATTCTGTCCAGGATTCTATTTTCCTATGAATATAATGGTTAAGATAAATAGCGCACTTCAGACACCTTATAACATACCAAGGTTTTCCTAAATAGAAATCATTATGATTTCTATCCTTAATGTCTAAAGCAAATGCTTTATAAAATTCGTCTCCACCCCATAATTCATGGTTCTGTGTCTTCACACAGTAGTTAAAGAGATGCACTACATCTTCATCGAGTATGCTGTATAACTTAGCATTCATAGCTTCTTTGATCGATCTTCTGTCTTCATATGATGCATAATAATCTCTATCTAAATCTACTATGAATACAGTTACAAGATTACGGAAATCATCGATGCTCTGATCATATGAAGGATCAAGATCATTGATAATTCTATATATCATATCTTCATCGTAGCGGATGAAACCTTCACCAAATAACTTCTTCACAATTTTCTCATATCTTGTCATTGTAAAATACCTCCTCTTGGATTATTGATACATGTATTTTCTTCACATATATTAACGATTTATGAATATGCCAACAATATATTGTGTGATTATTTTCTATTCATAGCAGCTACTTCTTCCGGTGTAAATGAACTAAATAGATCCTCTAGATCTTTCTTCATATCGTACTCGAACTTATCTTGTACAGATGTTTCAGATCCATTGATAATATCTTCAAATACATTCTCGATGTCTTCTACATCAACTACAGATCGCTTAGATATATAAGATATCGGAATATCATATGCATGAGATAATAACTTTCGTTTAATATAGATTAATCCTAACTTTGTTTCTCTTGACATTTTCATCTCTGTTTCCTCCTCTATATCAACTCTAATGAATTGAACTCTTTTTCTGAAAGATCATTGATATCTTTGCCTTCAGGAATTCCTTCAAATTGCCAAACAAGTGCAACGGATTTCAATGCTTTTTTCAATCTACGTGTTGCGCGTTCTCCTGCTTCATCAGGATCAAATCCAAGTATGAACTCTCTTACACCTAGTCTCTTAAGCTGTTCAATTTGATATGGCGTACCAGTCCCTAGAAGCGCTACAGCAGGTTTTCCATATCTCACAGAGGTCAATGCATTGAAACAACTTTCTACTATAACAACCGACTGACAACCTCTTGGAAGTTCGTAGATTCCATATACTGGTTTCTGTATATCATTCGGTATATAGAATCGCTTTATGGAAATAGCTCTTCTTACTATAAATAACGATCTACCCTTAATATCTCTCACAGGAAATGTGATACAAGGAATTTCTTTTTTACCACCCTTCGGAATATAGTGCATATCTACGCCTACATCATATCTTTCTATGATGTCATCGGTAAGTTTTCTGTCGTACATGTAGGGTACCGTAAATCTGTATTTAGCAAGTTCTTCTTCGTTGATGTATTCAACTTGATTCTTATTCATACTATGTATAGAATGTATAGCGAACTTAGCTTCTAGCGATTTACTCAACTGTTCTGAAAATAGTTTGCCAGATTCAGTGTTTATTCGTGATCCAATCTGTTCTTCTATGTACTTGCGAACAGCTTCCGGCACAACTCTCTCACTTAACAACTTTGGAATCCACTGTTGCAATGACCCAGATGTATGACATGTAAAGCAGTTGTAAAATCCTTCAGGATAGAGCTGACCATTACGATACTGATCATGAAGAAGTACTCCTGCAGAGGGTCTCCTCTCTTGACCATTGCTATGAAATGGGCAGTACACGCTGTAATAATCTCCCGTGATTTTATTGAGCCGAATGAGTCCTTGTGAACCCATATATTCAAGTAATCTTACAACATCCATTAAAATTGAACACCTACCTCAAAATCATCGTCATCAATTAGAGCGTCATCTTCGTCTACATGTACCTTTGTTGTCATCACAATAGGTGTACCTACAGGATTTGGACTGATTGATTGAGCTACAGAGTCATTAAGATCATTTTCAACTAGATGAAGTTCCCCTGTATTTGGATCCCAGGAATAAGACAACACAGGTTTTTGATTTGAAGCATTTCTAGACTTCTCTAATCGGATATCTAGTCTTCTCTCTTTATAGTTCTGTCTCAATGTAAATACCTGTGTAGCAATTCTACCCGGATGGTCTGATCCTTCTAATTCATACATTGAAGGGAATGGATCTACTCCATCCTCTGATTGATTATTTTTAGTAGCCCTGTTGGCCTGCATAGCTACTACTACTGCACATCCTAGATCTTTTGACATTCTAAATAACGAGTTACAGATATTTCTATACTGTTCATGAGTTGCAGATGCATGTTTCTCATCTTCAAGATACGATATACCATCTACAATAAGAAGTTTGATTTTATTACGATACACAAAGTTTCGTAGTTTAGAGACTGTTACAGCTCCATCGGATACATCTTTGTCTTCCAGGATAAATGCAGGCGTATCTTCTTTCTGCAACTCAGTAATGTAATTCAGATACTCTTCAGAATATTGACCTCGGAATAGTTCAGAGTTACGAAATTTTCCTTCACCTCTCCAAGTATCAAATCGAGTAGCCAGGATAGATGCTTGCATCTCGGGAGAATAATATAGAACAGGAAATCCATGTCTTTGAGCAGATTCCATTATCTTTGCGCAGACCCAAGATTTACCTACGTTGCTTCGTGCAGCAATGACAACAAGTTCTTCTACGGTAGAGAATCCTCCATACATGAGTTTATCTACTTCAGCAAATCCGGTAGGTATTCGAGCTCGCTTACTGAACTCTACAATCTCATCAATTCGTTCTTGTGCTCCGTGAACGATATCTGTGCTTGACATAACATCAAGCTTATCTATTCGGAATACTTGTTCACGAATATATCCCCATACAGTTTCAATCTGTGTTTCATCCGCATCTTTAATACGATTGACAGTTTCAACAAGTATGATACGCTCCTTATTGAGAACCATCTGATTCTTCAGATATTCAAAAGGTTCATCTACATCTAGAAGAGTCTCAATATCTTGAAACTCATTCATAAATGTGAAGACATCTGGAACCTTTCCATAATTTGTATTATGATTGAATATGAATTGTATGTGACGCTTAAATACCGAATAGTAAGTATCATCAAATGACAGAAGCTGCTCGCGTTCTTCCGCATCATCTGTAAGAAGTATTCTAGATATTACTTGTAGTTCAATTGATTCTATCATTCACCAGCACCTCCTTCAATTGATTTTTAAGAGGTACTAGAAATAGACCTTTACCACTTAATTGTGAAATATCTTTTAATACAATAACTGTATATTTGTTTTCCATCTTCCTTGATTCAATCAAGTTTAGAATCGTTTGACTCTCAAAGTCGTTGAAGATGCAGTAATCCAATCCGGATATAACAAGTATTTCAACGTTGTTAATATTGTTCTGAAGCCTTTGAAGCTTGTCAGATACTCCTTGAGACCAGCTGTCTTTTATTTGCTGAACATAAGTAGAATAGCTTACATGAACAACATGTGGTCCCATTTTAGCCTTTATGTATCGACATATACAGGTATATACGATCTCCCTGACCTTATTTGAAATGTCCTTGCTCTGTATGCAAATAACTCCGTCACTATTGACGATTGTATTCCAATCTCGAATGAGATCCTCTTGTTTATACTTAAGTTCAATCCCTGAGATATTGCATCGTTCATACATGACATCATAGTTATCATCAATACCGCAGCTGTAATCACACCAATCTCGTGTACAGCTTTCTATGAACTTGCAATCGCGTTTCTCGTCGCATTTTGGATATTCGATAGGAAACTCAGGATACATATGCTTAGTAAGAGGATTTCTAGTTCTCCAAAACTTCACACGATTCTGCACACACTGTCTTGCAATGTCAATAGAATCTTCATATCCTAATTCACGATACTCCTCAGGTGTCATGAACAATGTTGTGAATGAATCACAAGAGCCTTCTAAAGGATATTTATGCTTCACAGTATTATGATCACGTTCAAGTAAGTACCTTCTAACGCTATACTCCCAGAAGAATAAGACATTATTCGGCAAGTTTCTAACATCTTCAACTTTTTCATAAGCTTGCTGAGATGTGAGCAATTCTCCATCTATCTCCACATACTTATTGAAAACAACCCGCTTACCATCTACTCTTCTAAACATGTACGCGAAAATAGGATACCTTATTAGATTATCTATCACCTGTTCTTCAGTAAATCCTGATATCTTAGGTATGTATCCTAATTTGTCATGATAGTTGAACCCTTCATACTTCTCATACATTTCAGGTCTCCTAGGACGTATGAAATGATCCGGAAATAGTTTTAACAAATCTGAGTCTGTCATTTCATCTACTTCGGTTGTTATTGTAATTTCTGATTGCTTAGAAGGAATTTCAGGCAATGTTTTGTAGATCATCATGCTTCTACCTGCTAGATCTTTAGCAGGTCTCCAGAGGTTTTTGATATCTCGTATGGGAAATACTCGGAATGATAACGATATGTCAGCTCTAGTTGAGTTGTGTTGAACAAATTCATTCTCGTTTAATGTATCACTGAATTGTACCGTAGATAAATCACGATCCGTAGAATCACTTGAATCTTTTCTATTGATTTCAGATGTATCTTGAGATACATGCTGTGCATCTTCGACTTCTCTACCTTCAATGACTAATGTATCTGAATGATCTGTGACATCTCTAGATTCAAGTACCTTCCAGTCAAATGTATCAACAGTTGCGTAAGCATTTCCTAATGTAGATTTCATTTCATCTTCATCATAATCAGATTCTTGAAGTAATTTGATGTCATTAGGTAACGAATCCCCTTTAAGTATACTTGTTACTAATGAATTCAAGGTGTCGATAGCTTTTACTTGATTCTTGAACCGCCATGCACCTTGAAATTGCAACACTGCTTGAACATATTTTGGACACATTGACTGTATTTCAGCTAAATGTATCTTAATAGCTCTATTAGATGAAATATCGCTATAGAATTCTTCACAAGCTGTTATGTAATATTTTGCCAACTGTAACACCCTCCTTAGGCAAAACAAATTTCTGTATCTAACATGTTATAACGATCTTCATCTGATATGATAGTTGATTCAAGAGTACAGTACTTTCTGCATAATGCAGTAAATGTAGATTCACCTGAAACTATACCAGCACTCCCCGCATCTACAATTGACTCATTATTAAAAAATTCATCCGAAAATATATCTCCAAGGTCATCAAAATGTTTCCTACTAATATAACAATTAGCAAATTTAGAATATGATTTACTGATGAACCTGAGTCCCTCTGACAAGAACGTAGCTAATGTTACCCACTTATAGTTATCTTTAGATGCTGTAGCATCTGACTCAATCCATTCCTGAGTATAGTATATTTTACCAACTGGGAAAGGATACATGTAAGTGTTATTAGATTCTGAAAGATTGTCACACCAAGTCCTAAATTCTTCTACAAATTTCTTGAGCTGATGCTCCCCTTGCACCCAATAGTATGCATAAGCTCCAATGACCTGTTCAGCATATTTGAATATAAGATCTGCATTGAATCCATATTTTGGATAGCAATCAGGTTTAAATCTATGATCAAACCAATAGCTGATCAATTCCGCACATTCTACAGGCTCGTGATAATCACAATTCTGACGCATCTCTTCTGGAAATTTAGAAAGAAGCTCATGATTCTGCCTCATGAGCTTCCGAATAGATTTATCTTTCTTCTTGTTCTCAGACTTAGTAGCATTCTCAGGAAGGTTCAAATACGGTTTTGTAGACGCATCTGTAGCATTCTTTGGATCATAAGGATCAGGAACTACAGCAGATTTTACGCTTTCAGCTACATCTGAAATAACAGATACAGATTTCTGAAGTAACTGACCTAATTTATCAAGTACCTCATCAACTTTCTTATCAAGGCCTTCAACTCTACCCTTCAATTCGTTGAATTCTTCTTTAGTAACGTACCGCTTATCCATTTCCTCGTAATCAATCATGGAATGTCTTGATCTACCGGACCCACCTCGTGTATTATCATCTTTATGCTCCTCTAAAAACTTTTCCATAATCTCTACCGATTTCTTGAGGTTTTCAAGGCTATTTTCTACCCTATCTTTAGTACTCTGGTACATTGTGCCTTCTACGTGTTTCAAATCTTCTGCATACTTAAGTACTCTTGCAGATGCTGTTTCCATACCACCATAATTCATGAAAAACATACTATGTAACTCCTTCCTGAGATAAAATAAAAAGCCGATGAGCTTGCCCTTATCATTTCTTTTATGTTACCTAGATATAGGACTCTCGCCTTTCCTATGTCGGATAGGACGCTAGGTCCTATACCTTACTAGATAACATAAAACAGATGACAAGGGCGAGAGACTCATCGGCTTTATGCGTCAGAACATATTCAATTGTACTCACCTTCTAGTTGATCATCTAGAAGAATCAAATATGTGCGAGTCAACTGTTGATAGACGATAAATGTTCACGTTCATCAATTCCTTCCGCCTACTCAAGACGTTGTGAAAAAGATTACTTGATACTTATTTACCTATCTATCGTTGACTACATCAGTAATTATAGCATCGCTATCACGAGAAGTCAAGTGGTTTTTATAAATTTTTCAAAATATTTTTATCCGCTTGAAATCAAGTATGCTATCACCTACTGACATTTTAAATTTTGGTCTGTCATATAACATAACGATTGGAAACGTGGTATGAATAGTATTCTGCAACTATCATACCATAGAAGACGATAGTTCTACTGCCAGAGTATACTAGTTATCAAGTATCTAAGAATCTTAGTGGTTACCGTCTAGGTATCGACTCATCTCTGAGCCTTTGAGTAGGACTATCAATTCAGAGAAATCAGATTGCAGATACGCCCACCCTTGTGGTGGGCTATTTTAGAGGTGCGAACCTTTAGGTGAGCTTATTGATTGAATTTTTAAGTGGTGCGAACTATTCTCGTAAGAGTATTAATTATTTTTCTTACTAGAAAAATAATTTACTTTGTAATCTATGATTACTCTTTATTTGTGTATCTATGATACACTATACGCGCGCACGCGTACGAGCGCAACCATTCAACTCACCAAATTTTAAGAATTTAGTTATCAATTTTTGAAATTTGATATTTCTGATTATCTGAGATTCTTAAACCTGCTACATACCATTGATCAGGTAATCAGCTAAGATAAGGTAAAATGAATTGATTAAATAATAAGATATTTTGAAATTGTATGAATATTAAAACATACATCATTTCTAAAATTGAATATCAAATTCTATGTGTATTTATATCATACTGAAATCTTACAAATTGTTATCTGAGTCGTGAATATGAAACGCTTACCCGACAGTGAAAAACTATACCATAATCTTTTATAAAAGTTTTAACCAACTATCTATAAATTTGTTCTTGATCATTATATAATATAATTATATTAGATGACCGATTGATGTAATATGTGTGATTTTTTGACTGGAGGCTGCTTGTATAATGAATAATGA